TCCAGGAAGGTGCTCGCGCTGTCGACCAGACGCAGACTCCTGAGTTCAAGAACTTCTTTGGAGACTGGGAGGCCGATCCGGCGAATGCATCGAAGGTGGTCGACGAACAGGGGCGACCACGGGCGGTGCATCACGGCGGAATGGGGGACTTCGACGTATTTACGGACACTACCGACATCGGCTTTCACTTCGGTACGGCAAAGGCCGCAAGTAACTTTGCAGGTGACCAGGGCAGCGTCATGCCCGTGTACCTCAACATACGCAATCCGGCAGAGCTTCCGGACCTAGGTGGGTGGAATGCTCGTGCCGTACTGCTGCATGCCGCTAAGCGATACCCTCGGCACGCCGCCGAGTTTCGAAGAATTGCTGAGACAGTTCCTAAGTACGAGGGGTACAACCAAGAGTTCCAAGAACTGGCTGTACACACCCTTCAAGAAGCTGGCTTTGATGGAGTCGTCTACATCAACAAGGTCGAAGGTGAAGACAAGGGCAGCATCTCTTATGCTGTGTTTGAGTCCACCCAGGTCAAGTCTGCAACGGGCAACGTCGGCACCTTTGACCCCAAGAGCGGCAGCATCCTCAAGCAGCCGCCTACGCCGCAGGGCCTACCTAAGGGTGCCGTAGAGTTCCTTGAGGACAGTCGCGCGGTCATCACGCTGTTCCAGAAGGCAGACGTGTCGACGCTGGTGCACGAGCTCAGTCACATCATGCGTCGGGATCTCGACGAGATGGACAACAAGATCGTAGCCACGTGGGCCAAGTCTGAGCTCAACAAGCACGCCGCCCTGGGCGAGAAGGCTACGCCAGCCATGAAGGCTCTGTTGAAGCATCTGCCCGATGAGCCCGACGAGGTCAAGAAGCTCCTTGACGCTGTCGAGTTGGACCACGCATCAGGGCGCTACGTCGTAAAGGAAGGCGCAGATGTCAACGCTACGGCAGCGCGTAAGGCCGCCGATGCCATGGAAGAGGTCTTTGCGCGCGGCTTCGAGCGCTACGTCCGCGAAGGATGGGCTCCCAACGCCATCATCGCAGGCGTCTTCCGCAAGCTCAAGCAGTGGATGACGCAGGTCTACGAGGCTGTCAAGGGTTCTCCCATCGAGATCGACATCTCCCCAGAGGTTCGCGACGTCATGGACCGCATGATACACGGACCTCGGCGACAGCGGACTGAGGAGATTCCTACCGGACTGCACGGTCCTGCCACCCAGTTCAAGGAAGTGCTACCTATTACCCCCGGTATGAAGGGTAGGCAGCGGTCTATCGTGGATAGTATGTGGCAGAGACTCGAGCACGAGGTGAAGCCCGGAAAGGCTGCCCACCCATGGCTGCAGGGCGCAGCCAAGGCCACGCTCTTCACCTACATTGGCGACGACGCCATGCGCGACCTTCGCTTCCTCGGCCCAGACTACCGACGCGAGGTTCTTCGAGGAGAGCGCATCGTTCATGAAGGTCTGGGCGATCTCTCCCGCCTCCTCCTTGAGGACGACGGCACGGGCTTCAAGATCGTGAGGTACCTCGGCGGAGCTAAGGACCTGACCTACGGCGGTGGACGTGCTGTCAAGACCGATGGTGTGGATTATGCCGGTAACCTGCTCTACTATCTGCGGCAGAACTTCGAAGCACTCGACCCAAGCGTACGGGCATCTATAAACGTGCTCGTAAAGCAGGCCAAGTGGAACCCCAACGTCCTGACTGATGACGAGATGACGGCTGTGCACAGAGCAATGCGTGCCTTCTTCAGTCGGAGGGCGTCGGTCGAGGAAGCCCCCAGTGGCAGTAAGACGATGGAGTACACGCCCGCGTTTGGCCTGGACGTTCTCACCGCCCTGGGCAAGGAACTCATATCTGAGGGGGACGTGGCTCCAGAACTCCAAGAACTCTTTATAGACTTCTACCGCGCCAGCGGTGCAGCCAGTGAAAGCGACGAGGTCATGACTGGTGTCGAGGCGTCTCTATACCTCTACGATGCGCTGGCTCGTTCCGCTAAATACGGAACCGGAACCATTGATACGCGTACTCGTGCTCGAGTGCTGCTTGTCGTAGGCGCTCATGGCTTGGGTATTGAGGCACGTAAGACCTGGATGGGCGCAGGCATCTACTTCCCAGAAGAACTCGCGCTTGCCTACAAGTCCCTGATCAACAGCGAAATCCCCCTCAACTCTAAGATGACTGAGGCTGCTGCAGAGACTATGCGCCAGATTGGCGTTGACGCACACCTCACTGCCGATGACCTCATCAAGATCGACGGCAAGGCTATGTACATGCCTGCGGCGGCGCGTCAGCGTCTCTATAAAGCCACCAACCGGGCGATGCAGGACCTTGATCCACTCACAAAGGGTCTTCGTGGCGAAGACGCTGCGCGAAAGGGCGCTGGACCAGCTCGGGCACTCAACAGCTACTACCTGCGCAAGAATACGCGTGGCGCAGTATTTCCTAAGCCCCAGCACATCCTTATGCAGTCCTTCGATACCTTCTGGCAGATGTCGCACATCTTCGGATGGCGTACAGGCACTGCTGCGGCTGCTCGAGTCGCGTTGATCCCCATCCTTAGCAGCCATGGCGTGTCTCAGGCACTGATGGCGCTGGAGGCGGCTGCTCGCCTCGGCGCCAAGTACAACATGATCGAGCCGAAGCGCGCTCATGTCATTGAAAACCTGCGTGCGGTCATCTCGGAGGGTGGCGACAAGGTGTCGGACGCCATCAACCAGTTCTTCTACGGCTCCATCTACAATACAAACACCAACAAACTGCTTCGCGGTGCCGACGAGCAGGTGGAAGGTACCAACCTCACCTACAGAGAGCTGCGTCAGATCATGGTCGAAGAGGGTATCTTCAGCTCGTTCGATGCCACGCTCATTGTCAAGGGCATCTCCCGCATGGGCCTCAAGCACGCCGATAACATGCTCAAGAGGTTCGGTAAGCGTGTTTACGGCGGCATAGACGAGCTCCAGCGGACTACCTCCGACTTTGCGGAGGGATTCGCTGAACGAGAGCGTGTCGGCGCTGCACTGACACTGATTGCCCAGGGTTACGACCCTCGCGTCTCCTGCCGCAGCACCGTCGTCATGGCACTGCACGACTACGGGTCAAACGCCCAACGCTGGGACAGGCACCCTGTCGTGAAGTTCTTCTTCCCGTACTGGAACTACAACAAGAACATCAACACGATGAACATCAACAGTTTCATCAACATGCGCTACTACTCTCGCATGCGTACCATCCATCGCCTCAATGACCGCATCCCAGAGGCGTTGACGATGCTGCAATACCAGTACTCTGGCGTTAGTCCCCTCGGGTTCATCCCTGAGAACATGACACCTGAGGAGAAGCAAGTCCACGACCATATCCTCGGGATGCTGCGAGACAAGTACCAGGTTGAGTACGCCGAGGGCAAGTTCTGGGATGGACTCATCCCTAACGACGCCATCGAATGGGCCAAGTCCGTACTCTTGCGTAACACAGTCCGTACGTCTGGCGGACAGCTTGTCACGGCAGGAGACCTCGGTATTGGCGGAGACATGCCGCAGGCTATCGAAGCTATGTTTGCTGCCCCTGTCGGGGGTAAGCCTCTGGACTTCACGGGCTCTTACGTCCCTGCACCTTCGGCACGACATCCGTCTGCCTACGGCATCGACCAGCCAGGCTTCCCAGTGGTACCAAGCTTCCGCGACCCGAGAGCTCGCGCCTACTTCCAGGCAATGCCAGAGGGTGATCGCTACCCCTACGTCTACATTCCTGAGGCAGGCATCATCGGCAGTACCCGACACATCTTCGGCTGGTTCATGAGCAAGTTGGTGCTGGGGACGAGTCTGGCTGAGGCTAGCTTCGACACCTTCACTGACGTCGCCTTTGAGCAGGACTCGCCGCACCAGTGGAACCCTGACATTCCTCAGTGGCGAGGCTGGGGTAACGAGTATCCGCTGGCTCTGCAGCGTTGGCACAACGCCGCACTCGAGGTCGTTGACCCGCTCAGCGCTCCGCTTTATTCCGATGCCGTGGCCCAATTCGGTGCCGAGGCCGGCTTCCCTACGCGCCTGCACCCGTGGATTGCCGAGGAGTATCAGCGCAGCTTGGGAGTCAAGTTCCTGACTACCCCAGCTGAGGCCGGTGATAACTGGGACGTGATCGCTCAGGAGATCCTCATGCCATTCGGGCACGCGACACGCGACGCCTTTGCCGGCGGTGGCGGATACCGGGGCCGCAGAGAACTCATTATGCGCGACCCTGTCGTCTACGAGGTCAGTGCCGGCCAGATGCACGGAGCCAAGGCCCACTACAACGGCGAAGTCATCCGCGCGCCTGGCTACTGGATGCCTCCCGGCATGTGGTCCATGTACTTCAACATGAGCCCACTGTCTGAGGTCAACCGGCTAATGCTGGCCATGGAGCAAGCAAAGACCTTCGCAGCGAGAGAAGGTTACAAAAACAAGCTCTTGGCGATAGCTGCCCAGCAGGGCGTCCGTGTACGCGAGACCGAGGCTCCCGCCTTCGCTGTCACTCCGACGGCCGAGCGCGAGAGCAGAGACCTCCCAAAGGGTGGCCGATGAGCGTGACCTGCCAGTGGACATGGCCTCGCCAACAGGATAAACTAATCGCGGCGCTTGACCGCTAAGGAGATTCCATGCAGGAGTTTGACGGGTATACCAGTAGCGGCTTTCACTACGATACCTTTTCAAGTAGCAACACCTTGAACGCAAGTACCTACGTGGGCTTTACCCTAGAGTATGACGTAAACAACGTCGATTGGGGGTTTATCCCTGCGCATTGCTTCATCAAGGATCTAGAGATCCAGGTCTCCAGTATTGCTAGTTCTGCTGCTGAACTAAGCGTAGCCATCTCGTACGATGCTTCAGGAGCGTACTGGCTGACTGGCCATGAGCCCTCCGGAGCTACCAACAAGATCTCTGAAAGCATCCCCATCGGCTCAGCTACTACTGGCACATGCGTGTTTGACGTGCAGAAGGATATGCACCGAGACCCGAACAGTGTGAGCGATACCAATCACGACGGTGATACTGTCAAGTATCGAGTAAAGCTCTACGTGTGGCTTAAGACTGATGCAGGCTCTTGCGATGTCGAGTCCATCAAAACAAACTGGCGAGCAGGTATCGCGGAGTAACCCATGGGCGTGCTAAGCAATGGCCAAGGGAATGTCCTAGACAATACGACCTCCGCAGCGCCCGCATCTTCTACATTTCCAGACGCCCTGTTGGACTGGTCTTCCAGTTCTGAGGCATTTGGCAGCGGCGCCGGGTCGTACACGATTGGAGGCCTGTCGGTCACCTACTCGCTCAACGGCACAGCGGGCCCCGATAGCATTGCTCTCTCCTCGGGCGTGCTGACGATCACAAGCTCGGGCGGACGCGCCTACCTCGTGATCGATCTGGGTGAGGCGCTGACCAACGAAGCCCTCTGCTGCTATGTGACCATCGAGAACTACTCTGCCCACACGAACGGCGGGGTGTTTTGGCAGATTGCCGACGACACAACGCTGGGACATGATGCGGGCCACCTTCAGACGCTCGTCGGTACCGGTGGAGTTGAAACTACGATGAGATTCAGGGAATGTACCAGCGCGAGCGGGCCCGCATTCTCCGTGAACGAGGACATCACTGTCACCGATGTGAGCACCACGTCGACTCGGATGTGTATGAGGTGGGACGGAGCATCCGGCTCGATGTCCTGGGACCAAGGGTCTTCTGCGCTACCGACTGACGGAGGCCACCTCACCAATGTGGTTGCCGAGAACTACAACGCAGGCGATGGGGCAGCGACCAGGAGCGGCCGGAAGTACCTCCATATCTGGGCACAGACCAATGTCACGCTGCGAACGTCGGCCTACAAACTGAGGGCAGCAGCATGATCTTGATCTTGCCGGACTCAATCAATATTCAGACCATCGACGTTGGCGGTGTCCTGAAAGAGGTTGCGGTAGTCACACAGTACATCGACCTCGATGATGCCAAGCGCCTCGCAAACCACCGACAGGATCGTCTTCCCAGCGACCCGTATGCTGCCGAGGCCAGGGAGATCGCCATCCCGACGATGGATGCGCTCATTGAAGCGGGGATTCTGTAATGGGCGTACTCGATAACGGTCAGGCAAATGTCATGGACAACACCTCAGCCGCAACTGAGACTACTGTATGGACTCGCGTAAACTTGTCTACTGGCACCGAAAACAACACTGGGCAGCGCGGAGGCTCTAACAGTCTTGGCTCGAGCTCTACTATTGACGTAGCAGCCGCACACGGCCGTCTTGACGCAGGTATGGATGGCTACAATGTTATGGTAGATATTGGAGCGAAGCCCTCAGGCGCCAGGCAACTATCAGTAAAGTTGGCCGTAGGTACAGCCCCCACGAGTAACGGCACTGGTGGATACACAGAGTTGCTGGCTCTATTGGGGGTAGCCGCCACACCCGCATCGAGCAACGGGTACATGCACGGATTCAACATGCAGTCAAACAACACATTGCGTACTACAACTCAGCCTAAGTTTGGGACAGGCGCAAGCAACAGCTCTGTCATTTCCGGCAACCCTCTTACGACAGTTATGACTGTCAACATCAACTCAGACGATCGGCCGGTTGATGCCATCGCTAGCGGACAAGGCGGCTCTTCGGGAGAAGGCTTCGCTACTCAAACCTCAAATACAGGAGCCGACCCGGCAGGTAACATTTTCGTCGGGGTAGGCGTAGGCATCTCCAGCGCATCTCCAGGCGCAGGTATCACCTGGACAGGAGTAACTCTTGACTACGTGTGGCTATCCTAATGCTTGAATGGATTCCTGATATTGATAGTGACATAGCTACGGCCATTATGGCCCTAGTCGGTGTAGTTTATATGCTTGTCGATCGCTGGCGTAAGCACGCTGTGGGTAAGAAAATTGAGACAGCGTGGGCTCTCATCAAAGCTTTCATCAAACGCGAGGAAGCCAGTGATGCAGAAGCGCACAGAGACCTCGAAGAACTGTCTTATAGGATGGATGCTCTCGAGAAAACTACCGCGTCTCAGGGCGCAATCCTGGAGTACCTTAAAAATCCGGTTGCCCCTTCAGCAGAAGACGGATAGGCCTGTCCCCTAGGAGGCAACACCATGACAGTCTCGGGCAGCCCCCCAATTCGCGCCGGTAGCTCAGGATCGCGCGTGCGCGCGTTGCAAAAAGCTTTGAACGCCTGGTCAGAACCACAAGAAGCCGTCCCCGACACGTTGGTCGAGGACGGTGAGTTTGGCTGGAACACGCTTATCGCGGTCTATGCCTATCAGAATTTTAGTGGTCTGACCCTGGACGGTATCGTCGGGCCTAAGACGGCAGCCAGTCTCAATGCATTCGCGGAAGACAGCCTTGTTGCTTCAGTGGATCACCCCAATGTTCGAGAGACGCTGCAGATCACAGCTCTTGGCTACCTCGGGCACCCCTACGAATGGGGCGGCAACGGGCCTGACACCTTTGACTGCTCTGGTTTCGTCCTGAAGGTACTGGACGAGCTCTCTCTAATCCCCGGATGGGGCGACGATACTGCCGCAGGCATCGCCAATAGGCTGTCAAAGGTAGACACTCCCCAGCCAATGGACTTGGTAGTCTTTGACACGGGAACTCGAGGCATCAACCACATTGGCTTTGTGCTGCCCGACGAGACTAAATACATCGGCGCCAATGGTGGGGGAAAGCACACCAAGGGCAACGACTACCATGCACATGTCAACCTCCGTGACTGGAACTATGATCCACGAGTTGTTTCCTTTCGCAGTATCCAGGGCCTCATTGACGCTACCCCAAGTAAGGAGTAACCATGCCTAAGGCAGAATTTGACGTTGAGCCCATCCTCAAGGAAGTGCGATCGTTCGTCGAGAAGCACGACCTCGACCGCTTGGCAGAGTCCCTCATCGAGGAAGGCTATTCTGAAAAGGTGGTCATCTCGACTATCAAGGGCGTCATTGAGGAGGAGTCTGCGGAAGTTGTGGGTGACCTACTGGATCGTATCCCTGTGTCTCCCGTCTCTGATGACGTCAAGGATCTGCTCTCTGCGGCTCTTGCGGATGCTTTGGGTGATCTCTTTCGCTGGACGTGGGAAGAACTCGACCCCACCGACCCGGAAGCAATCGCACGACGAGCTGCACGACGAACCATGAGAAAGGAACGCCGGGCTGCCCGTAGAGCCAAACGCCAAGCTACGCAGGCTGAGCGACAAGCTGAGCGCAAGGCTCGCCGTGAAGAGCGCCAGGCTGCGCGTCAGGCAGAGGTAGACGCCACCGACTAGTCGTCAGGCGGTTGCGGCGTCGATGGCGTCGCGGGTGATGCGATAACATCCGATACGCCCATGGTCTACCTTGGTTCCCATGAGGTAGCGCCGCTCGCTACTCCGCCCTGCTCTTGTCACGTCTCTGTACTGCAACCACCCTCGCTTCTTCCAGCGGTCTATGATCTCTGCCGGCTGGTGACCTCGGCTACGCAGCTCGTTCTTCAACGTGTCAGGAAGCATCGCGATGAACTGCCAGTCGTCCTTGTCAGACCAGGCGCCTGCCCAGCCCCGCACCGGCTGACGGTAGCGTCCCGTGTTGTTGTCCATGGGGGCCCTGCCGTAGAACGAGGGCGTGTTGCTGACGCACCATGCGTAGATCTGAGTGAGCGCTTCAAGTGGCTTATCCGCCTCGTAGGCTGCGCCAAGGGCGGCGTCTAGGGCAATCTTGATAGGGTCGTTGGCAGGTGTAGGCTTCGGCACCCCGACAGCATGCAAGATCTGCGCAGCGGTGTCGAGCAGGGCGACGTACTGCGTAGCCCGCTGACCCACCGCTGTAGCCGCGTTAGGCATGGCACCGAAGGCAGCGCATCGCTTCAGGTAGTGCGAGTGTAGGAAGGACATCCAGGCAGGGCCGTGCTCATCGTGGAGGAGAGCGCGCAGGACCTCGCGTCCGATAAAGCCATGGTTGTCAACCACCAGGGCCTTGAGCATCTTGGCGTTGTTACCGTTAGCAATGCTCTCGCCCTTGAAAGGTCGTGAACGCACGCTTAGGGTGCGGGCTCGAGCGCCTGCGTCTTGGCCAAAGTCGACCGCACTGGACTCGCCCGTGGACTGGGCCACGAGCTTCCAGGTGGGCGTCGCACGGATGCCGCCGTTGACGTTGCCTCGGCCGCGCCCTCGCCCGTTTGCGAGGTCGTAGATGACCTTGGCTACGGCGTTCTTCCACCGGGCTCGCTTTGTCTCGTCAAGGCAGAGCGGAAGGCTGTGCAGGAATCCAGCAGTCACCTCGATGGCGACGGGTGTCATCTCCCAACTGTAGAGCCCGCCATCGCGTCGGTCATCCGGGTCGGCCCAGGCGCTCACCCCAAACTGCAGCGTGGTCGTCTTGCCTGCGCTGGTCTCGCATGCGAAGTCGATGACGAAGTTGGGGGCGTCGAGGGGCTCGACAAGGACACTGGCGATGCTGGCGTACAGCGAGAGCATGACCGTGGGGTACTCAACCGCAATGACCGCAGCCTTCATCCACTCAGCTCTGTCGCCAGTGGCGTTCCACCCGCACATAATCTGAGCCATGCCCTCAGGCGGAGCGAGCTCAACGTTAGAGCAGCCCACGGTGCCCTCAGGCAGGACAAAGTCACGGTAGCCGTCGACAGTGATCCAGCCAAGGCGTGAGCAAGAGCGATTGGCAATCATGGTGCCGCCATTGACCGCTTCGTACTCCGAGAGCCACTCCACAACCTCCTTGGCGTTACCCGAGTTGATAGGTGCGCCAGCCTTGGCCAACTGGCAGATCTTGCGACTGTCTACCAACACCTCTCGCGGAATGTGACGCTTGACCCACGAGCCGGTGGGTGTCTTCCACACCACGCCCATCACGGTCGTGAACTCATGGATGTCCTGACTCAGGTCTGTGATGAAGATGGGGTTGTGGGCTACTCGACGCAGCGCGAAGTCGTCTCCTTCCTCGTCAGGTGTGCGCTTGAACACGCCTTCATGCGTGACTTCGTAGGTTACAGGTACGATGAGTCCGAGCAGCACGCCAAGCGGCGCTACCTCGGGCGGTGGCAGCATCTCCAGACACTCGCCAAGATTGACTGAATCAGCACCAGCAAAGAGTCGTTCAGCACGCGCCTCTCTTGCCACACTCTTCACACTGTCAATCGCGGATCGTAGTTGCTTAACGCGGCCCTTGCAGCCTGTGCAGGCCTCCATGAGCAAGAGCGTCGAGGCAATGTCAGACGCATTCAACAGCAAGAGCTCGCCTGTACCCGGAACAACCAGGGCTCGAGTCAGCTCGTTGAAGGTGTCTGCACGCCGTTCAGCACCAACTCCGCCCATCAATTCTTCGAGGGCGGAGTCGAGTCTGGAGAGAAAGTCAGCTTCTATGGTCTTAGTCAATCTTCCTCCAGGAAGGATAGTCTAACGCGAGGTCGGGGTCAGGGCTTGTCAGATTCCACGAGGCTACGGATGCCGTTAAGCATTACGCCTAGTTGGATGTTCTTCTGCTCCTCGGTCAGGTTGTCAATGTCGCGCCCCAGTAGGTCATGAGCCCAGAGCACCACCGCATGGATGGTGTCCTCCAGGTTCTGAATGTGGCGCGCTGTCAGCAGGTCAGGGACCGGCAGGTCAGAACGAGAGGTCATCTTTCATCTCCTTCGCAGCAATCTTACGGCGCGCTTCGTTCAACGGCATGGTCTGGATGTCAGTCTCGCCCCAGCCGAGGGTCTCAAGATAGTTCACTTCTCGAAACTTGAGTTCCAGGCAGCGGAAGATGGCGATCTCAAGGCCTTCGCGCTTCATCGCCTCTGCCACCTTGGTCATGCTGTTTCGCTTCCGTGTGCTGGCGTTTTCGCCGACCTGGAGGATCACTGCCACCTCTCGCATCTGCGACTCAGGCACCAGTGCCATAAGACTCTGCACCGACTTCAAGCTCCAGTCACCAATGCTGTAGGTCATTAGCGCCTCAGCCTGGGCAGCAGCCCGGCTGACTTCCTCAGCCTTCGCCTCGGCAGCGATGATGTTCTCGATGATCTCGTCGGGCGACCAGTCCTTCTTGGCAGGAGAGCCTACGGTGTCGCGATGCACCTTACGCAGGGCTCGTCGACCCTTGTCTTCACAGTACTTCCGCAGCTCAGCAGCGCGGTCAGAAGGTGCGTCCTTCAGATCCGGGTAATCAACATACCCAACCTCAGGCTCAGGCAAGGCTGCCGTCCTGGTGTAGCGCGCTCGCGGCGACAGGCCTCTCGAAGACAAAGAAGCTACCTGAGCTGCGTCACGAGCGGTAGGATCGTCAGGGTCTCCAAAGTACACACGGGGCTCAGCCTTGGCCTTCATCCGTGGCGCCTCGCAGCCTAGGTCAACGACGGTCCAGCCCTCGACATCGCGAGCAGGGTAGACCGTGCTCTGTAGGATAACCTGCGCCTTGGGCGGGTTCTTGGCGAAGGCCTCCATGGCGTCAGCAAGGGTCGTGGCTGACCACATGCGGTCGTGCGGGACGATGAGGGTATGCTGCTCCCCCTCATCAGTGACGGCGCTGTCAGGAGCTGCTACGGCGGCTTCAGCGCAGAGCATGATGACAGCCTGGGCACCCGAAGGATCCTTGCGGACGGGACCGCCATCAATGCTGATTCCGCGCAACAGGGTCTGGGCCCCGTAGGTCTTCTGGATGATGTGATACTTCCAACCCTGCGGCAGTCGTTCAGTCACTCTCGCTTCAAGAGCGCTAACAACCTTGGTGACGGCCGCCTGCTCCTTCTCGCGCAGGTCCTTCGACAACGTAGCCAGGTTGGCCTTCTGCTTCTCGAGTCGCTGGATCACAGCGATGCGCTGGCGGTTGCGCTTCTGCGCGTCAAGGGCACGCTGCGCTTCAAGCAACTGACCGCGCAGCCCATGCAGTGCTGTACGTGCATCGTGGACGGTACACCCAGGGTCTTCGACGGGCGTTGTGTCTACTCCCAGCGACTTGGAGAGCTCGTCGATGATGTACTGCTTGGCGTCGATGTCCTTGTCGATGCTGGCCTGGTCATCCTGAATAGTGTCGATAGCCTGTTGAGCATCCGTGAGTGCAGTCTCCGCAGCCTTGACGGCTGTCAAAGCAGAGCCCGAAGCCTGCTCAAAGGTAGCGGCCTCATCGAGAGCCCACCGGCCCGCCGCGAAGGGATTTGTGTTCCTGCAGCAGGGACAGGCCCTGCCCGGCGTGGCGTCGTGAGCCATGCCCTCAAGAAACTTACGCACAGCCATTGCTTCGACTGGAACTTCGGGTACTTGCGCCTTGCAATGCTCGAGCCATGCCTGCGCTTGAGGTACGTAGGCGCTCCACTTGGCGAGCTTGGTTGCGTTCTCCAACTTCTGGGAGTTGGCGGCAGCGATCTCTTGTTCCAACTTTGCACAGTGCTCTGCCTGCTTCTGACGAGCGTCAGAGTTCGTAGCCTCAAAGGCGATGGCCTGCTCCAGCAGAGCCTCTGCTTCCTTGTAGCGAGCGCGCAGAGCGTCGTAGTCGTCCTGTGTGTATGACGCATCCGCCTCCTCGAGTTCACCATTGCGGGCCTGGATATCGCGATTGGCCTGACGCTTGTCGGCGTCAATGCGCTTGACCACATGCTCCAGGGTCGGGGTCACGTTCTTCTCAGCGCAAGCAAGCTTGACAGCCTCCCAGATCTTGTGACCGGTCCCGTGCGAGGTCATCGGCAGCGACTTGATCACGCTCTCGTCCGAGATACCGGCCCAGCACAGCAAGGCGCGCTTGGCACTCTTGGGATCGCCCGACATCTGCTGAAGGATGTCTGACACCGGGAAGGAGAAGCTCACCTCAGCAGCGCCCGACGGGTACGGGCTCTGTACAGAGTTCTCGTAACGTAGGTCAGTACGCCGGAGCTTGCCGGAGTCAGTGACAATCTGGGCCCAGAGATGATTACCGCTGGCAGCGCTCAGGATCTTACGCCCGTCCTTTACCTCTGCAGTGATGCCCGGCGTCTCGCTGCGCATGAGAAGGTCAACGCCCACGCTGTGGCAGGCAAAGCGGATGCTCTGCACCAGCGAGCTCTTACCGGTGCCGTTGTCGCCGACTACCAGCGTCAGCGGTCCCATCTCGTACTCACGAGGGGCATCGCCCTCGAAGGTCTTCCAGTTCGTAGTGACATGTCGAATGTACGGAATACTCATTGTCCCTCCTCGTTTTGCATGCTCTTGCGGATCCACCGCATGAAGTAAACGCCTTTGTCCTCGGCAAGGAATGTAGGCGAGTTGCCGTCGCTGGCGCTAGTCTCATCCACAGGCACGCCGAAGACATAGCCATCGTCGCACTCATAGAAGAGCGTCATGTCGCGAAAGAAGGCAAACTGCACCTTACCCTTCACTCGTACCTTCAGTTCTTCCGAAGCCATTACCCCTCCTCAAAGTCCAGGAATCCCCAGCAGAAGTAGTTGGGCTGCTTGCGGCCATGTCGAGGCAGCGCCTGTCGGTACTGCGTGACCTTATGCATGGTGATGTCGCCGTCGCCAAACTCCGCGCCGTAGACGTAGCACTCGCTGCCTGTAGGCGAGCCGTCCCCGACGGGACGCTCCGTCATGGCAGCGTGGAACATCTCGGCAGTGGCTCGAGGCAGGCGGCAGTTGTCCGTCGTCGGCGCATCGGCGCTGACTGCCAGCGGCAAGATGATGCCCGTGTAGCGATACTGTCCAGTCATTATGCGGTCGGTGGCGACACTGTGCGCCCAGGCAGTCCACTGGTTGCGCCCCTCTTCGATGTACTTCTCGAAGCGGTTGTCCCAGTCCTCCTTACCAGTGACAATCTCGACCGTGAAGCCGGCCGGTGCGTACTTGGCATCGAGTGCCGCGTGCAACTGGCGGCGCCAGCGGTTCACGTCGACCTCGTCGTCCTTCTTACGGTTCGCCAGGAACCATCGTAGCGTAGTCATTCCTCTTCCTCCTCTTCCTCTGCGTCGTATTCACGCTGGATCTTCAGACCCTTGTCAATGGCGACGCCCAGGTCGTAGTCGATGGCGTCGAGGGTGATCTGCACAGGCCACGCCTCAAACCAGGCGTTCAGAGCCTCGGCCAGCGCATTCATCACGTCCGCCTTGATCGTATGCATCGTAGACATCAGACCCCCACGTGTCGCCAACGCTTGCCGTCGAACTCGACAGTGTCGCCGTGCGCAGTGAACAGGTCACCTATTGCTGGACTACGCGGCGCTCCATATTCCTCCCACGAAAGCCGGTTGGCAGCGTTGCCGAGGCCTCCTGGACACCCTTCAACATGGTCTACGCCCTCCATGGCGAAGGCGTCAGCAATGTCTCGGAAGATCTCCTCGATCTCCAGAGGGCTGAAGAGTGTGTTCGAGTGCTTCAGAAACTCCTCAACGTTGTACTCAACTGTCATAGCCAGTCGGTTGAAGTCCCTACTCATCAGTCTACGTCCTTGAAGTTCAGGCCCACCTTGGCCTCTGCCGTGTACAGGATGTCATGTCCAGGGATTCGTACTGTCATCGCTTCCTCCAGTTTCAATCGGTTGCTCTCCACCTCGTTGCACCACTCATAATCGTCGTTAAAGTACGGCAGGTTGGGCGTCAATAGTTTTCTTGTCACCGGGTGCTGCCGCCGTGGCACCACCATGCCGCCGCTCCACTCCACCTTCATCGAGTCATGGACCTGAGCCACCACGCCAGTGAAGGCCCCTCGTCCCTCGAAGGGGAAGGCCAGCCTCACCTCAGCCTCTGCCAGGCGCATGAGCGCGCTCTCTGCCGTGAGGATGGGGTTGTTGACGACCTCGTTCTTCTTGCCACCGCTGAGGACACCGCTGCGACGACGGAAGATGGGGTCCTCCATCCAGCCGCCGTTCTCATCGTAGAGCTTCAGCATCCAGCGCCAGGACGGCTCCCAGTCAGACTCGTCGCGCTCACAGAGTTGACGGTACTTGGAGATCATCGGCAGCGAGAAGTTCAGATAGGGCAGCTCGGTGACCTCGAGTCCGAACTGGTCCTTCACGACCTTGCCGTTGGCATCCCGTCGTGCGCTCTCTGTCGCCTGCATGACACGGAGAATCGTGGGGTCTTCGGCCCAGTAAGCGTAGGCGTAGCGGTAGATCTTGGAGGTCTGACGCAGCGCGTGGGCCTTGCCGCCCTTCGGCTTCCACATGAGCGAGGGGCCCTTGTCGCTCCACTCAGGGACTTTCAGGTAGACGCCATCGCTGAGCGTGTTGGCTAGGCTGCCATGTGCGTCGATGCCCTCGAGGAAGGCCTTGCGTAGCACCTTGATCATCCAGTAGTTGGCGATGATCCTCAGGTGGGCCTGGTCAAGGTCAGCGCCCAGGAGGTAGCGCCCGCTACGAGGGTCAACGGCGTACATCTTCTTGATGTCACCAAGGCCGCCCTTGCCTGACTGGTTCATCATGTTGGGCTTGCTGCACGCCAGCCTAGCTACGGCAGGTACGTGGGCGTTCCATGAACCCCGGATGCGATCGTCTTGATCAGTCCACCCCTTCTCATGCTGGTCCCGTCGCTTCGCCCGCATGACGCCAGCAGACAGGCCCTTGTTCTTGAAGCGTCGCTCGAGTCGCAGGTTCCAGATGAACGCCTTGAGCAGGTCAGAGACGTCCTTCCGCGCCAGGTGCGCCCTGAGCACGTGGTCGCCAGTCCCGGGCAGGTCGCTCTTGGTGAAGAAGTCGCGAGCCTTGAGCCCAGGAGGACAGCCAAGCTTGAGCCTGTCGTAGAGGAGTTCCCGAATCTGGCCGTAGGAGCCGGGGTTGATCGGGGGTCCGTCCTCGTTCTCCTGCTCGCCGCTGTCGAGGTCCACCCTGCCGAAGCCCAGGGCGTGCGCCTGCTCCTGAAGCTCCCTCCGCAGGAACTCGACCTTGCGCCGGTACTGCTTCTCGATCTTGGCGACGGTGGGCTGGTGGACCGGGCAGCCAAGGAGGTGCATCTCTCTGCAGAAGTGCTGCGTCTCGTGGTCGACCTCGTGCAGGTTCCAGTCGCGCCCCTCATACATGCGAGGACGCAGTTCCTCCGGCAGTGGGCGGAAGTAGCCCCGGTTATGGGCAGCGAGGTCTAGAGCAGGCTTGATGCGAGAGTTAACGACTACGTCATTGACGCAGTAGACCAGCCGCTCCATGTCAGTGACAGCGACGCTGGTGGCAGCCTTCTCGCCCTTCGACGTCGTCTCCCAGTGGTGGATGTCGGTGAGTTCTGTGCCGACAGCCTTCAAGCCCTTGGGCAACTCCGGATTCCGCGCACGCGCCGTGAAGAGAGTGTCATGAACAGGCACTGGATCTCATACAGGACAACCGCACACGACTTGCATGTACGCGTCAATGCCGATTTCTACGGTAGCTACAGCGAGCATCCACAGCCACAAGCACGGGATGCCTGCAATGACTGCTACCCAGAACGCATCAAACCTGTTTTCATTGACCCACTTCAAGGCTTTCATGGGATCTCCCGCTGCATCACGAAGTACGTGCAATGGCGAGAACTTTCATGGGTTGAGGCTACCTGCCAACCTTCCTGCCCTCGATCGATCAGGTATTCCATAGAATCAGTAAGCGAGCCGTTGTTTACCCCCATTGCAGATGACCACACAAAGAACTCATACTTCCTTGGGCTGGGCATCTTGCCACCCTTGAACTTCACATCGCAAGAGCGAAGGACGCCGACGATCTGCTCATGGGAGGTCCCAAGCTCGACGAGCTCAGACACCAGTGTGTGGAGTTCCTTGATCTTCTCTCTCGACTTCTGTTTGTCAGTCATCAATCCTCCTCGCACAGGCAGATGACGCCCGAGTTGCCCTTGGAGCTGACCTCGACTACCTGGTCAGGGTAGCAGGCGTGAACACAGGCAAGGTGCTCAGTGGTGGCGAGGCCGTAGTGCCGCTTGGGCAAGCACGACAGCAGCGAGAGGGCGAGTGTCGCCAGTAGTAAGTTCTTCATGTTGTCTCCTATGTCATCCAGACGCCGAGCCAGTCCTTCGAGACTCGAGCGTCAAAACCGATGAGGTTGTGTCCGACCCACGTGCGGCCATCGGTGTGGGCCTTTCGTAGGGTCTCCTTGATGCGCTCCTCGTTGTAAGCAGAGTAGTAGCGCCCGTACTCAGCATCGGGGTCTTCCCTTAGCCCACCAGTACCTCCTGCGCACTTCTCGACGTGGACTCCGACGGCTCTGGCAAGCGTGTCGGGCGTCTCGATGGGTAGCGCCGGGCGTCCGTCCTTCATGTCTGGGATGCAGATGGCGAAGCAACGCACGTTGAATGGGCTGAGGATGCCGTCCGTCTCGTAGTCAAGCACCCAGTACGGTGCCTCCTGTTCCAAGAAGGCGTCTAACTCTTCGGGTGTAGGCTGCAGGAGGATGCTGTCAGGCTCCAGCCACTGGAGCCGGTTGTGGAACCAGCGCAAGCCCTTGGCCAAGGCAGAGCGCCAGCGGTGCACGTTGGCCGGTGCACGGTCTACGAAGGACGGGTGGAAGGCCGGGACTACCTTGCGGTAGAGCCTGCCGTTGTCGCGCCTCAGCGGCCACCAGGGGGGCGCCAGCGCCTCCTCTGCCGGCAGGAGGTCTACCTCCAAGAGATCGCCGTTGAGGTTCTTGATGCCGCCTGTGGTCCGCGCAATGGCGCTGCTTGCCGCCTTACCCAGCGCGAAGACATGAGGATACCTTGAGGCCTCCCGTAGGAGCGCCGGTCTGCAGCACGCCGTGGGGTCGGGAATCTCCTCCTCAACCTGAGCCTTGGCAGCACGCTTGGCGGCGGCAGCCTTGACGCCAGAGGCCCTGAACTGCTGCATGATTGCAGCTGCCATAGTGTCTCGTAGCTTCTTGACCTTGGCTGTCTGACGAGCTCGTGCGCCAGAGGTAGGCCCGGGGAAGGTGCAGAGTTGTGAACTTAGCAGGGCGATGTGCGACCGCTTCAAGCCCAACGGCGCCAGGGCATCGTTCTGCCAGCGACCTCCTGCACCCTGGGCGTTGGCGAAGGGGAACCCTCGCTCTACCTCCTTGAGCCCCGGCATGTCGCCTACTGCCGCCACCGTAGTGTGCTGGTGCTGGTTGGGTACCGGCGTCCACTCCATTGACTTGTCGCGCAGGCACCCCTTGGGCCCGAGCGGACAGATGTCACAGCGAGCACCTAGGAGTCGCGGGTCGAAGTCATGAGGGGTGGTCATGCTTAATCGTGACCTGGATAATGCCCATCGCAGACAGCGGAGACAAAGCCATCGCAGTACACAGGCCCGCCATGAACATAAGCCCAGCTGTCGCTACCTTATTCGAAAGCATCAGTGCGAATACTTCAGCCATTATGCCTCCTTCTCGATGTCAGAAATCGAGGTCTTGACGATGAGGTTGCCGTTCTGGATGAACGAGAACCACGTAGAGAACAACAGCGACGCCTGGTTCAGGCCGCAAGTGTAGTCCTCCTCCGGCGGAAGGACACTCATCGCCATCGCCTCGAGGTCGAGGTTGGTGCGAATGACCAGCGTGCCCCTCGTCTCCCCTCGCGGGGCGTAGGCGTTTAGCGGCCGGTCAGGGTCGAGGTGCATCTCCAGCACTACCAGCACCGGAGACGGCGAATACGGAATGTCCTCTACTTCCGGGTGGTCGATAAGCAGTCCGCTTAGCTCAAGCATCGGCTTACCCACCCGGTCATTGTTATCATCGGCCATTAGCCCTCCCAACGCCCAATGGCGTCCACTCCTGTGAAGTCAGCGACATCTGCGCTGACGTTGTCTCCCTCAAACACGCGGCCATCGTAGACCGCGACTCCCTTCTCGATCATGACGTGCTCAACGCCAACGATGCGCTTAAACTTCTTCGAATACCAGACCAGGCCAATACCCTGCTGCCAGTCCTGCAGTCGCGTCTTGCTGGCGTTGGGTACAGCATTGTCGACACGGCAGAGGCAACCGTTGCTCCATACCGTGATGAGACGGTCGACGCCGTCTACGCCATGCACTCGCTTGCTGCACGACTCGGCGCGATGGATGTGACCAAAGGTGGTAGAGCGCTGAGCATTACTGATAGACGCTGACACCGTACCGCCCGGCTTAGCCCTGACCTTGTCGCCGTGCTTGATGTCCAGCCCGTGCTCGCCCCAGAAGTTCAGGGGGTCCACCTCTCCATAAGGTCCGTGGTACTCGACGTTGAGTTCGTCGAAGCGCATAAGGCGCACCGGATGCAGCGCCGGTAGTTCATCGCCAACAACACGGATGTTGTGGATGTCGTGAGTATGGGTGTGCCCGTGGCGGATGAGCCGGTTGAAGCCGTGGTTGCCATCGACGACCGTGATGCTACTCGTAGGGCACATGCCCCGCATCTGGTGGTAGACCCAGAAGCCCGTCGCCAACGAGACGTTGGTGGTGCCTCGAAGCTCGGCAGGGACGTCGTACTTGCTGAACTCAGGGTTGTCAATGCTGTCTCCAACATCTACGATGTGGTCAGGTTGCAGGTACGAGACAAGGCTCAGGGCGCAGTCGATGGCGCGGACGTCGTGAGTGGGTGCCAGGACGTTGCCGGTCCAGTCCTCTCGGAAGTAGCCAATCTGCATGTCAGGCCAGACCACAAGGAGCTCAACGTCATCTTGACGAGACTTGGGCGGCATCTGCGTACGAGGCTTGATGGTAACAGGGCCAATGTTGATAGGCATCTCATCGCCAGAGAGGCGAGAGAAACGGACGCTCACAGCGTGGTTTTGCACTACTGCTGGCTCGTCTACGAAACGCGGGGCTCCGGACTCGGTCTCGCCCGCCTGCCTGCGAACCTTCATCGCAGTGGTCCAGGCTCGTGCCTCTCCGGAGTACTTGGTGTTGAGCAGGCCCTCAATGCCAGCTGCGGCGGCAAGCTCCTCCACGGTGGAGATAGCGTTGGGTCCTGCATAGGTGACGATGGTGTCGCTGCCGTCACGGGTAACGGTGGTGCCCTCGTCGGAAGCCGGGGTCAGCGTAGGCGGCTGCATGGACAGCGGCTGGCCAATGCTGTTGGCGGTGATCTCTCCTGCTCGAATCATGCGACCAAGGTCGCGGGCCTCTTCCATAGAGAAGCGGTTGTCTTTATCGTATACCCCAAGAAAGCGGGCATACTCGTAGTGCCCAAGACGCTTTATCGCGGCCCTCTGCCCCTGAGGGCTAAGGCTCTGCCACAACTCCAGCGCTCGCTCAGCAAGTCGAATCGTCATGAACACTCCTATCCATGGTGAATAACACGGTCCCAACAAGTAGGGGCGGTCCTCATTGCTAAGGACCGCCCCTGTGTCTCAGCCTCCTGAGATCAGATGGGAGGAGTGGGGGGAGCAGGCGCCGCCGAAGGGGCGACAGGCGCCGTGGCCCGCCCAGCGCTACCGTTGGTGTAGCCGGTCGACTGGGCAGTGGTGTTCTGCGCCAGCGGCGAACGGTTGTCGGTAGGCACAGAGCCGGCGTTGATCAACGCCTGCGCCTTCTCAACGGCGAGGAAGGTGTCCCAGTACCGGCCAGTGATCTCACCGAGCAGGTTGCTGAAGCCCTTCTTGCCTTCCTGAGTCTTCGACATGCCCTTAGGCACACCCCCTGAGACGATGCCCAGGACAGCGACACCGATCTGAGCACCCTCGGGGTGCTTATCGCCCGGCACGAGCCAGTCGAGATCGAAGCCGTTCTCACGAACGTAGTCCTGCATCTGCTTGGAGGCAGCGACAGAGGTGGAGTCGAAGATGGTGCGCATCTTCTTCACGTAGTTCATCACGCGCTTGCCCTGGGCCTCCTGGTCCAGGTCCTGCAGGCGCAGTGCGAAGGTCTCGTGGAACTCTCCGTCAGCGGTGAACGGGTCGCCAAAGTACTGACGGTACGTCTTGAAACCAGCCTGGGGCTGGATCTCGACGTAGCACCAGAGGGCGCCGTTCTTGTCGAACTTCTCGACGGTGCCATCACGGTTGGCCGTGTAGCGACAGATATTGGTCACGTTACCGACGTAGTAGCCAGTAGCGACACCGGAGGGGCCGCCGGAAGTTCCGGTCTGGTTCGCGTAGTTTGCGGGGATGTTACCCATTTGTTCTCTCCTTCTCAAGCACTGGATTACTCCCGGCCAGTGCATCCGGGATTCGTTTGGTATCTGCGGTAGATGGTTGCGTCAAGGACTTTTTCAGGTCCGCCCAGGCTTGTACCTGGTAGAATGCCCGACGGCGTGACTTCGTACTCATTGAGCTACATTGGAGGGCCGGCAGGGGCAGAGGCAGTCGTCGCCCCACCTCCACCCGCGTAGCCATCGAAAGCCGACAAGGTCGTCGCACGGAGGCGGATGGTACCCAGGGCGATGCCATCCTGGACTGCCCAGCGTGCGTGACGCTGCGCATCCGTGGACATCTGCATGGGGACGAAGTCGCTGCCAGTGCGCCGCTGGAAGACGTCCTTGACAACTTCCATGATAGCTTCACGGTCGCCGCCAGAACTCACGACAGCAGCGCTCACAAGCTCCATGTCCTCATCCTGCCACTCCAGCCCAGGCACACGCTGCAGCTTGTACGGCGTGGCACTCTCGTGGAGGATAGCACGAAGTCGTGCCGGAGTCTTGTCCCAACAGGCGTAGGCTCGCGACTTGCTCATGACGTTGTGCATGTTGTCGATGTCGACGTAGTAGGCTCGCTGGATCCAGGGGTCCAATGAGTCTTCGCAGGTCAGGCTGCGCATGCACTGGTCGAACCAGGCTGGCACCTTGGTGATCTGCGACTTGCTGCCAAAGTCAGGACCCATAGGCCACTTGGTAGCACTGCCGTCGTGATTGACACGTGAGCCCCGCTCGATCTCATGGGCGCTGCACCAGAAGTGGCACTTCATCCAACGCGAGACGTTGGCGATGAACGTCTTGTGATCACCGAGCGTGCCGTAGATGCCGAGAGTGTCAACGTTGCCGGCTCGCGTCTTGAAGCGGGGGTCCCTCGGGTCTGCCGCAGCAGCCTTCGAGCGCATGATCCAGGTGCGGTCAATGAGCGTCTGATCGTCTACATAGACAGCGCCAAAGTACTGCGCCCAGCCTTCGCCTTCGGGACTGCTTAGCCACTTCAGCACCGTGATGAGCCGGTCAAGGTCGTCGACCTGGGCCGGAAGGTGGGGACACGACTCCGTGATGTTGACGAAGGTGCCGTCTGCCTGCGGAAACAGGGGCCAGACCGCAGGGGTGAAGCCCAGCACGTTCTCAGCGGGTGTCGCGATAGCGCTACGCACTCCGATGCACAGAGCCCTCGGGAAGGTAGCCAGCGCGTCCGTCGTCTTGGACATGCCGGGGATGGAATACGCACACCCTACCAAGTAGGGCGACGGCGCAGTGATGTCGTCTGTCATTCTCTCTCCTATAAACAGTTAGTTACGCTTGGCTGCGCTAAAGATGATCGCTCCAGTGACTGACATGCCGCTGGCCAGAATCATCCCAGCAACTACCAAGACTTCCCAGAGTACTCCCTCCATGCTCCCTCCTACGTGTGATGATAGAAGCAGTCAAGGTCCCACTCCGGGTGCCAGCCAAGGGCAGCGAGCTTGACAATGTCTACCTCCGACACAGAGTTAGGGTCGGGCCCCGCCCAGATGATGTCGTGGTCTGCTGCCATGTCGTCCTCAGGGTACTTCATAAAGATGTCAAGCGCTTGGCTCAACCTCGAATACTGACTCATCCTCTCCCCTCCTTACTCAAGTCCGCGTTGGCAGACCCCGTTCTTCAGCCACTCACACGCTCCGTAGCGATGGTAGCATGCGCCGCTCTCGTGTGCCACATCAGGCCACTCCTCAATGGAGCGAAGCCCACGTGCCGTCTCGACCTCGAGTTGAGCCCGACGATGGTAGGCGTCGTAGATCCTACGTGCCAGAGTGCGTTCGATGCGCGGCGCCTGGGCGATAGGCTCGCGGCAGACCCGCCAGGTAGATGAGTTCTTACGCTGCCGCTTCTCGACAAGGTTGAGTTCCACGCCCGCGAAGTTAGCGCCGTAGAGTTGACGCCCCATCATGCGGAAGGCAACCATCCCTCGGTCGACGGAGTAGGCATCCTGAGCACGCTTGGGCTCGGCATAGGCCACGCACTTGTGGTCGATGATGACGACGCCTCGGGTCATCAACTCAAGGTCAATGCGCCGCGTCAGGAAGAGCGGAGTCCCGTCCTCCGGGTGCCCTTCGCAGGCCAGCATGGTCGGGATCACATGTCCGCCGATGACGCACTTGAACGGCCCGAGACCCTTGGGTACTTCGAAGGTATCCGCTTCCAACACCCAGATACCCCAGCCTCGCTCCGAGTGCGTGCCGATGACAGACACCACAGGCCGCTCACAGCTGATGACGAGCTCAGGGATGCCCGTAGCGTAGCGACGCTGGTACGCCGCCATCATCTTGTCGATCATGGGGATGAGGTGGTAGCCCTGCTTGTACCGCGAGACCCACCCTCGCACCGCCTCGTTGACGGGGAGGAGTTGGTCTCGATCGGTGATCTTCTTGACGCCGCTGGCAGTGCCGACGAGGACGCTGGGCTGGCCCTGCTCAAGCGCTGCCCTTGCGTAGAAGTGGGCGAGGCCAGTGTGTCCCATGGACCCGCCGATGAGGGGGTCACGGGAGTAGTCGTTGGGGTCGTTGTCAGCCTGCGCTGCGCGCTCTTGGAGCCGCTGGATCTTGACAGCAGGCAGGTAGGCAGAGCCTACTCCGCGCTGCATGAGCCGGTCAGTGACCCACCAGTTACCCTTGGACGCCTTTCGCAGGGCGTTCTTGTAGGGGCACTTGATGAACTCTCCAATGTTGGACCAGCCGTGACTTGACATACCTGCGTCGATAAGCAACTGCTGATTCAAAGTGCCTCCGGGGATTACATCCTAACGTGCCCCCCGGGGTGCGCAAGCAGGTTTCTCAGTCACTTCCGGTCAGATTTAGACCTTGACAAACGCTCGTAGACTACCGCCAAACTGCCCAGAACCACGAACGACGTAAGTACGTACAATGTCAGTACCTTCCGCGTCATCATGCCTCCTTCTTGAAGTATTTCCGCCAGCGGAGCTTAGCCTCCGTCGGCTGACAGGTCTTGCGACCCTCTCGGTTGTTCCAGCCCTTGCCGTTCTTGCGGACGACTCCCTCGCACGTCCACCCAGATGCACGCAGGCTCGTGCCAGGCTCGCTCTCCAGCGTGTAGGTCTGGATGAAGGAGAAGCCCATGGCCTGCGCCGCTCTCGCCGCCCTGGCGTACAGGAAGGAGCAGACGTTCTTGCTGCCATCGGTCACCAGTCGCGTGACCTCGCACGCCGTGTACTGCGGCACTGCTCTACCCACCGGCCTGCCGATGATGGCAGCGCCGACGAAGGCATCGTCCCTGAAGGCACCGATGCTGAAGCGATGGCCAGTCACCTTCTTGTGGTGTCGGTGAAGCTCAGTGACGAGCTCGTTGGCCTGCTTGAGAGTCAGTGGCCGCGCCTCGAGCGGAGGCAACGACGTCCTGGTCAATGCCATTGCTCCTCGGTGGTGACAGGCCAGAGCGGGTCCGGCGTGTCTACCAACTTCTCGAGTTCAATGGAAGCGCTCCGGTAGTCTGAAGCTACTTTTGACGCGATGCGATCTGCCAGCGACAGTAGCGTCTTGGCCTCCTCATCCACTGCTACGAGCGTATCCTTAAACTTAGGCAACGCCTGGAGCACGCCAATCGCATCTTCCAGTTGGTCCATATGGTCAGTAAGCCTCTCGACGGCCTGCTGCTTGTCTGTCATCATCGCTACTCCTGCTTCTTATACGTCAAAGCCCAAGGCCTTGAGTGTCATGTTCGCGATCTCTCCGTCCTCCCCGGTGAATCCGAGGAGCTTGTCATCTACCTCCGCCAACTCAAGCGCCTTGCGGAACTTGCGCGTAGTACCGAAGCGTGCGACCAAGTCGCTGACGATCTCCTCGTCGTAGGTGCCGAGGCAGATGGGCGCCTCCATCAGGGTCTCTCGCCCACCATGGCGGTCAACGCGGCCCTTCCACTGCAGCCACTGCGTCGGGTCCTTGGGCAGCGAGGCCAGCAGGAAGTAGTCAGCCACTTGGAGACCATCGACTGAGGTACCAGTAGACTGACCAGTGCAGACCAGAAGCCGGGCTGTGGACAAGTCGCTGAGATCGTGGAAGTTTTCCACAGCCTCCTCTCGCTCCCACTCAGCCTTGCCGCCATGGATGATGTCCACGACGACCTTATGGTCGATGCCCTGGTCTCCCTTGAGGAGCTTCTCGACGTCCTTCATGAAGCGCATGCCCCAGTCCTCGACGAGCTTGATGCGGTTGAGCATCACCACGACGCGACCCCCCGGCTTCTTCAGGAACTCAAGCACTCGATGACGTGCGTAGGGCAGCTTGGCGCTGGCCGCCTTGGCGATCTTGGTCTCGGTGAGGACCGAGTCGAAGGTCTGGTTGGGCTGGACCGGGAGGTCGGGTAGCGCCTTGCGGATGGCGGTGGGCAGGTTGGTGAGGGCGACAGCATCGCCCCCGCTGGCAGCGTGCAGCAGCGCGTCAGAGGCCTCGCCTCGGCTGACCCTGGCTACCATCTTCTCCAGCGCGTTGATCTGCGCCTGGTAGGCACCCTGCGGACCCTGCTCGCTGAACTCCAGTCGGGGGATCTCCACTCGGGTAGCCGGCAGCTCGCCGTGGCTCTCCTCGTAGTCGACCTCGTGGCGCATGAACAAGCTTCTCGACTTGAGCTCGTCGAGGTTGGAGCACCCGTTGTCCTGCAGCCTGTCGCCCCAGCCAAGCGGCTCCTCTGCGTTGTAGCAGTACCGAGGCACGAAGTCCCAGTAACCGCCCATGCAGCCAGGCTCGACGATGTCGAACTGGGCCCAGAGCCTACGCGGACGCCCGCCGATGGGGGTTGCCGTGATGCCGCAGCGGTAGTTGACGCTGGAGTGCGTCACTACCTTGTTCAGACAGGCCGCCAGCACCTCAGAGGTGCCGCTCTTGGTGACACGCTCGTGCCACGAGGTACTACCGTCTTTCTCGAGTTCGCCGCGCCACCGCTTGTTCTGAGACATCAGGTGGATCTCGTCGTACACGAGGTTTCGAGGGTTGAGGTTGATCACCTTCGACCACGTCTGATAGAGGGCTTCGTACCCGAAGATATAGAACGGAGGATATGCCTGTGTAGGGTCGCATGTAACCACCTGTAGATTCTTGCGGAAGACTCGGGCCTGGTCCTTGGCATGGTTCAGCCACGCTCTCTCACGCCGGGTCTCGGCCTGACCAGGAGATTCGAAGACGATGACAGCGTCAACGTCTGGGATGTAGTCTGCACTGGCCACAAAGCCGCTGCGGTTGCCCAGATGTTCATCCATTCGCCTGTTTTCGATCTGGGGGAGGCGCTTTGTCAGGTCATTGGCGCCCCATCCCCACGTGCAGAGCTTCGTGTTCTCGCCCATGCGGTCGACGAGGCCCTTGATGAGTGGATATGCGGCCTCTATCGACGCCAAGTCGACGAGGATGGCAACTTTCGACCAGCGAGCGCGTACTCTGGGCAGCTTGGCGCCCAGTTCCGCCGCCTTGTGGTACTCGTCGAGGGTAGCGGCGCCGACACGGCGGTCTGACTTGGGAAAGTAACGAAATACTGGCTGCGTCAGGGCCGGAACTTGGTTCTGCCAAGCTGGGCGAGCCTTTCCGGGACAGATTACTGCTGTTGCGCCGCCTCGTTGGCGCAAAGCCAACGCCGCACCCCACGTCTTGCCCGATCCAGCCGGCCAGATCATGAGGTTGCTGCTTCGCGGCCCATCCCACGCCATGTTGCGCAGCTGGTAGGGCGTTAGCGTGACATCGGCTGCCTCAGGTGCCAGGAGGCCCTTCATCTGCAGATCTCTGAAGCGTTCCTTGCCCTCGTCAAGGAGACGGTCGCGTACATCCCGGGCATCCGACCACGCACCGTGAACGGGGTGGCTCAGGTGCGGCTCAGAGCACGGGAAGCGTGCCAGCAAGGGCTCAGCCAGCCACCAGCCGTTGTAGGGCACCGACACCACCGGCACACCCGTCGGGCGGCCAGCGTTCTTGGCGCGCTTCAGCCAGTGACTGGTTCTGCCGTCCGCCTTGACGACGTGGGACCACACCTTCAGCCCAGGCAGCACCTGCTCCAAGGGCAGGAGGTCCTGGAGGTCGGCGTTCACCCGCCAGGTTGCACGAGGTGTGCGCACTGGCGAGTAGGGCAGCGTCGATGGCGGATGCAAACTCATTCTTCTCCATAGATGAACTGGTACTCGTCGAAGGCGTCGCGGCAGTCCTGTCGCACAGCGTCGATGTCTCGCGGGCTGCGGAACTCGCGCTCGCTGGAGTACTCCCAGTCGCTGCCGTCCCAGGCGATGCAGCCAGCGCCCACCTTGGTGACTACCGTCGTCAAGGGCAGCGCGTTGAGCTCGTCACTGTTGAGGTGGTAGTAGAGGCGCTTGCCTCCGGCAACCACCAGCCACACGTGCTCGAGGTTGTATTTGTCGATGGCGCGCAGGGCAGAGGCCAGGGGCTCGATGCCGATGTGATAGGTGAAGTCGCGGATGGTGAGGATGGGCACCTCGTCGGTGTCCTCCTCCCACTCGTCTTCCTGGTCGTGGTAGTAGGCATCCCAGGCTTCGCTGGGGCAAGGAATCCTAGGCATGGCTCACTTCCTCCAGTCGGTGCCTGACGCCGTAACGCCGTGGTCGGGGAATGCAACGATGGGCCCAGAGAGCGTGGCGTCGCAGAGCTTGCAGTCGTTGCACTGCGTGGGCTTCGCCTTACCCCTCGCCTTCGAGAGCATCGCCGGGCAGACGACGAAGCGGTTGCCGCCGGGGGTGACGCCCTGCGCCTGCTCCTTGGGCCAGGAGGAGGGAATCACCACGGTCGCACGCCAGCCCAGGTCGACGGCGAGGTCAGCGTCCTCGAGGGAGTCGCAGCTCGCCATGACCTGGCCCTTGAGGTGCGAGCCTCGCGTCTTCCAGAAATGGGTGTACGCCAGGACGCGCAAGCCGTTGTCGCGGATGGTCTTGACGACGGAGGTGAAGACCTCTGGCAGGGCTGCGCTGGGGTCCCCGATAGGGCTGAGTCGAACCGCTCGGACGTGCGCCTTTCGAGTGCGAAGGGCCTCCTTCATAGAGTAGCGCTCCGGCTTGGCAAGGGCGCTCTTCATCATGGACGCCGTGCCCATGACGCTACGCCCGGCCCAGGCGTAGCACTTGCTGCCATTCTCTTGCGTCAGAAGTGGGCACCCCTTGCACGAGGAGCGTAGCTTCTCCTTCACCTCTGGCCACGACTGGGCGTTGACAAGAGGAGACGTCAGTGTGATCTGAGGGATGTCCCCAGTCTTGGTGTTGGTGCTACGCCCTCGAGCGGTGACACCCTGTTCAGGCCCAATCATAGTCACTCCAGATTAGTGCTTCGTAAACCATTCGTCGCTCGCTACCCTTACCTCCAATAGTGCGCTTCAAAGGCACCGTGTCCACAGTCCAGCCCTCTGGCTCATAGAGACCTCGCACCGTAGGTGTGTCGAAGTTACTCAACAGAACCTGCGCTCCTCGGCTACGAAGTTCGCATGCTATGTCACGCAAGGCCACATGGTCTTCAAAGGTAAAGCCCTTCTTATCATAGGCAGTAAAGGTGCCGTCCTGGTCAGGCGACGGTAGGTACGGAGGGTCAAAGTAAACAAGGTCACCGCTGTTCACCTCCTCCAACGCTGCGTCAAAGCCTCGAGTGTGAAGTTCAACAAACTTCAGCGCCTTGCTACTGGCGTGGATAGCATCAACGCTGAAGAACTGAGGGTCTTCATTCTGTCCCCACGGCACGTTGAAGTGGCCCTGTTTGTTCACCCGATACAAACCGTTGAAGCCTCTCTTGTTGAGAAAGATGAAGAGCGCTGCGAGCTCAGGCCCTGCCATAGTAGCGCCCTCCCTGTTGAAACGGTCTCGCATCTTCAGGTAGGCTTTCTTAGGATCGTTCCGAGCGTACTCTTTCTGCAGCTTGTAGCACTCACTGACTACTCGAGCAGGTAGGTACTTAACCGCAGCATAGGCACGCATAAGCGGCTCGTTGATGTCGCTGAGCACAGCCCTAGGTGCGGGCTGGTCTCTTAGCCATCGGCATGCTTCCATCTCGTAGAAAACAGCCCCACCGCCTACAAAGGGCTCATGGTAGATACTGAAGGGGAGCTTGATGCGCTTCTTGATATGCGGCCAGGATCGCCGCTTCCCTCCCGTCCATTTCACAAACGGTTTAGTCATTGATCGAGACTCCACTTACGAAGTTCGTCACCGTGCACCCACACCTGCGACAGAATGCTTACAGCACATCCCTGCTGAAAGCCAGTGATGCCTTCACTGTCAGCCACGTGCTGCGACTTCTTAGCAGCGTCAGCGACCGACATTCCCTGGCCCACGAGAGACTCCATGCATCGAGCCCATGTACTGGCGTAGTTCAGCGCAGCTCTACCGTAGCCATCTGCGTTGTTGTCTAGCGTCGCCTGCCAGCCGTCTGGGTCAGACCAGGTAGGCTCTTCTGACGCAGTCGCCAGCATGTCTGCCAGTGCTGCCATTCGGTTAGCTTCCGCTACTTCCGCCTGCCGCTGACGCTCTGCATATTCAGGAGAGGCATGGTACTCATCGGAACGACGTTGCATCTCCTGGAAGTAGTACTTTACAAGCAGCGCTCCGTCTGTGCCGGGGCAAGCACGCAACTCTATCTGGTTGAAGTCGATGGTGAGTTCTGTACCCAGTACGTTGGCCATGTCTGTCAAGTCGGCGCAAGTCTGGTGCACGAGTACGCCGATGGCCCCTCGCAACTTTCCATCATAGTACGTGAGCCCTTTAGGCTTAACACGCTTAATGTAAGCTTTTTTACGTATAGTCATGGCCCATCCTTTAGCAAAAGTTCTTGCAGTTGACGCTCAAGTTCCGCACGCTTCCACTCTGCATAGGACTCCTTGCGCTTCCGCTCTCGCTCAGCCCGGTCCTTGCGCTGCTGCAGCATGATCGACACGGGGTCGAAGGTCCGCACCTCTACGTACTCGCACTCCACGATCTCGCAGTCCTTGTAACTGTCGATGCGACTGACCTGCTGAAGGTGAAGCTTGAGTGGACCCCAACCGTTCCACGCCTTACCAATCTTCGAGAAGGTCGGACGCGAGCCGCCCCTCGAGAACTTGCCAGACGGTCGATGCCGAATCTTGAAGACACTGTTGTTGTCTGCCATTGATCCTCCGGTTAGGCCTTCGTAGGAGGCCCCATGTTTACTAAAGACGAACGCCTGCCGGATCGGCTGGAGTATCGCGACACCAAGTACTTTGGGCAGGTAGTAGCAGCTGAGATGGAACGCCGAGGACTGAGCGTACGCAAAGGCGCAGCCCACTGCGGCATCCCGAAGAGCAACCTTCACGACCTGATGATCGGGAAGACTCGCCCTTCGCTTGAGTCAATCGAGCTCATCGCTGCCTGGTTTGGTAGGGTCAATGGCAACGAGGATGAGTGGCTTCGCCGTCTCGCCCTCGCCGCCGTTGGCCTTGATTAGCCGATGCGTCGACCCTTGGTCACGTCGTAGTCGATGCGTCGACCCTTGGTCACGTCGTAGTCGCTCTGTCCCGACAAGGTCAGCGGTGCAGTGATGCTATCCACTACACCAACAGAGCCGTACATCTTCGCTGCCTTGAGCTTCACAAGGTCTCGTTGACCTTCACGGGTGCCAATGCGGTCCTTCACGCGCTTCTCCACAGAAGGCTTACCCATTCCGTATTCCCAGAGGGTATCCTCATTGCAATCACACGCTATCCACTCGTTATTTGAGTACATCGAGTCAGGGCTGTCGGCCACTCTTCGCGGGTTCAGGTAAGAGGCCAGCGGTACAGCCATACGCACCTCCCCAACAGGAACGCTTCGGGTGCGCGTTGCCTGGACGTCCAACTCAAGCGCCAGGTTCATGTGTAGCAGTACATGGGTCACGCCCAGTGCAGTCAACTCTTCGTGCGCAGTAGGCTTCGCAAACGCAGCCTTCAGTTCTTCGATGCTCATGCTCTCTCCTCTACAGGGTACAGCACAGTGCTGTCTACCCAAGGGGTAATCTCAACCTTGTCAATGGAGTGCACACCGTACTCACCATAAGGAACAAGCTCGTCAAAGCCCCTAAGTTGTTCCTCAGTCACAATGCCTTCATACATGTCCTGCGGACCCGGCCCCGGCATCTGCGAGATGTTCCAGTTTTGTCCAGTCCTCAAGATAGCCACGACAGGGCGCACGTAGTCTTCCACCTCGCCCGCAGTCAACCTCGACTCCTTGGTAACGTAATCTGCAGCGCAGCAGTCAGCTGTCACGATCACTCGAAAGTCACTCATACTCTCTCCTTAGATGGTCCAAAGGTCGACGAAGCGCTGCTCGACGACGTTGTTCTCGACGACGATGGCGCCCATGTCGTCTTCCTCCTCACCCCTGAAGATGACACGGCCGTTCAGTGTGTAGCCCCATGGCTGCAGGAAGTGCTTGATGAGGTAGTTCAGCCAGGGCACATACTCGTAGAACTTCTCTTCCTCATCCCACGCGATGCAGTCGCAGCCTTCGAAGTTTCGCAGGTCGTTTGTATAAATTATGTCCGCCCACCAATTCGTATTCTCAGTAATTCTACCAGGCACCCACTGACACCAAAGGCCAGGCTGCGAATCTGGGTGCCGCTCGAGTTGGCCTAAGGAACCGTCTGGACGACGTCCGTGCGTCTGTCCGCCTGGAGGGTAGTTGACCTCCAGCACCGAGGCGTCGTTGAGTTGGCGATGCCCAGCGAACCCGGCTCCACCCCCGGCAACGACGTAGCCGCCGTCCAAGCCGACAGGCAGGCCGACCGCCTCTCGCACCGGGTCGACGAAGCGTGCGGCAATCTTTGCATCACGCTGCATCCGCCGGGTCTTCGAGAACGCCAGCAAGTAGCTTGCGTGCTCTGGGGTAAGCGGCTTATCCAACTTAAAGTAGCCATTAAACGTCGTAGTGTAACCCATGGTCTCTCCTACTGCTCTGCTTCAGCAAGCCCTCCCAGTAGGAAGGCTGCGCCAAACAGGCAACCAATGGCAGCTTTACCTGCCTGTGTAGAGAAGTCCTCCCCTCCGGAGAACCCCCAAACTATTACACCCACGCCCATCAATACTACTAACAGTCGATCCATCGACCCTCCCAAGAGGGTCTATCGCATGGACGCGGGGTGTCAAGTCACATTGCAGCCTTACGGCCAATATCTTTTGCACCCTCTCGCTTGACAACGAAGGTCATCAGGCACCTCCTCTACCTCCATTAGGGTTGCCTCAGCCAAGATGTACCGATCAGCACACTTACTTCGGGCTACGCCATTCCTGACGGTAAACAAATGGTACCTGCGTTCCAATGGAAACGGGATATGCGCTACAAACGCTCGGGCTGCCTGCATCAGCTCGCCTTTCTGGCAGGCTTGCGCCCTACCAGACGGTTCTGGGCGGGCTTCTCTCCGGCCAGACCGCGCATACGAGACGTCGTCTCCACGCCGCCAGCCTTGCTATTGGGGCTCCAAGCATGCACGCGATTTCGTAGACGGGCAGGCTCATGCTTCCCCCAAGAATTTGACCATTGATTCATAATACCCAACTCCTGTTCATTCCATAATCAGGAATGCCATAAGAAACATCAATGACACCAGAGCTCGTACAACTCCAGTTTCCAGATTGCGTGCAGTATGCCCAAGCCCTGCACCAATCATGCAAGTAAGGCCTGAGGATATCGCCACACTCGTTATCGAAGGATCATGCACATCCGCGCCAAAGGCCACAAGCAGTAGGAAGGGTACCGACAGAGCGAATAGCCACTGCAAATTACCATCGTGTTGAACAGCCTGAAGTACTCTTACCCCAGCACTCTTACCCACGGATGCTCGCGCTTTCTTAAGCGTGGCTTTAGCTATGTGCACCTTAGCCATCACACTCGACCTGTAAGCCTCAGGAACTTGAGCCATGCTTCCTCCAAGGAGTTACCGGCGAAAACACCATGACGACCGGCGCTCCTTACTTCATAACACTCTACGCCTAGACGCGGAGTGTACGCCAGCATTGTCATATCAGCAGATGCCAACGACAAACTCATGCGCGGAAGCTCCATCGTGGTAACGCCGCTAACCCCCTGAAGGCCCACAACAACACGCCCCGCCTTAGCCGGGCCGTAGACTGTTACGGGCACCCAGTCGCAGAGAAGCTCTTCAGCTGTGGCTGCGCCAAAACTAGGGATACGCTCAGGTCGTGCGCTGCCCCACGGCTGGTAGGCATACGCAAGATCTTGACCCCATCGCCACTCTTCGAATTTTTGACGAGAGATGTCGGCCTTTAGAACAGTAGCCCCAGGTCCATTCGGGCTTTCGTCTCTGCCCGCAAACATACGATAGTCCATCACTCTTCTCCTGCGTCTGCCTGCGCTTGCAGCGCCGCCTCTACCCTGAGGTACCCCATGATAACGAGACGCTCTAGCGCGTTGGTGCGGCGCTTGTTCGCCAGACGCGTAGCCTCCTTGCGGAGAGCGGCCAGGGTGGTCGGGTCATCGACTCCATCTTTCAGCCAGTCGCACGCCTGCAGCAGGTGCATCAGGCGCTGGTCTCGATACTCCTTGATGTACTGGTACAAGGGCATGTCATACCGCTTCCACTTGGCGACAAGTGGCTGGCCAGGTCCACGTCTCTGGTTACGCGGTCGTGAGCTCGGCTTCGGCGTGAAGGTCGATCCACCGTCACGCCCCAGCGCTTGGTGGACCTCAATAGGCCAGGTGCTACGAGGCGTGATCGCACTCAGGGGCATGTTCTTACTTGGCATTGTCATTCTCCAGGTTAGTCGTTGCCGCCATATCCATCTCGCGCCCATCCATCACCCGTAAGGAAGAAGTTTGTACGACTCACAATCTTAGTCATAGGGAACTTACATTCTTCGCAGTCAGGCGGAGAGTCGTCCATCTTCTGCAAGACTTCTTTTTGATCTCCGCAACCTTGGCAATAGTATTCATAGATGGGCATGCTACTACTCTTCTTCCTCCTCTTCCTCCTCTTCCTCCCAGGGAGGTGTCCCGTTACGGCAGGACCCGCAGTCAGAGGCTCCGCATGGACCGCTGTAGGTACGGTGACCTCCGCAATTATAGCGATAACGGCGAGTACTGGTCGATTCAAAATCATTTGCTAAGTCAGCAAGTTCATACCATAGCATTCTACTCTCCTACTTGCGGCGCTTCAACAGCGCCTGCTCTACGTGCTTGATACCTTAGCCTCTGTCCATGTCCCCAAGACCAGCCCAGGCCGAGGGCAACGCACCCGGCCCACAGGGTCAGCGCGGCACCGGTCACGACCCGTCGCCCGTCGAGGGCTCGGGGTCTGGGGCGGTGAGACACTTGGGCCAGGGGCGACCGCACTTGGGGCAACCTCCGGCGCCTTCCTCCCACGCCTCGTCGGATTCGGGCGTGCCGCAGCGGCATACCCGGGGCTCGGGGTCTGGGGTGAGGAGGGATAGGACACGGGCGCACATCTCGTCGTGGATGGCCCACATGGGACGCCTGGCCTCGTCGGAGATGGGCATCGCCTCGATGTCAGCGGCCACCAGCGCGGGTAGCCCCGCAATCCGCACACGCAGGGCGGTGAGGGCCTCACGCTCGGCGGCGAGGTCGGCACCCAGTTGGTCCACCAGGGCCACCATGCTGCCCATCTTGTCGTCGCTCCACCCGGTCCCAGACATCAGGGAGGGGTGGGGGTCCGTGCGTAGCTCGGCACGGATGGCGGCCAGCTCGGTCGGGGTGGGGGGCATGTACACGCGCACAGAGTCGCGACTCACCTTCACCACCGCCCCGTCGCTCAGGCGCGGCGTGCCGGGCTTGTCGGTGCTCATCGGTCACTCCGGGGCATCGAGGCGGCCCAGCGCCGCACCTTCTGCCAGGCCTCAGCCGGGGAGAGCCAGCTGATAGCGACGGCCCAGAGTAGAACTCGTGCATGGGTTAGCATGAGGCCCATCCGAAGAAAGCATACCTGTTCTTCCCCAAAGCCACGCACCCAGCAGGTCCCCACTTATCGCTAATCTTTGAGTTATCCCGCATCGCTTGAGTGGTATCGTGTGCGGTCAAGTCAGGGAAGGCCTTCTGCATACGTGCTTTTGCCTGCTGCGGTGTCTCACCATAGAAAGTCTCAGCGTCCTGTACCACGCGACACCATTGTTTCCGGCTGTGATCTTGAGAGGATGGAACAATCAGCATTACAAAGTTATCCTTCTCAGCAATACTACCGGTGTAACCTCCCCTGCCATGATAATCCAAAGCATTCTCAACTGCAGTATGAAACGCCTTGCGGGCTGTTTCCCCAACCGCCTCTGCGTAAAAGTCTGATGCGCCCATGTTCGCTCCCGTTGTTCGTTGTTGTTATTGACACAGCTCGGGAAGGTTGACCCGAACAAGCGCCTCGACTACCGCTGGCGGTACCATGTTGCCGATGCGGGCAATCTGCTCAGTCTTCGTACCGCACAGTTGCCAGGTGTCGTCGAGGCCAGTGGCTCGTGCGAGCTCACGCGGCTGCAGCATACGGTACCCAATGTCGGTGATGGTGTAGCGCTGGCCCTGGATGGTGATCTCAACCAGACTGAAGTTGCCCTTCGCACGGATGGTGTGCAGAGGATCGTGCAGGCTCTGATGGTTGTGCTTGCCAGAGCCATAGTACTTGGTGAGGAACGCTGCCACAAGACCCTTGCTGTCTCGCTTGGTGACGGTGTGGGCAGGCTCGTGTAACGCTTGGCCTACAACCCCGCCGTTGTTCTTGGCGATCCAGGCTGCGATGAGTGCGCCCTGAGATCCCTTCGACGTCACTGTCGGGAAGGGCCTGGCTACGTCTCGAGTGCGAGGGGTCTGGCCCTTGCGCTCACCGTTGCGGGTGGAGATCATCCACGGGATGTATTGGCCCTGGCGGTCAACGACGAAGGGCTTGTCGGTCTCGAGGACATAGCGCTTGAGTCCGTGGGCGATACGCCGTTGTGTAGCCTCGGCCAGAGGTCGCTTGCGCGTGAAGATAGAGGGGCAGTGGATTGACCAGTCAATGCACTCGCCAGCGGTACGCCAGGGCAATGGTCGACCCTGCCCGTACGTCGGCTCAGGCCATGCGATTTCAGCACCGTCTCGTCGGGCAACGACAAAGAGCCGCTTGCGCGTGGTAGGTGCGCCATAGTCGCAGGCTACCAAAGACTTCCATGCAATGGTGTAGCCCAGCTCGCGGAAGTCGCGCACCCACTTCTGGAAGTACTCGCCCTGCCGATCCTTGATTGGCCTGCCGCTGTCGTCCAACGGACCCCAGGTTTTGAACTCGTCCACGTTCTCAAGGAAGAACACTCGGGGTCGCAGCGGACGAACCCACTTGTCGAAGACCTCGCTTGCCAGAGCACGGAGCTTGTTGCTCAGCGGCTTGCCTCCCTTTGCCTTGGAGAAATGAGTGCAGTCGACGCTGGCCCAGAGCGCTGCAGGGTTGGAGCCTACCCACGTTGTCGGGTCGGCAACGTAGATGGACATCAGCGAGTGGTTGCTGTCGGGATGGTTCAGCGAGTGCATATAGATGGCGTGCGGGCAGTGGTTCAGCGAATGCGTAGGGCTTGAGCCCGTCGCTCTGCGAAAGCCTTCGCCCACGCCACCGCCACCGCAGAACAAGTCGACTATGTTTGGTTGCTCATTCTGTAGCGTCACTACGAGTTCTCCTTGAGCCAGTTCATGGCCTGGCCACCGCCGACGAAGTAGACGCCAGAGTCGTCGCCTCTGCTGAACATACTCTCCCTGATGCCAAGGAGTACGTCACTGACCTCGTCGATGGCGACCGCCCTGGGGTAGCCCCCCGGGTAGCCATTGACAGCCCTCTGTCGTATCTTGCCTACCTGCTTGATTGCAGCATTCACCTCGTCCTCAGAGGACAGAGCAATGGCCCAGCCAGCAAGGCAGCAGGCAGTGCCGCAGTTGTGCACGTGCTCCTGCACTTGGGCGAAGAAGTACTTGTTGCCGGTGGGGCTGTAGTTAACGTCGTCCATGAACTCCCCCTCATCCTCGTCAATGTCCTTGAAGCTGAACCAAGAGGCCATATAGAACCGCTCAGGATCGTTGATGGCGATGTCGTAGATCTTACCGATGAGTTCCTTGTTCATCTTGCTCATGAGTTCTCCTTGAGGAGTAGTTCTCGGGCAGCGTAGTCTGCTTCTTCCACGCCCAGCGCGTAGGGCAACTCGCCGTAGCCGAAGACAGAGTAGCCGATGAGTTGGGCAAACTGTGCATAGTCCTCACGCGGTACGCCTGGCAAAAGCGCCAGTTTGTTCATGTCCATGGGCCCCACGTCGAGCAGGTACCTCACCAACTTATTCGATCGAAAGCGCACGAGCCCCTCATGGTCGATGCACAATGGCTGCATGGGCACAGCGTCAGTCGGCGGCTTCATCATCACCCCTTCTACGAGCCCGCGAACCCGGTGGGCGATGTATTCGAGAGCGTCAGCCATGTCGTTAGTGTTACTCACTTATGCTCCTTGCAGATCTCATGGAGGCGCACACGCCGTGCGCCGTTGACAAAGGTGATGTCGTTGACTTCCATAGTCTCTCCTCCATGTTCATGGATGTGGCCGAAGAAGTGGTAGCGAAGGTTTTCAGGAACATCGTAGGCGAGGAGTGAGGTAAGGCTTGGCGACCCCCACTGACGCGAGAGGATACCGGCGGGCGGGCCATGGGTGACGAGGACGTCGGGGTCCTGGCGGAACGCATGCTGCGCAAAGCCACGCAGGGTGTCGTCCTCCACCTCGCCCCACCACCTGCCGTTGATGGGCATCACGCCCTCGTAGCCAGCGAAGAGGAAGCCATTGAGTTCCGTGAAGGGCAGCCGCCCTAACTCAATGACGTTGGCACCAGCCTTCTTCAACCATGGACCGATACGGGTGAAGTCATGGTTGCCTCGGAGGGTGAGGACAGGGCGACCGCCCAAGGCCTCAGCGAAGGAGTGCCATCGACGGTTGTCGTACTCTTCCTCAAGGAGCTCCTCCTGCCACCCTTCACACATACGCTTGGACGTACGTTGGGTCCAGAAGCCAGGGATATCGGGGAGGAAGTCACCCGTGTCGAGCCACACGTCGTAGGCGGTGTCGTACAGATGCTTCTCCAGGTTACGCCACTGCCCGTGCAGGTCGCTGCTGTGCAGGACTCGTAGCCGCTTAGATGGGGCCATGGTTACTCCTTGCGTGTGACGATAGCCTTGATCTCCACGTTGACATCGACGCGCTCGCCCTTGATTACGACGAAGGTGTCGCCATTGCGGTCAAGGAAGACCTCGTTGCCATCGCCATCGCAGATGGTTTCTGCTGCGTCCCAGAAGATTTCTGTGCCCCCCGCAAACTGGTAGGTAAGGTCACCGTCGGGGCCCACCTCTTCATCGTAGACTCCGCAGGCGCCGACGAGCAGTTCGTAGGTGCCTTGGACGTTGTCCCAATCAATCATCATGGCTCCAGGGAGAGGAAGCTGCTGCCACGGCAGCGCCAAGGATGGACAGGGGTGACGTCTCAGGCGGCAGGAGGTCACGCGGACCAGCCACCAAGGGCATGTACACGACGTTCATGAAATCTCCAGAGGCTGCTCGAGGCAGACGAAGACGGCAGGCTGCCACATTGCGTTGACCATAGGCAGCCGGGACACGCACTTCCAGTGGGTGCACGTACCCCCGACCTTGCCGAAGTGGTTGGTCTTGATGGGTTGCTCAGTACCGCAGAGCTTGCAGAGATACATGCGTTCTCTGTACCCACGGTCGAGTCGACGGTCTCGCTGGGCACGCGACTCCATCTGGAGGATAGGTGTCGTCCGCTCGTCGTTCCACACCAGTTGGCAGCGGATGCCGACGTCAGCATGGGTGATGCGACTCCCGAAGACACGACAGCCAATGTCCTCAGCAGTCAAGGTGTACGGGTTGGGCCGAGCTTGGCGTCGCATGTCGTGCTCTATGTGCTTCGTCCGCTTCGGGGCGGTCGGCTTCCAAAGCTCAGTCATGGAATCTCCAGTGGAGTACGGATGGCGGGCACGGTGAGGAGGACACGGACGGGGCGCCAGTAGGCCTGCTCCTCGGCGGTGAAGACCTTCGCCCGGAACGCGACCGCGTCATCCTCCGTGTCGAACAGGAGGGGGCCGCCCGTGCTGCGAGTTTGGCAGTTCTCGATGCCACGCCATGTCCCGTCAGGGTAGGGTGAATGCAGCACCCAGCGTTCCAGTCTGATCATGTCACAGTCCGTAGTCGTGAGGGTTGATCTCGCACTCGATGCGGAAGCGCTTGGCGATGCGGAAGGCAGCCCAGCGTCGCTCAAGGATGGGGATGTGCGTCGAGTAGGAAGTCTCGTAGTACTCCTGGTAACGACGATGACACTCCATCCAGTAGTCCTCCACGACGGGCATGAAGCGTTCCCAGATGTCGTACTCAGTCTTGCCGTCCTGAATGACCAATGGAGCCAGCCCGAAGTAGAGCGACTTCAGCTTAGGGTAGAGCTTGCCCTCGTTGCAGATCTGCAGCGCCAGCCGCTCATCCCAGGGGCTACCAAAGGCAGGGTTGTAGCTACTGGTTCGCTTCAGGAGGTTCGGCGGATTGCGTGCTGACTTGGCAGGACGAGTGCCCGTCGTGATGAACTGCCACTCAGCCAGCAGGTGGCTCTTGTACGTGGTGCGGTATACCTCTTCACCGCCCTTGCGAATGACGTAGTAGTAGGCAGCCGGGGCCACTCCCCAGTAGTTGGGGTGAGGGTAGGCCCACTCATCCCAGAGCCAGACGAACTCGTAGTCCTCGTGGGTGTGCAGGATCTTCTCGGTCTCCGACTCCTCCAGCATCTCCTTGAGCATGTGCGGCGGGTAGATCGGGCGGCCGTAGCCAGAGTAGGACCTCGGAGAGAGCTTCCAGATCGCCCGCTGCTCCTTGCCTCTCTCCCACCAGGTCCAGGTGTGCCCCGACTTCTCGACGCTGTCTGGGATGTCACGCCCTTCCATTGAGTAGCGAAGGTCATGGCTGAAGGTCTTGCCGCGCAGCCTGTCGACTCGCCTGAGGAACTCGCGTGCATGGTTCATGACTTATCCGTGGATGGCGTCGAGCAGTTCCCAGGCCTTGTTGGTGGCCCAGTCGTGCTTGTAGTTGACGTTGTCGTAGAGCAGGTCGCGGAAGAGACCGTACTCTTTGTCGTACATCTGCGCGTACCGATCATCGGCGTTGAAGCGGTTGACGTAGCGGTCGGCTAGCTTGATGAGGATGGCGTCACGACCGGCGGCGTAGACCTGGCTGAGGTAGGGCAGCGCTCGCTCTCTGCGGGTGCCTTCATAGGTGTTGGTCAGCGCCTCGACCAGGCGTAGGGTAGCCTGGATGTCGTCGTGAGGCACAGCGAGGGGGAAGCCCAGGTCATCCTGAATGCAGATGAGCTCTCGCTCCAGCTCGGCTGGTGTGTAGTCGGTGTCCTCAAGGATGTCGTGGAGGTAGCCCGCAGCCAACACCACCTCATCGGTGACGCCCCACGCAAGGAGCGTCATGACCACGAGGCCCAGGTGGTAGGTGTAGGGGTATTCGCCCCAGGTCTGCGCCGCGTGGGCACTCTCGCCGATGACAACGGCTGCCTCAAGGATGCCGCTGGGTGTCGAGGGTGTGATGAAGTTGTCCATGGTTACTCCTACCACTCATAGGTGGGAAGGTTGGGGTGCTCGCAGCCGTCCTGATCAAAGACGATGAAGGCGCACTTATGGTGGACGGCTGCGTAGAGGATGGGGAGCAGCCACCGGGGCTCCCCGCTCAACGGGCGGACTGGCGTGTTGAGGCGAGGCATGCCATCGGTGCTGGCAGCCGAGCGCATGATCCAGGTGCGGTCAATCAGCGCCTTGAAGTACTTGGCCACCGCCACATCATAGTCAGCAAACATCTCGTTGATTCCACCGACGAACAGGACCCAGCCGTGCTCATGGGGGGCGACACGGATGGTGCCGAAGCCCGGGTCGTTGCTCGGCATGTGCGCCGTGGTCAGGTCGAGGACCTTCTCGATGGGCATGACAGGCCCTCCTACAGATAACGGGTGCGCTGCTTGAGATCGCTCTCGTCGAGTTCGTGGTGACCACTACCCAGGTCCACGCGAAGCCCTGGGTTCTTCAGTCCCGCACAGCTGAGGCGTGAGTCACGCACGCAGAGTTCCCACGTGGCGAAGACGCCATCGCTCGCACGCATGCCCTCGACGAAGCCAGTGCACATCACGTCGTAGCCCTCCTCTCCGAAGGTCATGCGCGTGGCGCCCATCTCGAAGTTGCCGGGCAGGTAGCCGAGGCTCCTGACCTCGGCATTGATCAGGTCTCGGATGCTCTTGCTTTGGCTCATGGTAGGTTCTCCAATGGTTACAGTTTGCCGTCGATACAACTCATGTTGTTCTCGATGAAGCAGGCAATCTCTTCGAAAGACCTGCCGCCGTCATTCAGACCTGCGAGCCTATGGGTCACCCGCAACCCGTACGGCACGGAAATCGACAGTAGAGCGTCTGCTTGATCCCAATCGATGATACCACGATCATTGTCTTCTGTACAGACGTCATCACTTTTGACGTCATGCCACGAATGCTTGGACTTGGTGCCCCAACCTTCCGGGTCACGCAGATCGCAGAGCACGCCAAGGCAGCAGTGTCGGACCTCGCCCTTAACCGTTCTCCGCAGTTTTCCCTTACCTTGCTTGTACTCCCCACTTCGCAAGGCCTCAAGCCAGTCCTTCTTCTCATCACGTGTCAGGTTGCTCGGGTAATTCATGGTTTCTCCTTAGGTGTTGTAGGAATCGCTCAGGAATCGAAGCCGAAGACGATGCGGACGTTGTCGTTGCCGTGCTCCTCACCAAAGGGGACGAGGGTCTCGGCCATCCACTCGAGGAAGCCGCGTACGGTGTCGGCGTACGCCTTGTCCCAGGAGACTTGGGTATAGTAGGACTTCTTGTTCAGGGTCATGCCCCGGGCCTTGGCAGTCTCGCCTGACTTCTCCTTCACCGCCAGTGCGAAGGTCACGTCGTCGATCTCGGAGAGGGAGGTGATGCCTGAGGCGGGGGCGCGGCCCAGCTCGCCGAGGATGAAGACGCCAAGGTCGACGGCCTCCTGTCTACGGCGCGTGTCGTTGTCCTTGTAGTTGACTCTGGTAGGATCCTGCAGGGCCCGGTCCCAGCGTTGCTCGTCTTCGGCGAAGGCGATGACAGTGTCCATGCTGATTGCCGTGCGCTTCATCTCCTCGTTGGAGATGTGATGGACGTTGCCGCCGGAGACACCGCCTGACCACGACGAAGGCGAGCCATCGCGCAGGAACTCTGCGTACTGCATGGGAGCCACGACGCCGCGCCGGGTCGTGACCTGGCCCTCCCAATCGTAGGCGAGGAGCTCGCTCAGGCCGAGGTAGTTGAAGTCATGGTAGCCGAGGCTGATGTTGCCACCGTCTTCGTCTCGAGGTCCGTCCTCGCCTGGGACCCAGCCAGTGCCCTCGCACGTGGCACACGTCTTGTCAATGCCGAAGCGCTCAGCTCGCAGGTCTACCAGCATCCAGCGATTGATAGCGTCGTGAGAGTGGGCTGCGTTGACCACGGCTGCGGTAAGGACTTCTCCCTCCTTGACCTTGGGTCCGAAGATACCGATATAGGTGAGGCGTCCCTCTGCCACGAGGTGGTTGACCTCATCTTGCGTGATGTCCTGACCCCACGCTTGCTTGGGTCCCGTCATCATGCTGTGCATGAACCAGCCCCACTCGCCGTTGCCAGCGTTGGCGACGTCCTCGGGTACGCCGAGGCCTTGGCACCACAGACGGATGGCGGTGTCGCCCTCTGGGGTTCCGCGCTGGTCCTCCGCCACAGCCATGAGCTTCTGCAGACGCGGCGTGTAGTAGTCAGCGAAGACCTTCTTCTCAAAGGGCGTGCTGCGATCGTGGAAGGACTGGCTAAGCCATCGCCCTGCAGGCGAGAGGCCGTCGCCTTCGCGCTTGGTGTCGGCGCACGTTGGGCAGGAGGTGCCGTTCGTCTTGTCGTACGTAGCCTGGTCGATGATGCCAGCATGCAGTGCAGCGTCACGGTCGCCACGGATAAGGCCTTCCGACATGTCCTCCGGCAGCCCTCGACAGGGCTCGTCGTAGCCGAGGATGGGCGTGAAGCCACTGCCTGTGTCGACGCCACCAAAGCCACGACCGTTGCGGACGGAGGCGAGGATGGCGAAGAGGCTGTAGTTGCGAGCGTCGTAGCCCTCGTAGCCGTCGTGGTACTTGGCCCACTCGCCGCCCATGCCGTGCGTGTCGTAGTACGGAAGCGGCTGCAGAGTCCAGCGCGTGGTGACGAGTTGGAAGCGCTCGGTGTTACTGGGGCCCGGCGCCGATGACTTGCGGACCTCGACATAGAGGTGGATGTCAGTACCCACGATTATCCCTCCTGCCGCTTGTGCTTGCACACTACGACGTTGGGCTCAAGGAGTCTTCCTTCTCCCCGACACGCAAGCGTATGCGTTTCGCCTGCTTGAATCTGAGAACATCTCGTAGAGACGCATTCGACTACGATTGATCCGCCCACCACTGCCGGTTGGATTGTACGAGGAAAGGTCTTGCTCTCCACTTGCAGCGTGAGGGCTACTTTCTCTTGCCCGCCGCTATCAGTGCGAACGTAGCGAGTAGTGGGGTCCTTTGCTACGGTACCGGTGACTTCATGCGGATAGCCCAAAGACACGTCGCCGCCCGCCATGGGGCTTGAACACAAAGCAAGGCCAAAGACGCAGCCCAAGAGCCCGAGCGTTGCGATAAGGGGTATTTCATCAGACATTACTGTCTCCTACGAGAAGCTTGAACTTAACAAAGTCAGCGCTGAACTTGTAGATTTTGTCGGTGTTGAGGGCCCTTGCACTGACCGGATACTTCCGACGGCGCAGGACGATGTCACTCACGGCGAAGGTGGTGCCGTTGCTCCTGAACTGCTTGCCGTAGCAGTCGGCGGGGAGGTTGATGGTGGCTGCCTTCTGTGCGAAGTCGGCGGGTACGCCATCATCGTTGCGAGTCTTGAACTCGAACTTGAGTGTAAGGCTCACGCCCTTTTCGTACCTTGCGGTGCCTGGGGCCAATGCCAGGTTATTCTCTTCTGCGAATGGACGCAGGAGGTCTGCGGCCTGGATGCGCAGGGACTCTGCAAGTTGTCTGTTCATGGCTTCTCCTTGAAGAGATAGGGGTAGTGGTTGCGGTAGAGTTCTACTTCAGTGGCGGTTGGGTCTATCCGCACGATGCGAGAGGAGGGGTTCTGGACAGGTGCGATCTCACGGTAGGCGTTGTACTGGTTGCGCGGCAGGGCGCTGATGGTGAATGTGTCAGGCTTCCACGGGCCCGGCATGGCCGGCGCAGGTTTCACGTTGGTCGTAGTCTTCGATATGTACGGCGCCATACCCGTCGTGGCCGTCGACTCTACCGTGAACGGAATTAAGCCGCTGTGCTTGCTGTCGGGCTTCGCCTTCTCCTTCGCCTTCTCCTTCGCCTTCTCCGCTGCCCAGATGTCAGAGAAGGCCGTGAACCTACCCTCGCTGCCGATAACGATGTGGTCCTGGAGCACGACGTTGATGACCTTGACCGCACTGCGCAGGCGCTTGGTGGTGCCATGGTCTGCCCAGCTGGGGGCAGGGTCTCCGCCGGGGTGGTTGTGCGCCATGATGACATGCTTCACCTTGTCAGGAGACGCAAGGATCCACCGGAGGAAACTGCGGGTAGACGCAGAGACAGAGCCCTCGTCACCAGACGCCACGATATCAGCGCGTAGCACCTGCTTGTTGGAGCACAGGGCGATAGCGACGAAGCGCTCGTAGGCCAGCGGCTTGCCCTCAACAGTGAGCATGGGCAGCAGGTAGGGCAGTGCGTGCTTCGGCTTGGTGATCCGTGGCGCATCACCCTTGGCCAGCCACTGGTCGTAGTCCTGGCGCGTGGCGACGGATGCCCTGTCGGTGGTGGGCCACCACCAAGGCGACGGAAAGAAGGCACTCTTCCAATCAGGCATGGCTACTCCTCCGGGATGCGGACGTACTCATGGCTCCACTCAATGAAGTGGTGCCGTGGGTTGCCTTCAGGCAGCACCATGAGCGGGAAGCCACCCTCACCGTCGTCGATGACAATGGCAGGAATCCATTCGACACTGTGGGCATAGCGAATCTCCACCCTCATGCCCCGCTCGGGCGCAGGCAGAGCCTCTGCCTCTGACCCTGGAGCGGTCGGAGGCTCTGGCATGGGCAGCGCCTTGAGTTCGTCAAGGGAGTCAGCGATGAGGCAGACGTGGTAGTCGTTGTCGACTGCGGGCTCGCCCTTGCCTCGCTGCCACATCTCCAGTTGCTCGTCGAGTTCTCCCACGGAGTAGGCACGGCCTGGTTCCGAGGCCCACTCGTACATCACCATGGGTGTGCCGTGCTTGCCCACGAAGGGTAGGACATAGCCGTACACGACCTCTTCGTAGTCGGCGGTGATGCCTACCCACTTGCCAGGTACCAGATCAATCATAGTTGCTCCTCGATCAGGTCTGCAATCTGCGCAAAGGTGTAGTTCCCGTCGTCATTCATGGCAGTGATGTAGTGCGAATGGAGGTGGCGCGCTTCAAGGAGCACGAACGTGGAGAGCCGCAGGGAAGGCTCACTGTCCTTCAGCCCCGACCACGCAAGTGCGGCAGGACCTAGCACGTGCCCACAACGCAGGGATGCTTCAGCCCACTCCTCACCCTCGATCCGGGCGATGTCGACCAGTACGCCGAGTGGACAGTAGCAGAAAGTGCCATCCTGCATTGGGGTCCGCAACTCATCACGCCCCGGTTTGTACTGCCCACTACGCAGGCTGGCCACCCACTTGGTCTTGATGTCAGCGTTCATGCTACAGCATCCCCTTCAGCTCGGCCTTGACACGACGCGCGACGTCGCCACGCCACGCCCGTGCGTTGCTCAAGAAGTAGCGGACGATGGACTTGGCAGAGTCCATGTAGTACATGTCGTCGATGCCGTTGAGTTCGCTCATGGCGTCGAGGTAGGGCACGGCTGCGTAGTTGATCTTGCCTCGCTTGCTCCAGTCCTTGCGGATCTCAGCAGCGATCACGTGCAGCGGGCGGTCTCGGATGGGACTCGTCATGTCGTCTCCTTGTGGTGGTAGATGCAAGAGGCGACGAGCTCACCGTCTTCGGTGTCTCGACAGAGGAAGACGTGTCTCACAGTTGCTCCTCGATCAGGTCCGCGATTTGATCGAACGTCAGTTTGACTTTGTCGTTGAGTTCAGTGACCCGCCTGTTTTTGTTATGGTATGTCAGCTTGAAGTCATTGACAGACCCCAAGCCTGCCCACTCCATGACAGCGACGTCTGGGTAGACATCGATACGCAGTGACCGCTCTATGTCTGAGCTGTCCCAGTATTTCGTTACTTTCCCAAGGAGGTGACGCTCATCAGCGTCCTTGCGAGCGAGATCGGTGAGGACACCGAGGCAGCAGTAGTGGTGCGGGCAGGCAGGATTGCCCGTGTTCGTGCGGAGGCGAGAGTCTCCCTGCACGTACTCGCCCGAGCGCAACGCTTCCAGGAGTGAGGCCTTGACCTCGGGGCGCATCGTCGTGTTGTCTGTGGTCATGTCGTCTCCTTGAGTACCCACGGCACGTCGCCGTCGTTGGCGATGAACTCGTCGAGGTGACGCAGTCCCTCTTCCTTGGTGACCTCGATTAGATGGGTCGGAGCATCCTGCCAGCGTGCGTAGAACAATGCGTCAGCCTCGTCGTAGTCGAGGCCCAGGTACGCAGCAGCCGCATCGTGCTCGAGGTCAAAGGGTTCAAAGGTACCGATGTCCCAGACGGGCACGACATCTATGCCGTGCTTCATGCGCAGCGCGTGGCCCGCAATGCAGCAGGCAGCGCCGCAGAATGACCCCATGTCGAACTCTCCATCTGGTGCATCGGCGATGCGCTTGCGCAGTGCGATCATACGTTCACGGTTCATGTCGTCTCCTTGAGGAGGCCTTGCTCGATAGCGGCGGCGAGGATGAAGCCATCCACGATGCGGTCGAGTAGTTGAGGGTTACGTGCGGCTTGCTCCCCGGTGATACCGAAGAGTTCGCGGAACTCGTGGTAACGGTTGCACAGTCCGTTGTTCCACAGATCGTAGTAGCAGTTGTTGGCCTGGCGCATGCGCTCCAGCTCGAGGCTGCCCTCGTCACACTCTCCGCGCGGAGGGATGAGCGCCTTGAGTCGTTCACTGAGAGCCTGGTGTTTCCCCTCGCAGTTCCAGTACGTGCCGGCGGTGTCGGCTGGAACTACATCTACGGAGGGCCACTCCTCGCCTTCGCGGAAGAGGTGACAGCGCGCCACGGCGGGTCCGCCTGTCTGGCTACACGCCCACGGCAGCCCTCTGGTCGCTTGCATGTCGTCGCCTACGCGAATGGCATGTGTACACGCTGCGCAGTCGTCGGAGGCGGCTATTTTGTCTGCCAGCGTTTTGACCTCAGCGCTGTTCTGTCTTCCTCTCCATTTTGACGTAGGCAGCCCGGTTCTTGTACTCATCATTCGTCTCCGTCGAGGTTGGCGCTGAACATGTCGGCGTTCAGCAGGTGGCGGGCGTAGCGCTTGGGTAGATACCAGATGTCATCATCGTCGGGATACATCAGGTTGAGCCCGTTGTCATCGACCCACGCATGCATACCGTCGCTGCCCACGCAGACGAGGTAGTCACCCTCAGGCTCTGCCTCTTCGAAGTCTCGGATGAGGCGAAGGGTATGCGTTGGGTTGACGTGGCGCGTTGGCTCAGGCGGTGCCTTGCTGTCGTCCTTCGAGTCACTCATCGGGAAGCTCAAGTGCCTGGGTGATGGGCTCGGTAGTCTGGGCGGCGGTGTTGTGGGTGCCAGCGACGATACCCCAAAAGAAGATGAAGAGACCCACGACGCCGACTGCGAAGAGGCGGAAGGACTCGAAGGCCCCGTCGGCGTTCTTTACTGCGACGTTAAAGAGCATCATCGTGCCGTTAGCGAGTGTCGCTATGGTCAGGAGAAGGACGAAGAAGAGGGACACGGCAAAGACGTACATCAGTACTCCGTAGAGGCGTCAGGATTGACGCAAGCGAATGACTTCATCAAGCAGGGCAGGCGCGAGTGACAGCAAGTGAGCGTACTGGTCTGGGATGGAGTCCGTAAGGTCCCACTTGCCGGCATCTCCACGGATCTCCAGCACCACCTCGTCGTCGTCGTCACCGATGAGGCGGGCGATGTGGTTGTTGCCCCACTCGCTGCGCAGTTTGAATAGTTCTTGTAGGCTGAGGCGGCTGATGGTTACGTCGACAGCCATCAGGGCGCCTTGCTCAGGCCGGAGAAGGCGCCAAGCTCACGGCGAAGAGACACCTCGGGATGGGCAGCATCGGCACGACAGATGCCTGCATAGGCCAGAAGCTCTGCGCGATACGGCGAGTCCTTCATCCTGGCCTGCTTCTCCGCATGCTCTGCGTCCGCCAGTAGGTCAAGGCGCCAAGCCTCGACGAGCTCATCGGGGGTGTGGCGGTGGGGCTTCTGGTAGGGCTTCACAGTTTGCTCACCGTGTAGCCGTTGGCGCGTATGATCTGGGCCAGGAGGTCGAGCGGTAGCCACACCACTGTCTGCTCGGCGGTTCATGCGGTCTCCTGGCGGGCGTATGCCCTCACGTAGAAGTAGCCGTAGGATGCGTTGGTGTTGCCCTCGACGCGCAGTCCGTCCTTGTCGTAGAGGGTCACGAGGTTGCGCTCGTTGCCTCGGATCTCCCAGGTGTCCTTGAGGCGGGCGAACTCCCTCTGGCAGGCATCGAAGACGCCGATGCTCAAGCGCTGGGCCAAGGCAATCTTCTCCTCGTCACTGCCCTTCATGGACTGTCGGTCGGACAGCAGGCCGAAGCTCCTGCCGTCGTCGATGGCACGGGCACCCCAGCCCACGGTCACGCCGTCGGGGAGGGGTAGGCCCCACCAGTAGTTCTCGTTCATGCGGTCTCCGTTGCCAGCCAGTACGGCAGGTCTTCGAGTTGGCTCATCCAGATCATCCTGTAGATGCTTTGCTCCTGGCCAGGAATGCCAGTGCCGGCGGACTCTTCCCAGCCCTCGGCGATGCGGTTCCAAAGCAGAGCGACCAGTGTCGCAAGGTCTCCCGTCGACGTCGGCTTGCCCTGCGCAGTGAACCACTTGGCTAGCCCACGGTTGCCAGTGGCGCCGCAGTACCAGCGCCCACCCTGGCAGAGAGCGTGGACGTAGGCGAGCGCCTCCTCCTTGGTGATCTCAGAGACCACGACGGGAAGGACGAGGCAGGGCACACGTGGGTAGCCCTCTCGGTCATGCTGGACTGACGCATCGGGGAGGGTGCGGCCACACGTGGTGCACATCTGCATGTCAGCTCCGATTGCAAAGGGTACGGTTATGAAGGGAAGGTGGCGGCATAATCACGACGAACGGAGCGAAGGGCGCACACTTGAGTGGTGTGCACACTTTATACCACACCCTGGGGAAGGGCGATGGGCTCGACGTTCTGGGCGATTCTAAAAAGGTGGGACAACCAATGCACACTTTGATTGTGCAGGTTGAGCCGTTGTTATCCGCAAAACGGACAGCGAAGGGCGAAAATCCGCGAGTAGGTATACGACTATAGGGGAAAATAGAAGGTCAGCTCTATGCGGGATGCAACTTTTCAAGTCTATTAGTATACCTACTGTAGTAAATCAGAGGTTCTCTGTCAGATTCGTCTATATCTCTCTTTGAAAGGTCACTATCGAAGTGTGCATTGAATGTCCCGACTTTCTCAAATCACTGAGAAGGCCGGTACCCTCGACGCTTTCAAGGTCGTGGTACATTATGGGTCTACCCACACATTGCCCTAAGGGGGTCGCGGGGAGGGCTCGGGCCTCTGTCGAGGTCAGCCGAACCCTCTACCCACGACTACTACCCAGCATTCCTACAGGGCTGCCTCCAAGGCGTTGACCTGGGCGACCTGCGTGGCGCCGAGGTGCCGCTGGTGCTGCCGTGCGTTCAGCACGAACCACCGCGCCACGTTCTCGGTGCCATAGAAGGCGAGCTCGCCGGGGATGCGCTGGATGTCATTGCCTTGCAGGCAGGTGACGCACGCAGCCTCGATCTCCTCGCCCATCTGGCCGTCAAGTGCAGCCACGATGATGTCGTGATGGCACGGCTGAAGGCGAGCGCCAGCCCACACACGACACAGAGCAGCGCCAAGGAGACGCTCACGAGGGCCGCGCAAGACGATGGTGGCATCCCAGTCGAAACCTGGAGCAGTGCCGGTGTTGGGCAGGGACTCCACACGGAAGCCAGTCCACGGATCGCGGGTGACGCCGTAGTAGGGAGCCCACTCGCCACGACGGTTCTCACGCATGGTGAGCATCGCAGCACGGGTAGGGCTGAACTGCTGTGCATGAAAGTCGGTGGTCTTGTCGCGGAAGAAGCGCATCATGGGGTGCTCCTGAGGTGGCGGACTGGAGGGTGGGAAGGGTAGCACCAGTGCGTGGCGTTGGGGTAGTCAAGGTCAGGGGTGTCGAAGTCGACGATGCTGCGAGGGCTGTCATCGTAGAAGTATGCCAAGGCCACGCGACTACCCTCGCCCTTCACAGGGACAAAGACGAACACAAGAGCGCCGTAGCTCGGCTCCTCATCCTCGAAGGAGATCCACGACTCACCCATGCGGACCTCCAATCATCTTCCAGAGGCGGGCGCGCTCACGCTCAGCTCCGGCACCACGACCGAGACGATCGTCGAGTTCGGTGAGCTGTTCGCGAGAGGTGCGCTGGTTGGCGGCAGCCTGGCGAAGGGCTGCCTCCTCACGACGCCGGGACTTGCGGTCAGGGCGACGGCGGCTCACAGGGTGCTGCTCTTGCCAGACATGTAGTCAGACCACGCCTTGCTAGAGACGCCGGGAGCGCGCTTGCTCGGACCCTTCGCAGGGCCGGGACCTGGAGCAGACCCACGACGCCCGTGCGGGCTCGTCATCCGCTGCCGCTGCTCCATGCGGTCGGCGTAGCCGGGCTGGTGCTTGCGTGCGGTGGTTTCGCGGACCTCTGCGTCAGGAGAGGCCTGCACCTTGCGAACCCTGCGGGGCTTCTTGCGCGAGCATTCGCCGGAGACGGGGTGGGAGTCACCCTGGTGCTGCTTCATCGCAGCATTGTGACGGGACGGGTAGGAACGAGACATGTAGTCTCCTTGCGCCGGGATGGCGCGGCTTGGTAGCTTGACTCAGAGCTCACCACGAACTCGAGTCGTGCTACGAAAGAAGTTAGTGAATGCCCCAGCAGTCGCCGCGACGAAGGCCCCACGTCTGCTCCACCCAGTCGTGGCTGACACAGGCGCGACCATCGTCATTGTAGACAACCCACACAAACCGGGGACGCCCATTGACGTTGATCAGGGTGAGCTTGTGGTCAGCGGTGGGGGCAGACAGGGAGATCGTCGGGGCACGCTCATACTTGGGCGCTTCAGGGATGTCGCACGGGAGCCAGTGAGTAGGCGCGTCGGGCAACGGCTCCCACCCAGACCACTCATACCAGTCGCCGCTCTGGACGCACCGGTAGCCGAGGGTCACAGTGGCGCAGCCTCGCCACGACAACCACACTGGCTGGTCGCCACGAGGCATTACGGTGTCAGTGCTGATCCATTCCATGTCAGACCTCCGCAGGGACAGGGGGGTGACGGGGATCGAACCCGCGTCGTCGTGCCTATTCAGGCACCTGCTTTGCCGCGACCAACTGAACTAGGCTTCCACCATGCGCGAATCGAACGCACGTCACCGGCTGGCTCCAAGCTACACCCTCACCTATTGTCACCCAAACGCAGAAAGCCCCCACCCCGGGGTTACCGGAGCAGGGGCCATTGACGCAGGCTTAGCCTACGTGGGATGTCGTAGGGTTAGGCGCCGCTTACACGGCGCGTGGAGCAGCCACTACGGCTACCCCTTGTAGAGAAGGTCGCCGACCGGGATCGGGCCGGTGTGGCGTGGCTTGCCGGAAGCACGAGCCTCCGCGCTGCCTCGCCACGGGGAGCCGGCACTGTTGCCTGTGCTGATCTTCGACCACGTATCCGCACGGGCCCAGCCTACACGCTTGCCGCCCTTCTTTGACAGGACCGCAGCCGCAAGGTCGGCACGATAGCCCTTGCCGATGGAACGGCAGAACACCGCGTGGTTGCGCCGCTCTTGCTCGGTGCGCTTCAGTGCCTTGTGATCGCGGATGGCGCGACGGATAGCTACGCTATCGTCATCGGCAGCCCGTAGGGTAACAGCCTGGACGGCCTTGCCCTCGGCACGGATAGCCTCGACAGGCACCGTAGCCTCCTGCCATCCGCCCTTCGCATGCGAGAAGCCACGACGTTTCCCACGCTTTGAACGCTTTGCCATTGTATCCCCATGGCTTAGGGTTAGAGCATCGTGCGCCCGGCATGGACCCACGACGCATAGAGCGCTTAGCCTACGGCGCCCACGACGCAGCTCTCAGAGCTGTGGCGTCAGAATGTGAGAGAGTCCCCCGACACCCTTAACAGTGCCGGAGGGGATGGAGTAGCGACCATGCGCTACCTATTGCCGTTTGACCTCTTGCCACCTACGGCGCGCCGATTCCATGTCGCGCGTCTGATAGTCAGGAAGGTCCGCAAAGTCTGCACTATACGCTCTATACAGCGTATCAGCGAGCTTTGCGGAGTCGCTCGCTGTTGCGGTCATCCTCATGCCCCACATGACACAGGCGCCATGATAGATAGCATGTAGGGACCGTGACAGTGCCGGCGGATAGTACGGGTCGTCAGGATTCACTGCACTACCCCGATCATAAGGGCAGAACAGAGAAGCCACGTGCCACACACGCACCACCATACAACGTCGACCATTCGGATCGTCTTCATCCTCTCTCACTCCCGGGAAGGCCCGTTAGGTTGACCAGTGCCCACGGTAGACCCGTGGAACACCTTGCAAGCGTCTACGCCGCGACCTCCGCTGGCGGAGCCTTGGGCTTCTTGGCGGGCTGCTCTTCAGCAAGCCCGTTGCCGTCGCCCGTCTCCTCGAAGCCGGTCCCGTTCACCAGTGCTGCCTTGATATAGGCGCCGGTCTGATTACAGAAAGCCAACGGACTGCCGTACACGGTATCCGTCAAGGCCTCAGGCTTCTCGCTGTTACGGTAACGCATGCTCGCACGCCCTTCGGCATACTCGACACGCACCTCCGGCAGGATGCTCCGCCCGATACTCGCCTCCACCAGTGCCGACGCGAGGTCGGTCGTGGCGAATGCAAGCTTCATGGCATGACGATCCTTGCCGGCCCAGCGGTGGAGAGTACCACGCAGCACGGCGTCACGGTCGGTATTGCCGATCAGATCCTTCGTTCCAGGGATCATGAGACCCGCGCGAGCGGAGCCCACCAACTCACTGGTGAACGTCAGACCGATCAAGGCAAGGATACCACCGATACCGGACACACCCTTGTTGGTGGCACAGATAGGGATACCCCCATCCACGGTCGTCTGCCCACCCGTCTGGATGAGATAGTACCGACCGACCTTGACCCGTACGCCCTTGCGCCCGGCAGGCTTCGCCTTGCACAGTGCATTGACGATGCGGTTCGGCAGGATTGCCACAGGTTTGTCGCTCACCTGGACCACGTTGTGCACGGTCGCAGGCTTGGTCGAACCCGGGGCAGGTTCCACGGTATGCATCATCGGACGGACCTCGTCTCCCTCTCCCTCGGTCGCAATAGTGCATGGGAAACCATACACCACACAACTGAGGAGAGCTTCGACAAGATTCCGCACCGCGTTGCCTCGAAGGGCTGGCGCGTTGTGGTTGTCGTTGTTCCGCAGGCGAAGACTCACCTTACGATACTCCGCGTACACGTTGCGCTTGGATGCGTCCGAAGGCTTGGGCGCAGGCTTCGCCGAGAAGTTCGGCATATCACCCGCAAACCACACTTCAGAGGTCCACTTGTTGACGCTTGACTCGTTATTGAAAGTAGGCATGACCTATCCCTCCGTGCATTGCACGGATACCGTCGCCAAATGGAAACGGAGCGCCCGCATTACGCGAGCACTGGTCAACCTCCGGCGCACGTATGCGGCGGTTAGAGTCTTTACAGGGTTCCGGCTATCGCGCGCGTTCCCACAAGGGGGGCGCTGCTCACGGTTGGATTTTTAAAGAGCCCGTCGCGTGCGTGGCCATACCGTGCGTGAAGACGCAATCCGAATGATCGGCTGGTGTGACCTGCGACGTTACCGCGTGCGTGCGGCGATCGGGGCGCTCCCAGAGCGGGTCAGCCCTTGCCCCCCTTCCCAGGGGACACAGTCTACCTATCCTCTCCAAGCCCCCGGTGAGCCCGTATTTCGTTCGGAAGATCCGATAACGCCAGGCCCGAGGATTCGGTTTAGCCGAACGGTCGAGGCCTCCGGACCATGACAGCTCGAGCTGTGACAGTGCCAACCGTGACAGTGCCAACCGTGACAGCTCCTGGTGCAAGGGTCGCCCCCCCGCCACCGTGACAGGGGGTACCGGTCCACCCGAATGAGCGAACGCGCCCCCCCGCCGTGCCGGTAGGGGGTGCGCCAGTGCCTGGTGTCACGTAACCTGTCAGGTGACGCCCCCCGCCGGCCCCCCACGGCCCAGGGGGCCCCACAATAGCCGGGGGGGTGTTTCTTGAAACGAGAGGGTTTTTTGCCAGGTGTCCTTTCTGACCGGACAGTGCCCCCCAAATACCCATTGACACACCCATGAGTACCCGATACGCTGCCTATAGGAGGACAGAACATGAACATCGACGTTTTGTTTGCGGAATATGCCCCCAGAAAGGGCGAAGCGGTGGCGAAAGCTGCGGTTTCAGAGGCTGCGAAGCCCATTTCTACCCTGATTGAGCGCATTTACGGGGCTTTGCCCCCCTCTGGCGCCACTAACGAGGCCATTACGGCGGCTACGAAGCACCTGGCGGCGGAAATCATGGAGTTTGTGCCCCGTAGTGCGGACAAAAGCGCGGCTATCCGCTGCGTTCGCCTGGTTAGGCGGGCGATGACTGTTGCTTTGTCGGTAGAACGGCATGGATCCGGGCGAACTCGAGACCGGGCGCTTACTATTGCGCGTCAAGAGCTCTCGAAGGCGGTCTGGCAGGCGCATACGGCCATCGAACTGGCGGATCGGGCGTAGGGAGGGCGGGTATGCGGCGTCGGGACTTCATTCGCGGGGCATTCGCCGGGATTGCGGCAGCTGTTGTCGGTATTCCGGTGCCTCAAGTGGAATCTGCGGAGATTTCATACGCTATGCCCCCGGATCTGCCGGATGAGAAGCCGTCGCTCTGGTTTCACAACGAATACCGGAACATCTCGTCGTTTGAGGCGAATGGTCGGGAGATGTTGCGCCGTATCCACAAACTCGCCGTCAATACTCCGGTCGAGCCCATGGCATATCCTCCGATGCCTCGAGAACACTATGAATGGTTGATGTGTCTTCGCGATAAAGCCATTAGGTCTTGACACCCGCGCCGACTCGGGATAATATCCGCGCAGGAGGTGCGAATGCATGGCACTACGTCAATTCAACTTAACGTATCGGATGAAACTACATTGGTAGTGCACTGATGGACTCTCCGCTTCTTGAGGACGAACGGTACTACGTGAACATCGGGATTGCTGAAGGGTTTATCATGCTGCAGGACGTACCCGCAGAAGTTGTAGCGTACGTTAGGGCCGCAATCCTAGACAGAGCCCCGTGCGAACTTGTTGACGTCAAGGACGTCGACGGAGACATATTCTCGTTCGTGTTTGCGGCGGGCCACATCAGGATGCTTTCGTATGCAGTTAATCGGGAGGAGGATGATGAAGGGGCAACTAAGCCCCGCGTGCTGTCGATGCTTCCTGGCGGTAGGCAGGAGCAGGGCGCCGTAGATGAGTAAGAAGTGGGAAATGACTACCTGCGTCTTGAAGAATGCAGATAATATCCCCCTCATGACGCTCACGGGCCTCACGGAGTCAAGGGTCAAGACGCTAAGGCAGGCGGTGAATGAGAGGGCTTTCGTTACTCTGCGCCCAGGGTTTGCCCAGAAGTTTAATCATGTGCCTAACGACAGCAGGGAGTACCACTACGGCCCAGGCGTGGTGTCTGTCCTCGTAGTAGAGCGCGTCAAGTGAGTGTTGAACTCTACCGCCAATACCTAGGTAAGATGCCAGACTCTGACCTGGCTACGGTCTTGGGGGTCGCCCCTAGCACGGTCGGGCGGTGGCGGCGCTCCAGGAAGATCCCTGCCTGCTCGAGGAGCGTGTCGTGGACCTACCGCGTGCTGATGCTTACCGAGGTGTCAGCGACGCTTGGGGTGCCTTGTCCTGACCAACCTGCGGTCAAGCGAGGGCGAACTCTGTCGACCAGTGAGATCATGCGCCGGTATTACGCCGCGCGACGGAATGATGGAAATATCAGCGCCACTGCCAGGGAACTCGGAATCTCTCGCGGCTCGGTGCTCTATGCCTTGAGAAAGGCGAAGGTATTGCTTCGGGGAAGAAGCCCTAAGCCTGCAAAGGAGGAAGTGTGATTACAGCATTTGAGAAGGACCTGCAGACGGCTATGGCCTCAGCTGAGGCTGCCACTAACATCGCCATTGAGGAAGTGACGCCGGACGAGCGACGTGACGCCCTCTTCTCCCCAGACAACACGGAGGGCCGAGCCCTGCTTCTCTTGGCGCAGTGGCTCTCTGGTGCACCCCAGTACCGAACGATGGGAGTAGAGCTTGCCCCTGCAAACATCTCACAGATGATCTTCCGCGAGGGCCTCCTCCGGATGCTTGAGCACATGCGCGACAAGATCTACCCATGGGACGCTGCTGGCGACGCAGAGGAGCTTGAGCGCAGCAACCATATGGCGGCATCGTTGGCCAACCGCGTGGCGAGAGACTTTGATGAGTTCCTGGAGGAGTTCGAAGAGTTCAAGAGGGACGTCAACTCCTTCCGCGCTACCGTTGGCGAGCGTCCCGCCGCGCCCAACTATACCTCTGTTGCGGACGGACAGCCGGCGCCTGCCCTTGCAAAGCCCGAGCCCTCCCTCCTCGAGGACTTTCCTTATGAGCCTCCGGCGGACCTAGTCATGAGCGAGCGTCACGAGGGGCGGGTCTCTACGCCACCTTGGGACGAACTCTTCCCGTCTGACCAAGAGTTGCAGACGCGGGTGGAGGTCTACGACTCCCATCGCCACGGCGTTATCCAAGGTAAGGCTACGGAGCTTGACGCTTATTACACGGAGCAAGGCCTTGTTGCGATGGCGTTGATGGCGAAGGGCAAGCTCGATGCAGACTTCGACTGCGCAGCTCGCTTCTACTGGAGCAACAACCCTGACCTACAGGAGGTCATGCCTTACCGGGATGACGCATACTACGCGGAGCCTCTGGTGGACCTTGAGCCTCTCCAAGTGCGTAACACGGAGAACTACTACGGCGTCGCCCACTTCGTACGTAAGAACGTCGTGCGCCAGGCTGCCCGTCGCCGGGAGTCGCAGCAGGTTCCTACCATTGATACCATTGGCGACACCCCTGAATTCGACGATGCGGACTTCGGGCGGTCCTCTGCGGTGGATAAGGTGAGCCTCGCAGACGTGGCGACGGACGCCCTGGGGTAGCCAAAGTCATCGTGTGTCAGAGGCAGATTTAGTGCTGCCACTGGCCGCTCACCCTGTTATGTTTTTGGTCCTGCTCGGCGCTACGGGTAGGGCCAATCTACTACAGGGAGAGCACTTTGGACACACAGGGAATGGACGTGCGGGAGCGCACCATCACGCAGGTTGAGGGAACGCAGAGGAAGGTAGTCATTCTGAACGAGAAGCCGCAGACGCGGTGCCTCGAGGCGTGCAAGGACATGCCCGAGGGTCTCATCGAGCCGGAGCTCAGCGACATCGCGCTGGCGGTGCTTGAGAGGCGGTACCTTATCCGAGACAATGACGGCAACGTCATCGAGACTCCGAAGCAGATGTTCTGGCGGGTGGCTCGCTATGTAGCGGAGGCTGACTCCATCTACGGCGCCGACGAGGACCAGGTTAACGAGACCGCCTGGGACTTCTACGACATGATGGCGAAGGGGCTGTTCATGCCCAACTCCCCTACGTTGATGAATGCGGCGCGGCCCCTGGGCCAACTGGCGGCCTGCTTCGTGCTGCCGGTGGAGGACTCCCTCAAGAACGGCGAGAGCGGCATCTACGATACGCTGACGAACATGGCGCTGATTCACCAGAGCGGCGGTGGCACAGGCTTTGACTTTTCGCACCTTCGGCCCCAGGGCGCCAGGGTGAAGTCCACCACGGGCGTCGCCTCTGGTCCTGTCTCGTTCATGAAGCTCTACGATGCCAGCACCCAGGCTGTCAAGCAGGGCGGAACTAGGCGCGGCGCCAACATGGGCATCCTCCGGTGTGACCATCCGGACATCATGGAGTTCATCACCTGCAAGGCTGACACCTCCGAGATCACCAACTTCAACATCAGCGTCGCCATCACTGACGAGTTCATGCGGGCGCTGAAGGAAGACTCAAGCATCCCGGCACGACTCGACGGCGTTCCCACTGGCGCACGTATCAACCCCGGCGCTGTCTGGGATGCCGTCATTGACCAGGCGCATGCGACGGGAGAGCCCGGCCTGTTCTTCGTGGACGAGGCCAACCGCTACAACCCGCTGCCCAACATCGCCAAGTACAGTGCGACCAATCCTTGCGGTGAGCAGAACCTCTTCCCCAACGATGTCTGCAACCTGGGCTCCATCAATCTTGGGAAGTTTGTAGTGCCGTCAAGGCAGATTATTGGCGGTGGTGTAGAGTACTCGATTGACTTCAAGCACCTTACTCGAGTCATTCATACAGCAGTACGCTTTCTCGACAATGTTGTTGACATGAACACGTACCCGCTGCCGCAGATTGAGGACCTTGCCAAGCGCATCCGGCGCATCGGCTTGGGCGTCATGGGCTGGGCTGACATGCTGGTTAAGCTTGGGCTGACTTACGGGGATAGCAACAGCCTTGAGATGGCGGATAAACTCGCCAAGCATTTGAAGGTAGAGTCTCGCGTCGCTAGTCGGGAGCTTGCTCGTGATAGAGGACCGTTCCCTGAATGGAAGAAGTCCCAGTGGGGGGATGGTGCGTGGCAGCCCATCGCGCAAATGGGCGACAAGAACTTTGAGCACCTCAAGCTACGCAACTGCAACCTCACCACCGTGGCGCCCACCGGCACCATCAGCATCATCGCAGGCTGCTCCGGCGGCATTGAGCCCCTGTACGCACTGGCCTTCGAGCGGAACCAGGCTGGCATGCGTATGCTGGATGTCAACCAGGACTTGACGCGGGCGCTGGAGGGTGTACGTGACGGCGGTCGTCCCTACAATATCGGTCTTGTGGCGGATGCGTTGTTGCGCGGTAAGCAACTCAAGGACCTCTTGAGCAGCCAGCAGCAAGGCCTTGCTGGCGTCTTCGTCACCGCACACGATGTCACGCCCAAGCAGCACGTACGCATGCAGGCTGCGTGGCAGAAGCACATCGACTCCTCCATCAGCAAGACCATCAACCTGCCCCACGATGCCACTGCCACCACCGTGAACAACATCTACGAGCTCGCCCATCGCCTCAAGTGTAAGGGCATCACGGTCTATCGCGACGGCTCTCGTCCTGAACAGGTACTGTCGACGAAGAAGGCGGGCGTAAGCGCAGAAGCGCCGGAGGCTGAAGAGACTGTCGATGAGCGCTACCCAGGGTGGGACGACCCAACTCCGCATCCCCTGCCGGAGACGTGGTCGCAGGACCGCCCCCAGATCCTTCAAGGGTCTACCGTCAAGGTGGAGTCCCCGCTGGGTTCGCTCTACGTGACCATCAATGAGTACGGCGGTCGGCCCCTTGAGGTCTTCTGCACGGTTGCCAAGGCTGGCGGGTCTGCGTCTGCCTCAGCTGAGGCTCTGGGCAGGCTGGCGTCTCTGGCACTGCGAAACGCTGTGCCTCTGGCGGAGGTACGCAACCAACTCCGAGGCATCGCGTGCGACAAGCCGGTTGGCTTCGGGCCCAACAAGGTGCTTTCGGTACCCGACGGCGTGGCAAAGGCCCTGGCAGTGTACTTGGATAGCGTCGATGACGCCGTGGAAACAGTCGCGCCTACGACTGAAAGGGCTGCCGCTAAGGCGCATGAAGCCTTTCGTAGCGCAGAGCCATGCGGCGAGTGCGGTTCCAGCAACGTAGCCTACGAGTCAGGATGCTCGACCTGCTATACGTGCGGCAACTCTGCCTGCGGGTAGGGGTCTGGACCAAAAAAGAAGCCCCGGTCAACGCCGGGGCTTTCTTGTGTCTGCGATTGGTGACTATCCTCGGTAGCCCTTCTCGTCTGCGTAGCCGTCCATGATCTCGCGCATGGTACGGCCCTGCCGCCACTTGGCGCCGTCTGCGTTTGTTGCAGCTCTAGGGTTGGTCAGCGACATGGTGGACTGGCCTAGCGATGGCGCTTCTGGAGTTACCTCCGGCTTGGGCTCAGGTGCCGGGTAGTGCGCCATGACCGCCTTGATTACACCTTCGATCTTCCGGTACGCCTGCGGGGGATTGGGCATTTCGCACAACTGGGCGAACATGCGCAGGGCGTCGTCGTTCTGCAAAATGTGCGGCGCCTTGTCCTGCAAGAAGTCTACAGCGGTGGCGGTACCAAGTTCCAACTCTTCCTGAGCGATATGCTCGAGTCGGCCTTCGGCTGCGGTGAGGCGTTCCTTGGTCTGACCATGCTCGGTCTGCCACTGCTTTTCCTTCTCCTGCCACTCCTTGACCAGAGCCTCCTTAGCCGAGGTCATCTCAGCTTCGTGGGCGGTCTTGGTCTTCTCCAACTCCTGCGAGAGCCGCTTCAGGTTCCCGTCGGGGTCGTCGTTGGCGGCGATGAGTGCCTCAATACGCCGCTGCATGGCCTCTGCTTCAGCGAAGCGGCCGTTGGCCTCGTTGATCTTGGCAGTGTACTCGGCGGTGAGTTCGCCCCGAAGCGTTGCCGACTTCTGGTTGTAACCCTTGTGGAACGCAGAGAACTTCTTTCGAATTCCATTGGCCAAGGCTGGGCGAACACTCTCGGGCACCTGGTTCCACCACGGCGACTTGTGGATAGTGTCGAGTTCGCCGTTCCATGCGTCTAGGTCAATGTCAGATGCGGGCTCGGCGCCAGCAGCGCCAGAAGCTCCGCCTCCGTCAGAGGCCTGGACATCGCCAGCACTGCCATCGGCGATCCCGGCGTGGGCGGGCGCCGAATCAGTGGCCGCAGGGGTACTTCCATCTGCAACTCCGCCTCCACCCGCCACTTCGCCAGTAGAACCTGTGGGTGCATCCCCTGTTCCTTCGATACCATCTTCTGAAATGTGAAAACTCACGTTTACCTCCTCTATCGTTGGTTAATGCGGGGTGAAGTCGTCAGACTCGCCAGCCATGATGCCTGTAGCAGATTCGTGCGCAGCGCGTTCGTCAGGCATGGCTACTCCTCTGGCCCTGGCTTGAACGGCTTACTCGCCGGTTTGATTGTGTGCTTCATAGGTTCACGCTCTTCCGGAATGGCGGGGCTGCCGCGCTTGATTGTGTGCTTCATAGGTTCACGCTCTTCCGCGATGCGCACACGCCGACGGTAGGTAGTCGCGGGCTCCACTCTTCGCAGGGTGAAGGCATCTGGTTCCATCTCCATAGCCGCCTGCTCAACTTTCGCTCGAGCGTTGAAGTCGGAGTGCAGAGTGTCGCCAATGTGTTCAGCACTGTAGTCTTCGTACTCAGGGATTGAGCGAGCTGCCCGAAGGATCAAACTTGCGCGATCCGGCTCAATACCAAGCCTCTCGCCCACCTTCTCCAGGTCATTGCTACCCTCCTGCGTCTGCGTAAACGTCCGTTCGTCAGGCATGACTACATGCCCGTTTCAGCGTCAGGAGAGCCCACACCTTCGGCGCCCATCTCAGGGATGGCAGGCTCTTCAGCCGGCGGCGCCTCAAGATCTTCGGGACTGCCTTCCTTCTTGCGGGCGACCTCTTCCTCGACCTTCATGCGGAGGGTCATGTCGCTAGCAAGCATGTCGGCGGCCTCTTCGGCGCTAACTCCTGCATACTCAGGAATCTCGCGCATACACTCAAGCAGCATCTTAGCATGCTCGGGCGAAGTCTGGAGTCGATCAACCAGGGACTGAGCCTCATCGGCACCGCCTTCCATACCCTCAGGGGCGGCCTCGTCGAGACCCTCGCCTCCGGGAGCGCCGGGAGGAGGTCCGCCTGCCGTAGCCATGTCCTCGAGTTCACCCATGACGCCAGCGACGTCTTCGGCAGTGGGGGCAGCGCCTGGAGCGCCCCCAGGTGAGCCCTCGGCGCCTTCTGGTGCTTCGCCCTCTGGCTTCTCGCGGTAGCCCTTCTCTTCTGCCTTGCCCTTCATCATATCAAACAGTGGCATTTCTATCTCCTTGTTGTGGTTAAGAGCCGGCTAAGAGCTGGACTTCTTGATGGTTCCTCGTGGGTCAGTCGGTCCTGCCGACAGCCCGCCGCCTCCAGTACTCTGCGAGGCGCCGCCGAGGTTGGGGCCAATGCCCCCCTTAGGTACGCCCTGCCCGGGGAGGCTACCAAACGTAGTAGCCATGCGGGTGTCAGGAGTGGGTGCCGGGGTGCCGGTGTCGCTGTCCTCGGAGTCGTCCTTACGGTAGCCCCGGGACTTGGCCTTGGCTACCAACTTCTTGAAGAGGCCTGCGCCCATGGTTGTCTCCTGAGTCTGAGTGGTTCTTGTAACTTACTGGTTCACTGAACGCCAGCGACCTTGGAGCCGCTCTTGCCCTTTGCTGCGTCTCTAAGTCGGCCCATCGCAGCGCCACCTTCAGCGGCAGCTCGAACAGGATCCTTGCCCTTGCGTTTCGCGTGGGCACTGGCGCTCGCCGCCATAGCCTTTTGTTCTTTCTGGAAGGCCTTCTTGACATCCGGGGTGATGCCATTCTTCTTGTCGCGTTCGAAGGCGTTGTGTCGCACCTCGTCAGCATGGCGCTTGGCGCTGGCACCATCGGTCTCGATCTTAAGCGAGAAGCCTTCTGGGACTTCGCCTGCGAAGGTAGTCTGAACATACTGCTCGAGCTGAGACTTGGTCATTCGAGGCAGGCCCTCGGCGACAAAGAAGGTGTTGTGGTTGGTCTGCGCAGGGGCGCCGTTGATGACGGTGAAGTTGCCATCCTCGTCGGTCTCCCAGCACGGAGTCTTGAGCTTGTCTTCGTACTCTGACATGCTACCACCGCAACGAGAGCACTCGGGCAGAGGCTCGGTGTCGTCGTAGCGAATCAGATCGGTCCATGGGCAGTCGTTGCACAGGAGGCGAGCTTTCAAGATCATAGCGTCTTCTCCATCTGACCAGTGGCGACAGCCTCAAGCTCCGCCTGCATCTCGGGAGTAAGCTCCATCGGCGCTCCGCCTCCTCCAGCTTCCGGAGGCATGGCCTCGGGCGGCATCTCTGGCGGAGCCTCTGCAGGTGGCGGCGCCGTGGCGGCAGCCATCGCATCCTGCATCTTCTTCTTCTCTGCTGCAGAGCGGAAGGCCCTGGGCGTGAAGTTCATCTTACGCAGCATATCTTCCCAGAGGACATCGAGGTCGATGCCAAGGGCGACACCTGCAGCTTGGGCTTCCATCAGCGGAGCCAGCATGGCCTGCATAGTCTCGACCAGGACGACAGGGTTGCTGCGAAGGGCGTTGTAGGCGCTGACCTCGAAGTCGCCCTCGATGCCGCGAATGGTGCTGAGATCTACCTCAGTGAAGGGCTGGTCGCTGCCGCCGACCTTGATGAACTTGGGTCGGGACATGTGGCGCTGACTGAGGAATAGGTGCTTCTTGGCGACACCCGCAAGGGCCTCGTAAAGGTTGGCCTGGCGGTAGCCGATGCGGGTGGTCTGCTGCGCCTCGATGCTGGCGACCTCGGTGGCTGTTCTGGCGTTGACGATGGCGCCGCGACTGGCCTGAGCCAGGGCGCTGGTGTGGCCTGCCATATCCATGAGCTTGTCAACAGTCTCGAGGGCGAGGCGCGGTTCAGCTGGCTGGGGCGACTGCGCGAAGAGGCTCTGCATACGCATGCCCTGCATCCGCATGAGTCCGTTCTTGACGTGGACGCCGACGTAGTCGCCAGGGTTGGACAATGCCAGGGTCTTCACGTCGTCGATGTTGATAGAGCCGCTGTCGTAGATGATGCGACCGATGGTCTTGTAGGCGATGGTGATCGCCAGCGTCAGCATGTCGTTGATCTTCTCCTGGTGGCCCAGGATGAGCTCTACCTCGGAGATGCCGTAGCAGTCAACACCGCTGTGGTTCATGAAGAACAAGTCGTAGGGGTTATAAATGAGGTCTTCCTCGTATAGCACCACGCTGGGCTTACGAAGGTAATGGACCAACTTGCCGCGTTCGAGGTCGTAGTATTCCCACACCTCGTAGAACATATGCTGGTCGATGGAACTCATGTTCTCGCGTTTGCCGCTGTCAACCATCCACCGGGGGTACGCTGTTGGGCCAGTGCGGACCTTGGGGTACATACCCGACTTGATGCGTCGCTCGAACTCTGCCTTCTTGACGACGGTAGCCTCGAGCCAGTAAGGGATGTCATCGACATGCCTGACTGTAGGGTCGTAGAACACGCTGGCCGGGTCGGCAGCTCGCGTCACGGGCTCATCGCGTTCGAAGGAGTAGCCTGTTTTGAAGATGCCCCTGTTACAGAGGACAGCGTCGAGGAGAGAGAGGCTGGCGACAGAGCGGATCTTGTTGCGCTCAAACGAGTACCTGGCGAACGAACTCGCTACATCAGCGCGCTCATGTCCGTCACGACTGCGAGGAACAAAGCCGACCTCTGGGTTGTTGCCAACCATGTTGACGATGGCAGTCTCTGCCACAGCAAAGATGAGGTTATGCGCGGTAAGCATGCGAGCATACTCGGCATCACGCTCTGAAGCGCCTACCGTATTGTAGAAGTCACCTCGATAATAGCGGCGGGCCTTGTCGAACTTCTGACGCTCATAGGTGTTATAGTGCTGAAGGTGGCCTTCAACGAGCTGCGAAAGCTTCATAAACTAGTCCTCTCGGCGCCAGTCATAGGGTAGACGTGGGTTGTACCTATCACGCTTCTTGTCACTTGACGAGTTACGAAAGGCTACAGGGATATACTCTTCGTCTGCGGAGTTGGCTACGATCTTGACTGTCGGTGTCTCGAAGCTCCACGTAGCGTTGATATGACATGCCATCACGAAGGTGCGAGCGCGGTCATAGTGATGCTTAGAGCCGTCGGTCTGGGCTACTCGAGTGTGCTTGTTGCGCCCGTCGTAACTGTGCAACTGCTGCAGGAGCCCGCCAGAGCGAGCAATGACGCCGTGGTTGTGCAGGGCGTGCACTGCGTGACCAGTGGCCTCACGTAGCAGCTTGTTGGTGGTGTACCAGCCATCCTGCTTCCGGCCGCAATAGGTGAACAGGTCCTGGAACTCGTCGGTGCGCAGTACAGAGATGGTGCCGTCGGTGACGCTCTCCACCACGACGAGCGGCTTGTCCCCCTCTCGTTCGATGGCAACCTGGTCGCTGTGGATCTTGTCAGGGTGCTGCCGCAGCAGCGGATGCCGGTCGGGCAGACCCTTCCAGATCTTGTTCTCGTCAATCCATCGTGCAGTCTTAGCCACGTGGTGGGCTAGTTCGTGCGGGTCTTCTCGCCCTTCCCAGAAGCCGACTTCAACCATATCAGAGTCCTCGCCAAAGGTCTCCCACAGCGTCACGGCAGCAGGGTCACCGCCGGTGCCCGCGCGCTTAGGGTCAACTGTCAGGAGGTACGCAGCCATTAGGTCGGGCTGCCAGTCGGGCTCTACAAAGGACAGGCCCGCCTCAAAGTTAAACGAACACGATCCGTCAGGTGCCTGGCTCTGCATCTGGTGTTCGATAGCAGTCTCAGGCAGCACGGGGTTGTCGCTACCGATCCAGCCTGACGCAGGGTTGGGCGGATACTTGGTGTCAAAGAGGCGAGGACTACGTTCGAAGGTGGTGGCAATCTCATCCCGGCGGAACTGGAGGTGACCGTCAGTGATCTCCTTGGCTCCATCAACGCTGCGACCTCCAGGCAGGCCATGCAGTCGGAGGACGTACTCCTCTTCTTCTTCTGTGCGGCGGAATCCCTCAGACAGCGGCGTGGTGCAAGTAGGGTCGAGCCACCACTCAAGGAAGCAAGGTGCGCCTTCGTTACGTTCAGAGAATCGCCCCTCGCCAGCCAAGGCTCCCTGCCAGATAGTGTGCGATACCGTGCCGCTGCGACCAGGTGTAGTCTCAATCCAGACTCGAGCGTTGGGCCGACGGTTGACGGTGGGCAGCAGATTACGCACCAGCATGCTCTGGCGTTCAGGGGGCACTTCTCCGAACTCGCTGAGGTGTAGGCGACCGATACTACGGCCGACACCAGGCGACCAGCCGGAGCCGGTGATGACCTTGATGCCCCCGCCGTGCTTGAAGAGGATCTGCTTGACGCCAGGACTACGGCCCTCCGCCAAGGGAACCTTTAGCCCATCGGGCAGGCGTTCAAAGGCGTAGACGATGCGCTCGAAGAGATCCTCTGCTGTTTCCTGGCGTTCTGCGATGAGCAGTCCCCTCATACCGTGGAAGAGCATGCAGTCCCGTAGGAGCATACCGTCGGCGATCCAGGTAGAGAACTTGGCTTGGCGGTACTTGTCGAAGAAGCTCCACCGGTATTTATGGGCGTGAAGAAAACCATGCTTCTGCTGAGGCAAGGTCTCGAAGTTGATGGGTGTGTCGTCATCGGCAATGCCGGCGCAGAGGTGGAAGAAGTTCCAGGGCGTGGCCAGCGACAGGAGCCCAAGGTCTGGGTCAGGCGGGCCGTACTTACCCTTGGCCAGCACCAGAGGCCTGACGCCCCGAGACGGGTCGTTGATAGCCCAGCGTAGTGGCGCCAACGGGTGGATGTCGATGTCGTCGATGTTGAGCGTCATGCGTCTTCTGGGCGTACTACAGATGTCAAAAGATTCGTAGGTAGTCGTCCCGCACGTTCCAATTCTTTCAGCCTACGCTCGTAATGGACCAGCCCTTGCTGGAGGCACTGCTCAAGTGCTAGCGTCACTGTGACACCGTCAATGTCGGGGTCGACGCCCTCGAGCCAGGCGATAGCTCGACGCAACTCGACAATGCGTCCCGCAATGGACGGGCGGCAGCGGAAGTTCAGGTGCGTCTTTGCCATAGCACAACTGTACTACGCCCTGGGACTCCTGTCAAACAGTAGGTTACATGACTCTGGCGCAACCCTGCGCACCTTTTATACTGGAGAAATAATGCCTTACGGAAATATCCCCGCTGATACCATCCTCCCTACTAACGAAGCCTCTGTCGAGAAGATTGACTTCAAGAGCGACGTTGCTGTCGCTGCTAATGAGCTTGTCCTGATGAGCACCTACCCATCTGCAGGTGAAGTCCGGAAGGCGATTCTTGCGGACGCTTCTACGGCGGCGACTACTACCGGCGATATCTACGTGAGCGATGACGGTTTCGTAGCCAGCACCACCAGTACTTACCAGGCATCCCTCTGGAAGACTGTGAGCAACGTCAACACTGCCGCTTCCGGCGTGGATGCTTCGGTCTATCTTTCGGATACGGGCGGAGGCTGGTCCCTGACTCCAGGCACCTTCCGACGCGTAGTGGGCAAGGTTCTTGTGGCCGACGCTACTGCGGGCAAGATTCTCCTGGCCCCTCAGAACGTCAGTGGCCTAGGCTACGGTATGGTCTGGCGCGACAGCATCAGTGCACAGTCAGCAACGGTTGCTTCCATCGCTGCAGCCACCGCCTTCGACAAGACGCTGACTTTGCCGGGCAACACGTGGGTCCAGGGTGCCGTACTACGCATCCAGGGCACAGCGCGGGCCCTTGCGCAGAACAGCACAGACACGCAGCAGATCATCGTTCGTATTGGAACAGACGCTATCCTGACCGGCACCGCTGTCGATATTGCAGTAAATGACCTCTACCACTTCGATATCTCGCTCACTGCTCAGGCTGCGCCCGGCGGGACGGCCGCAGTTGACGGCGGGGGTATGGGCGGTTGGTCGACATCGGGTACTACTGATGTAGACTTTGCTGCTCCAGGCGCCGCTCTGACTGTCGCAAGTAACGCCGACCTCACCCTCGATGTGCAGGTAGCCCACGGTTCGAACAACGCGGGCAACCAGACCGTGCTGGTAAGCTTTAGCGCGTCTGTTATCTAATCGACGCCTGACACCTGACAGGTTACGCCTCCAGGGTAAAACCTGGAGGCTTTCTTGTCTAACGAGCTCGTGCCTGAACCGCCTGTTGAGATCATGTTGCCTGAGGATACCCTTCGCACGGTACGCCAACTGCTGCTCGCCGGCAAGGACCCAGCTGCCATCGCTACGCTGCTAGACCTGACCTACGCGGACGTGATGTCAGCCTTCGATGATCCTGTCTACGCACTGGCTCAGGAGAAGTACGAGGAGAGTCAGGCTAAGGCGGTGGACCTAGCGAAGGCCCGCAACAGTGTGGATGCGATGGATGTCTTGCGTCAGATCATGACCGACGGCGAGGTCGACGCCAACACTCGAGCCAAGGTCGCCATCGACGTCCTAGCGCTGGCCGGGCACAGCACTAAGCCCAAGCCTGCACCAACTACCGCAATCCAGGTCAACACTGCCACTATTGACGAACGAGTGGCCAAGTTGCTCAAGAAATAGCCGAGTGACTTGACAAGTTACCGAGGCCCGGATAGTTACACTGTAGCTCCCGGCAGGAGCGTTCGATAGCCTTCGGGTCCGAACTCCAGCGCGGATAGGCACCCAGATTCCCTTTTACCCCTATGACGGGGCCACGGATCTTGTGTGCCTTGTCCCAAAGCAATGACTGGAGGTCAGTGTGGCTGTTTCCACTGAACTGATCAACACCACTCTCGCGGACCTTAAGGGCCCGCTTGAGGACAACTTCACCCGGTATAACGAGCTCATGGAGAAGCTTTTCTCTAAAAAGCAGGTCAAGTTTGCCGGCGGTACCTACATTGAGCGCCCCTTCATCAAGGGTGCCACTGGCCGAGCCAAGGCCATCCGAAGCGGTTCCGAACTTCTGAACCGTGTCCGTACGAAGCAGACCGAGAAGCTGCAGGTTCAGCCTGGCCGGTTCGTGCATACCCTGCACATTCCGAACATTGAACTCGCGCAGAACACCGGCCCTGCTGCTGCGGTTAGCCTCCTGAAGGAGTACCCGGTCAACGACCTGGAAGCTCTCCAGCGGGACATGAACAAGTACTTCCTCACCGGCTCGAGCGAAGATCTCGCGATCTCCAGTGCTGACATGTACTCGTTCCTGACGCTGAACGGCCAGTTCTCCTCTGGTGTCGGTACGGGTGTTACCAATGGTATCCTCGACTTTGCTGCTCCTTCGGCGCAGACTGATACCGTCGAGGGCGTGGCTAAGTCCGAGGCTGGCTACCACTACAACCAGTACGGTGCCATCACCAACTGGGCCACCAACGGTGTGCGTACTTGGAAGAAGGTTCTTCGGACCTGCGCCAAGCACGGCAAGCACAAGGATGCCAAGAGCTACGTCATCTTCACCGACGACGTGACCTTTGGTAACTACGAGGACAGTCGTTCCAACGCCATTCGAGTTCGTCTCGTCAGTGACGCCACGGAAACCGACGCTACCTTCGAGCTCTCGCTCATGGGTGCGATGGTCTGCCACTCGCTGGACCTGGACCCCTCGCTCTTCACCGGAGACGCTGCTAACGGTGTGACCTACATGGTCGACACTGACTACTGCGAGTTCCAGGTGGTCGAGGCTCTCAAGCTCAGTGACTTCAAGGAGTCCGAGGATCAGGATGTCGTCTACGCGAAGGCCCCGTTCCACGGCAACTGGATCTTCACCCGTCTCCCCGCGCACGGCTGTGTCGCTGGTGGAAACTAAGGAGTAATACGATGGGATACCGATACGTTTCTGAAGCATACAACGTCAGCAACGCTGAGAAGCAGGTGCCTATTGGCGCTGAGGCTCAGCTCTCTGAGATGGAAGTGCAGCGTTACGACAGTGGCGCAGAGGGTGACTGGGTTCTCCGGTACGTCTTCAACGACGCTGCGGCTATCACTCAGGGTGACTGCATCATGATGGACACGGACTACGCCTCCTTCGACGGGATCATCTCTACGGGTACGGTCATTCGACAGCGGGTTCTGGGCTTCGCCATTGGTCCCATCGCTGCTGGCGAGTATGGCTGGGTCTGTAAGCGTGGTGACTGCCTGGCTAAGAGTGCCGACGGCGCTATCCTCCAGGGTGAGGAGCTTGTCTCGCACAGCTCGGGCCACGTTGACGCGCGAGTGGTCGATGACACCGCAGCTACTGACGAGCTTGACTCTGTCATCGCTGTGGCGCTCGAAAACGACGGCGCCACCGCAGCCACCTTCCGTGTCAAGGCTGACATTCCCTAAGGGATAGCGTAAGGAGGCCCCATGGGTTCGAGCAGGGGTGAAATCCGTCAGCTCCTGTTCGACCTTCGTGACTCAAGGTCCACCGGGACCAAGATGAACGATAAGGCCAATAGGGCCATCAACCTTGCGATGAAGCACCTCGTCGGGGACTTGCCATTGGCAATCCTCCCCGACGAGGAGCACGTCGTTCTGTACCCTGATGTTGTGGGCACCGATGCCACGGTGGCCGCACGTCTGAGAGCGCATACAGCAGATGCGTGGGTCCTGCAGTTTACTACGCCTGCAGGGACCACGCCTATCGACAGCACGATCTGGGTGCCGACTGTTGATAGCACCTGGGACGGAATCATGCACCTCGAGGTCAAGGACCCCGACGGAGTATGGCATCGCCGCCAGTCTCGTGAGTGGTGGCTTGGAGACAGCGTCTACAACGTCTCTCTTGACCGCAAGTGGCGAAATACCACTGACACGTTGATGGAGTTTCGCATCCATCAGCCCAAGTTCTACCTGCGCGGTGACGTCATCAAGATCCTGAGCCCGGCCCGCATGTGGTCTGACGAGCGCAACCTTCTCTATGAAGTGGCGCCGCACGAGGGCTTCCAGTCTGATCTACGCGATTACCGTGGCGAGACCACAGGGGGTCCGCCATCTCTCTTCTTCAGGCAAGGCGCCTTCCGCCCTGGTAAAGACATGCTCACGCCCTTCACTGCTCCCACCCTGACTGCTCTAGGCACTTGGGTTGGTGCTGAACAGGAGGGCGACTTTTCTATCTTCTACACGTATACCTGGGGACGCAAGGACGCCGAGTGGCAGGAAACTCCGGGGGGCAACGCTTTTACCCCGATGTGGGAGAGCCCCCCTTCGCCCTCAGCTACATTCTCACATACGGCCAATCCAGGTAGGATTATTAGAATCCAGTGCCCTAACCCCGACGAGATGCTAAACTTCGACGTGGGTGGCTCTGTTCGCGAGGGTCGTACAGGTTATCGCATCCGTGTCTACGTCGCACGCACGGCTATTCGCACGGCAGGCCTAGGTGCTAACGACCTGGTGGAGGCGGATAGCGTACCCTACCTCCTGACGTCGTTCGATCCAGATACGACTATACCAACCGGCGCCTATAACTGGGACGGCGTGGTCCTGCCCGATCGTCTCGTCAGGCACTATGCAGCCAACGGCTACTACGCCTACTCGACCTTCCCCCAGGCAGACTCTCGCTACGAGATCGACATGCGGGTGCTCAGACAGCCAGTGGACCTAGCCCACGACCAGGATGTGATCCCTCTTCAGGACATCGTGATGCCGGGCTTCATGAAGCTCTGCCTGCACTACTTCGCGCAGCTGGATGGAATGGACCATGCCGCTGCCAAGATGTACCTAGACACCTACAAGAAGGACCATCTGCCCGACTTGAGGCACCTCTACGAGAACCCTGGCGGTGTCGTGAGGCAGCCCGCATTCGGCGTCAACCGGCCGATCACGCGTTATGGTGTGTTCAAAGACGCAAGTTGACGGAGACACCATGAGCCTGACAGCAGAAGATCTCTTGAGGGTGCAGCAGATCGCGCACGACGCTACTGAGTCACGCCTAGAACCAGCAGTGGCTATCCTCGCACGAGTCGAAGCGGGTATTGCAGACCTGACCGTAGCATCCCGAGTGGACGCCGATGCAAGGGTGCGACTTCAGGTTATGATGGAAAATCTTAAGGACGCTGTCACCAAGAGCGCAGACACCATTACCAGTCTTGAGCAACGGGTGGGCTCGCTCGAGCAGCGAGGCGCGGGTCTCACTGAGAAAACGGCCATCATCGGAACGATAGTACTCGGAGCAGTTGGGGTGCTTGTAGCGTCTGCCCTCGTGGGGAGTGCCTGATGCTGTTCGAGAGATGTGTAGTCTCCGAGTGGCTACTACGCATTGCGCGGCTTGAGGGTAGGGTGGAGGCTCTGTTGACTGAGCGAGAACCTCGCCACGACACAGCGGAAGTGATTGTGCTCCCTAAAAGAAAGGCCTTGACGTCAGTTCTGGCCTCCGTTAAGGCATAAGCATCATGCGCTACCTTACCGTCCATCCTCTCCACTCTCTCCCTCATGCGGCCTTCGGGCCGTGCCGTACGGGGTAGCGCATGTAGGTAGAGCCTAACCGCTCCCTCAGAGGCCCCCGGCGAATGCGCTAGGGGCCTCTTCTTTTCTGGGTGTAGCTGATGTTGGCTTAGCAGGGGCTTTGGGGGCCTCAGACGTAGGTTCGATTCCTACCACTCAGACCATATGTGGCGCGTCGATTCCTTTCGTGATAGACGTAGGTCATGGCTTTTGGAGAAAACATTCCGCTCATCCGTGACATCGGACGGAAGAAGCGAGCTGCTAAGCAGACACAGATGACAGGCGTTGCGGAGAATCCTCAATGGGAAACTACGCACCGCACGAATGCCCAGGGCGAGCTCTGGCAAATGGAGGGGAGTGGGCCCAGCTTCGAGGCTGGAAAGTTTGCTCAGGACACTCGCCCGTCGAGCACTGATTTCCTGAAAGATTCCAGGACGACTAAAGCAGACCCGTGGAAGTCTGGCGGCGACACTTCGCAGTAACCTGTGCGTTGACGGACTGCGCCTAGCACGATAGACTCCTCCTATCCGAGGAGGATCAATGTCTAACCTGACCGTGCGTGCAGCCAAGCCGCATCCGATGCAGACTATCTGGAAGTGCTACGACCGCTTCACCAAGACCTGGGAGCGTACGTGCCCCATCAACGTCAAGGATATCCGCGACAACGCTAACCTTGACTCGTGGGTGGGTATTGTGCAGGGTTACGACCGCCAGATCTTCGAGATCGGTAGTGCGCCTAAGGTGTACACCGCTACCGACAATTGCTGGATGCCCGACGACTACGTGGCTGACGGCCAGGTGAACGTCTACCGTCCGCCGAACCTACGCTTCGATGCGGATAAGCGACGTTTTATCGACGCTCCTGACGGTGAGGCAGACGACGGTGGCCTACCTCAGCACGAGTTGCTGCCTAAACCTGCTTCGCGAGAGACTAAGCCCGAGTGGTGGACGCGCTGCAGAGATCGCTTTCCGCAGCTCAACGCGCAGAAACCAGATCATCGCAAGTATCGCGATGAAGCATGGACTACTCTCGCCGCATAGGAGGCTGAGTGCCGAGTCCGCCACAGTATGCCCTGCTCGAGTTTGAGGCTCCTTACGGGGAGTCTACGAACACGTATGCACCGGCTAACCTTGCTCGGCGCGTCAAGAACCTGGAACGCACTCCGCAAGGCACCCTGCGGAGTGTGCGTGGGCCGTGTCCCTACGAGCCCGACCGAGGCGGAGGTAACTTCGTTTTTGGGCGCATCCACGGCGTCTTTCACGCTGGGCTGAAGGGGGGCAAGGCGCCTACGCTTATTGTACGGGCGGGCACTAAGCTCTACCGTCACGCTGGCTGGGACCGGACCTTTGAGGAACTCGAGTCAGGCCTGTCGGATGACAACACCATTCGCCAGGTTGACCAGTTCGTTGTCATGAACGACAACATCATCTGGTCCAACGGCATCGACAGGCCTCGAGTCATTACCTATCAGGGTGCTGTCTTTCCGCTTGGGTTTACCGAGACTCCGGGCGCACCCTTCCCAGAAGGACCTACCGTCACGCCCTCAGCTGATAGTAACGAGGGTGTCGATCGGTCAACTAGCTGGCCTAACGACCTCGGCTACTCGTGGCCCGGCAATAAGGGTACTCTGGGGGATGTACGCAACCCTACTGAGGGCTCTGTGCTGGGATCTGCCCACTACTACTACGAGCAATGGCAGGACCAGTTTGGGAACCTCAGCCCGCTTAGTGCTCGTAGCGCGGCTGTGCTCATCAACCCCCAGAGTTCCCAAGAAACCTACACCGCGCAGACTACTGGAAACAACGCGTTGGGTATGCAGGGTGTTCTTGTTGACGACCTTCTGCGCCAGTTCGTTGTTCGAATGAGCGGTACCGCGCCTAACCATGTGACTGGCCGCAGGGTCTATGCTACGCCAGACACGCGAAACGTAGGCACTACCCCGGGCTTGCTGACGGTCCACGAGGGTGTTCGTCCTGTTGTGATTCCCGATCGCTGGGCAGACGCCGAGCTCGGCCCTCCGCCCCTCGACGTGGTGCCTGTGCCGACTTTTCACATCATGTGCGCCCATAACGGCAGGCTCATTGTCGCTGTCCACGGTCGGGTGTTGAGAAGCGAACCTAACTTTCCAGGCACCTTCCTGCGCTATCAAGAGGTGCAGCCGGATGACGGTGGCGCATCAATCACTGCGCTGAAGTCCTACAACGGCAGTCTCTACGCCTGGACTGACCGGGGCATGTTCGACATCTCTGACTTCGACAATCCCGTGCAGATCTCCGGCTCTATCGGGTGCGCGGCTAGCGACACTGTAGAAGCACTTCCTGACGGCTCTTTGGTATGGCTTGCCTATGACGGATGGTATCAGATGGGCAGGCGCAGTTCTAGTGGTCGTAGAAGCAGCCGCAGCCGTGACTCTGGCCGTGATGGATACGGGGGCTACTCATCTGACTGGGAGGGCTCCTATGGACCACCTCGGCCAGGCACTCGCAACTACCCCGAGCTTGTCAGCGGCATGCTGCATGAAATCGTACGTGACGAACTCAATCGCTACGCTATGAGGCAAGCTACGGCTACCTTCGACCCTCGCTCTGGCGAGTACCGATGCGCGGTAACACCTTCTGGCAGAAAGTCTAATAGACTCATCGTCTGCTTCGATGGAGAGTTCTTCCGTGAGCAGGACCTAGGTGTGGATGTCGAGGCCATGTGCACCACTGATGATGCTCGTCAGTACGTGCTGATGGGCGGACGAGATACTAACGATACTCCTCTCCGTACTGTCTTTGTTGCTGACCATGAGTACGAGGACTACACAGCGCCCTCGAGGACTTACTCGTATCAGTCGCAATGGATTCGAGGAGACAAGCTTGCACTGAAGCCGTTCAAGGTGCGCGAGGCGTACATCGGCATAGTCGACTCCTATAATGGTTCAGCCACTTGGACTAACTACCGGGATCGGCAGTGGGTTCAAGACGAGGACACCGCCGCAGTACAGACTATCGGCCTAGACCATGACGACGACAATCCGTTGACCAACTATTATTTCGGAGCTACCCCCCTGCTGGGGACGGTTAAATGCTTTGAGCCCCGCTTGCACTTTCGCGAAGTACGCATGCATCTGTCTGATGTGCGTGAGTGGGCGTTTAAGCTTGAGTCTGCTACACCTATGGAGATTGCGTCTTTTGCCTTCTCTCTTGCTCCTGCAGGCAGTATTGAGGAGCGCTACAGGACTCCGCCGCACGATGAAACTCCAGCGACATAGGGATGAGTGATGCCAACTGACTACACGTTCCCTGTTAAGAAATGGGCGACGAACGATGTTATCTCCAAGGAAGACCTCAACCGCAACCTTATGCCGGCGGTGGATCGCTACAATGGCGGCATGGGCCCGCATAATATCAAGAGTCGGGCTGCGGCTGTCGCAGAAAGTAAGAGTATCGACGATGTAGCGCAGTATGCGTTCATGCGGCCCCACTTTGTGGTCAAGGACGTTGACCCCGGAGTAGCCCAGAGCACTCCCCCCACTACGGCAGGGTCTGGTCCAGACGCATCCTCCAAGATTGAGGATACCTACGAGTGGCAACTGGTCGATGACATGCAGCTCAACATCACCCTGGCAGGCAGGGCCTTCTTCAAGATCTACGCGTGGTGCCAGGTCTTCCGTGACGGTTGGGCCTCCGGCCCTTACACGCTTTCGTCTGAGTACCAGCTAGCGCTTCGCGTTGACGGACGCATTCTTGAGGACCAGTTCACTGGCTTTCAGGAAGAGAGCGAGAATAACTTCATGCCGCTACGCCCGCATGAACCGAAGAGCAAATCGCCGCCTATTCCGCCCAAGCGAATTGCAGTGCGCAAGGCCCACGCCTGCGCTTTCGGGGCTAAGCCCACGCTACTGACCTACACGCTGATGCTGGAGCCGGGGAGCCACACTATTGAGCTCTGCGCTCGTCGCGTGTTTCTGGATCCTCGTCGAATCCGCACAGCCACCTTCACCTCTGGAAACATTGATGTCTACGTCTACTCACGTAAGCTCATTGCGCTGGAACACTCTTACGAGGCAGCCGCAGGGAGCGGTGACGCTAACCTGACCGTTTCTCCCTTTGAGTCTGAACAACCGTTGTCTAAGGCAGACCTCGGCACGGCCAAGCTCGAGGCTATTGCAGGTAAGCACAATAGCGCGTCTGCCGGGCTGGAGGAAGGGTCTATCCATCGAGGAGGACTAAACCACAACCACCTACCTTCGCCGCTTCTGGATTGGGGATTCGCCTCGTGGAACACTGCTGCAGACGAAACCATTCGTGCAGAGTACCAGGCGTACAATAGCAACACCACGACTACCAACCAGACTGGCGGTAACGGGTGGTTCAAGCTCAACGATGGCACGGCGGGTTCAGGCGATTTTAAGGTAGAGCCCAACGGTGGTGGAGATTTTCAGACTAGCGCGGCTGCGACAGACCTGTCTTTCATCCTGGTCATTGGCACAGTGCAAGTTCGTAACGTCAGGCCGCACACAGCTCTTAGTGTCGACCCTGCGTATTTTGGGGCGCTGGGGCTCGGGTACAAGCTTAGCGGGGGTTCGGATGCCATTATCGACAACAGCATTGGCTTTGTAAACTACCAGAACATACACCAGACTGCAGGCGCCGCCCGCACAGAGGTCAACAGTGAAGCATGTGTTTCTCTACTGAGTTGGGTTGACCTGCGTACTGCCCCTCAAATGCTAGCTAACGACATTGACTACTTTCAAATCTATGGCGCAGCCATCGACGCTAGAGGCACAACCGCAAACGATACACGACTTACTCACCGTCGCGGAAGCCTCCTTGTACTGCAGTTTGGCTACCAATCGTGAGGTGTTAAGATGACTACCGTCGCTGTTCCGCACATTGCCAGCCTGTCTGCCGGCGGTACGATTGTACCTGCCTCACTGAACCAAGATTTCTTTGACACGACCTCGCCTAACGGAATCCACTCTGAGCCTAACGGCGGTATGAACTCCGATAACGTCTCTACCTCGTTTGAGATTCAGGCTGAGCACGTGCTTGAAGGAGAGGCGGTCGGAGGTAAGACCTCTGGCGGGGTACGCAAGGTCGATTACATGTCCGATCTCTTTGGCGAAGAGGGCACTAACCCTACGACAGCGACGCACGTCGTCGTACACAAATGCGCAGTGCGTAAGTATGTACCTTACAATGTCTCGCTGCTTATATGGGATGTGACGTTCTTTCGTAGTATCTTCCGCTTTAAGAAGATCACAGAAGGCGAGGTCGTGACGGAGCATGGCGTCACTACCCGAGTCTCGGTTGACGGTACAGCTATTCCTCACACGCTGAGGCATCACCCTAACACAGCCTGGCCGGATACCTACCCTCCTTCGGCATCTCCTCCAGGCAATAACATCGAGTCCTCCTTTGAGTCGTATACAGCAGATTTCCTTCACGTACAGCATGTGCAGAATAACGTCTCTGCAGGCTGGCACGAATGCACTCTGGAGCTCTTTATGGAGTCAACCAATGATGCTACGAGCGGTAGCACTCAGCACCTTGTAAAGAGCATGATTGACGTAGAGCAGGCGGATAACGCCTACTCCAACGCTGGCGTCGAGGTAGATCTACACAACCGCATCACCTTCGGGTCTCGCAACGCATCCATTTGGTACATCCTGTAGTGGCGAGAGATCCGCTGCCGAGATAAAGTGACTTAGGAGTTTACTCATGTGGCCTCTCGTAGCAGCTGCCGCCCTCAAGGCCGGGGGAACACTACTCAAGTCAGCCGCGCCGGCTATTGGCAATCGTAAGGAAGCCAAGCGTTCTGAGCAGTACGACACGGAGCTCGAAAAGCGCGAGGGCGATCTCTACTCCGGCAACACGGGCTACACCAAGGCTCAGCGTCAGCAGATGATGGGCGAGTCCCTTCGCTCTGCGCAGACCTCCAACCGGGGGCTCTACGACGACCTCTCTCGCCAGGCCGCTACAAGCGGTGGCGGGATGAACCAGATTCGACGAGGGCTGGCTGCTCAGGAGGGCAACGATGCCGCAAAGAGCATGGCCAAGATCAACGTCGGGTCGCAGCAGCAGGCGGTCTCTGAGGCCGACAAGGTTCGACGCGAGGTCCTTGCCCAGAGCAAGCGCATGGGTGAACGCACTGAAGAGAATGTGGCAGCAATCGGCGATACTGCGCAGAGCGCCGGTGAGATCATTCCAAACTTCTTCAAGGCGGGAGACCTCGACAACGCCGCTACCACTGCCGGCGTGGGTGATCAAGAAGTGGATCTGGATGCATAATGGGTAAGCTCTCAAACGACTTCTTGCTGGGTGACCAGGACGTTCCTGCGTCTCAGACAAAGACCGAGGTCTACCTCAAGGCCCTCAACGCGCTGGAGCGTGAGCGTACCAAGTACGCCATGCACCAGGATGATGACATGCTCCAGCGAAACATCGCCGCGCATGCAGCCAGCCTGAAGCTATGGCAGGCCAATCAGAGAGCCCGCGTTGAGCTGGAGAAGATCCGGACACTGGCCGAGGTAGACGTCGGCAAGCTCAAGATGGCAGACATCGAAAGTCTACGGAAGGCGATGACAGAGGTCACTGTCGGCATGTCTGCAGCGAACAGCGCCATCAAGAACAAGGTAAGGTACGCCAAGAAGTCCAAGGGCGTAGCAGGAGCCTGGGATGACGCGCTGCTCTCCATTACGTCGGAGTCTATGATCAAGGGCACCAACCTGCATATGCCCGCCCTCATGGACACTATCACGATGGAGCTGTCAGGTAGTGTGTACGATCCGGTTAATGCAGTAGACCGCGAAACTGCCAGGAACCTTGTCGCGGCAGAGATGCGCAAATATGGGGAGGACATCGCAGCAGATTCCTACCTTGACGAGATGCAAACCGCAGATCAGATGCGATCCTTGGCCGGGCAGTTTAGGACAGACGTCGATAACCTCGACGGCGGCTGGGAAGACCTCCAGGATACACTGACAGGTGAGGGTTCGCTCGTAGGTGAAGAAAACCTTGCCGCCTTCAAGCAGACTCTGGACAATCAACTGAAGCTTGCAGAGGAGCACATTGCATACCTAGACGTCCTTGCCGACCCCAGCAGCGAGGAGGCACTTGAGGAGGCGCAGAAGCAGAATGCGCACCGCAAGGAACTCGACGAGCGGGTCGAGTACTTCATGGACAAGATCATTGGGGATGACCCTTCACATAAGGTCCCCAAGCTCATCGGCGCACCGAAGTTCAGGTACTGGGCAGAGCGTAACGGCTTCGACATCGGCACCGTTGTACGCAACGAAGAGGGCGTCATCACCGGCTACTCCCCGGGCAAGGACGACGGCAGGGCCATCTACAGCTTCATCCGCCAGTCGCAGAGCAACCCGAAGACTCTGGTCCCGCTGCACCGGCCCAACGAGTTCATCAAGATCACCTACCGCGAGGACGTGGGCGAGCCTACGACCTTTCTTGCCACCGTCGAAGGTCCCGGAGAACCCCCTGAGATTGATACCTGGTTGAAGATCATCGGGGACGACGGCAAGGAGACCATTCTCAAGTGGGACAAGGTAGACAAGGTCTACTCCCCGGCAGAGCCAGAGCCTGGCCTTGACTTCCGGCCTATGATGGTCTACGAAAAGAAAACTCCCCGGCGGTACGCTACCTACCCCGAGGACATCAGCCTGACGAAGCTGCACGTTGGTGACGACGTTGGTTTCTCTGCCGATGACAACGAGCGACCTCAGGCCAAGGAAGTCACCGCCTACGGTGAGTCCCTGGGCACTCGAGCTGGGCATGACGTCGGCTCTGAGTACTTCCGTGACGAGGACGGTAACCGGGTCTACGTGACCAAGGACCGCATCATCGACATGGAAAAGAAGGACATGTACGAGAGCTCATCCTTGGGCGACACCCGCGACAGCTACATGGGCCGACGGCGCAGTGAGCAGTCCCGTAAGGCCTTCGGCGCCGGAGACGGCGGTGCCGGCGGCAAGGGCGAGGGCGAAGGCGACGTCGAAGCCGAGGGCAGGGACGCTGACTACCAGGGCGCAGACCCCGACGAGCCTGGCATCGACGAGGATGGAGCCTGGAAGACGCGCTTCAGCGGTAGGCTCAAGGACCTCCTCTCTGGCGAGGCCAAGGAGCGACGAGACGCTAACAAGCGTGAACGCGCCCTGGGTACAGAGATCGACGAAGACACGCAGGAGCGTGCCGAGGAAGCCGAGGAAGACAGGGTCAAGACCGGCGCACCTTCCGACGAGCGCCCGTTCCACTGGCGCGACGTGGCGTCCATGCGACGCACGCTGCCTGACGATGCTGGCGAAGATCTGCCCGAAGGCGAGGAATACAGCCAGCCTCGAGGCATCATGAGAGAGGGCGAGGTCGCCTCTGCTGTTGGAGTGGACCCTGCCTCACGCGGCCGTAAGGGTCTCGAGGTTGCCGAGGAGCGCTCTGGTTCCCGAGCTAAGCGCGAAGCCCATAAGGCGAAGACGTTGGGCCCGCCTCTTGACGCGAAGATCCGCAAAGACCAGAAGCCCGGCCAGGAGCTTGCTCAGGACAGCCACAGGTACGCCCGGCAGGGCAACCTTGCGTGGAAGGGACTGCATGAAAAGGCGCTCAGGCCTACTAAGATGGACGAGATGACTCCTGAGGAAGAGAAGCTCTTCAGCATTGAAGAGCGAAAGAAGGCAGAGGAAGAGCAACGAGAGTTGGCCGCAGCAGAGTACGCACCTGCCACCATGTCCACACCAGTCCTGAAGGACCTCTATCGACGCCACACCAAGCTAAAGCAGTGGTCTCCGCAGAGTGAGTGACGCAGCACGCAATCCTCGACGTTGAAGGGAGAACGGGCTATGAGTAACCTCGGAGGCGACAACGAATGCCGCGCATCAAGGAGTACCTCGAGGAGCTGCAGTCGCAGCCCCCAACAGACGCCAAGAAGCCCGCAGACGAGCCCGAAGCCGTCGAGGCAAGTCCCGTGGAGCCTCCTGCTGAAGCAGAGGCAGGAACGGGAGAGACTGGAGCAGGAAGGCCAGAGGCAACAGCCCCGGCTAAACCTGAGGGACCACCAAAGGCAGATGTACGAACACTGCCTCCTGAGCCAGAAGAAGCGGTAGTAGAGCCGGCACCTAAGCCTGCTCCCAAGAAGAAGGCCAAGAAGCCAGAGCCCACCGATGACGAGTCAGTCGCGGCGGGCATGGCTACGTTCAGGGAAGAGACTGACCAGGCCCACGCTGGCCAGGTCAAGGACATCGAGTCCCAGATCACCTCCGCAGAGAACTACCTCTACTCAGTCCCCTACCTTACCCCTGAGGGTAAGGAGGAGTCTCAGACCAAGATCGACAAGCTCAAGGAGGACCTCAGCCGGGCCAACGCCGACCGTGAGGCTGCGCTCAAGCAGCACGAGGAAGAGATCCAACAGCAGATCGCTGACCGCAAGGAGTCTCTGCGGGCCCAGAAGAAGGCGGCTGCTAAGGAGCGCGCAGACTTCAAGCGTCGGGAGGAGAGGGCTACCACGAGGCTGTCTGAGGCCGAGGAGCGCGAAAAAGAAGCAAAGGCTCGCGCTAAGCAAGAGCAGGCGTCCCTTTCGGATGCGTTGTCGTTTGAAGAGTACCTGCAAGCAGCGCCCTACACTACGCCAGAAAAGCGCGAGGAGTCCGAGGCCAAGGTCAAGGACCTCAAGGAACGCCTTCGAGTAGCTCCCCCGGGGCCTGAAGCTCCGCCTCCTCCGCCGAAGCCTCGGGAGAGCTACTCCATGTCTCGCGCCGTCATCATAGGCGATCCCAATGCGGGCAAGCCTGATGCGGAGGGTTTAGCTGGCATGGTGGCAGGCGTAACTACAATAGACACCGATAATAGATGGGCGCTCTTCCGTAGTGCGGAGGCGCACGTTCTTCGCGGCACACCTCTTGACCCGCTGCTTCGCGCGGAGATCGTCGAAGCGTTTGGCGAGTTCGCTCTCTGGGACAATGAGATGTGGGCAGAGAAGGAGGCTGAATACCGGAGCCTTGTCGAGCACAATGACACTGACCTGCAGATCCCCCAGTTGCTGTACAAGCTCGAGGCAGACCGCAAGCGCTTTAGTAAGGAAGTCCGCGAGAAAGTATCGCTAGCCGCGCAGTACGAGGGTCGCCGGGTACCTAAGGAGAAGCTTGAAGCGACAGGCCGAGTGGGCCCCGGTCTATCAGCAGAGCGCGCCTATGAGATCATTAAGCAGCACGCCAAGGACGCCGGGTGGGATAACTTTAAATTCTTCATGGCGCAGTCCGAACGTCGCAGCGTCGATATAAACGCCTTCATCCAGAATGTCTACCTGGGCGATAAGAGTGCCGATGAGTACATCCGTGAGCGCGCTCTGTACAATATTGACCTGGCCAACCCGCAGCCTCCTGACCCCCAGTGGGCAGAGCAGCAAGCCGCGAAGGACGCTGAGCTCGTCCACCCGCCGTCTTGGTACCTGCGTAAGTTGCAGCAGGCCAACATCTTGGGCACCGATGCCATGCAGGACCCGCAAGTAGCCAAGATGTTTGAGCCTGGCGGCCTAATCGCACAGGCTGTCATACGCACCAACTCTGACGAGATGGTGAGCTACGTCAAAGCCTACGATGATAGACTGCGCGGTTTCGAAGACACTGTAACAGACCTCACCAGAGACTTCACAGAACTCTACCGTAAGACGCATAACAAGCAGGAGCTGAGCGACGCAGACGAGAAGCAGGTCCTCGCCCAGGTCTTTCGCTACATCGGCGCTTCGCGTACTCTCGGCTTGATCTCCCACCCCTTCTTCATCGACGAGAGTGGCAAGCCTGCCAAAGAACGGTCGATGTGGTCAGTGGTGTTTGGCGGTCGTGTCGAAGTCGTTGGCCTCAACAATAAAGGTAAGGTCATCCTACGCGATGAGAATAGCCTCATGTACTTGGCTGACTTAATTGACCGCATAGAGTCTGCCAGTATCGGCATTTTTGACGAGATTGCAGACGCCCACGCTGATGGCGAGTTGCCCACCAAGCTCAAGACTTGGGGGCCCCTACCCGTCTTGCGCCCAGACGCAGGTTATGCACTGGCCAAAGGTGCGGTTACTGGTGACATCGACGTCTGGGGTGGCGCCAAGACCGGCATGTCCGAGCGGCGAAACGTACTTGAGTTTGCTATTGACCGCACCGAGGGCCTGCCGGGTACGACCCGAGCCCTCATGATCGGCCTGGCAGGCGTAGCCACGCTGAAGAATCCTTTCGACCTCATCACGACCCCAATTTACGGCTTCCGTGCGCTAAAGTCAATCGGTAAGGTGGGCACCGCAGGCTCTAGGCATCTACTAGATCTTGCGGGTATGACCGATACGATGGAGTCACTCCTCGCTAAGCTACCCAAGGACGAGGCTGACAAGCTTGCCGACATGCTCGAAAATCGCGCAACGTTGCGCAATAGCTACTCAGACGCGCTGGAACAAGGCGACTTCGCGCGCGCAGAAAAGCTTGCGGATGAAGTGGTAGGACTTGAGCTCGATATGAATACGCTCAACCCTCGCCTCATGGATGCTGTCAACCGCAAGGACGCCGAGATTGCTGGCGTGCGCATCGCCACAAACAAGAATGGCGAGGCCATTGTCGCCACTCCTGATATCCTCAAGGGCGCTCCGGACATCCACCGCAACCTATACGGGCTGCACCCAGCAGTGCGCAAGGCGCTTTTGAATAAGAGAGGAGGCAAGGCTAAGGGTGGAGGCAAGTTCGCTGGCGTCAAGGACAGGGACCTCTACGACATCGGCGCACAGATTCGCATCCTCCGTGCTGCTTTCGGCAACGAAGAGACCATCGCCGCAGCGACAGTGGCGCGTGAGTCGGCTTTGGTTCGAGCCAATGTCCTCGCCAAGAAGTGGGAGGAGTTGGGCGTTCTCGATGACGAGGCCAAGCTTCTGCTTGAGCGCATTACCTCCGATACGTCCATGCGCGAACTCCTGTCCGCCCCTAAAAGCTGGGAGGCCTTCTGGAAGACTCAGGTCAAACAACTCCCCTCCATGAGGAAGAACTTCGACACGGCTAGAGACGCCGGTACTCCAGCACGCGAGCAGGCGTACAAGGCCATCGGCAAGGTCAAGAGCGATGCTTCCGATGCCGAGACTGTCTTCGATGCGCTAGCGCCTTTGGCTGCCATGGCAGTTAGTGGACGTATGCGCTCCGATGCTGAGCGCATGATCGCTACCCAACTGCGGCGCCATGGGGGCAAGCTGCCTGAGACCCCTCCCCCCGAGATCGTCGGAGAGGTAGGTCAGGTGGCCCGCTACGGCAAACTCAGCGAGTACGGCCAGGTGCTGGCTAAGCGCCTCGAGGACTTCGGCTTTGAGCCAGATAAGGCAGAGACCTTCGCGCGCCTGGCCGATGCTCGTGCTGTAGTCTGCGTTCGCAATGGCCGCGACCCTGACATTCCCTCCTGGTACGAGCGCACCTTTGCTGACATCAAGCACGGTGACGAGGGCCACGAGGTCGACGGTGTGCTTCTCATGCAGCCTGGCGACGACATCCTCCCGTCCCGTGCCGACGAGCCCGAGGGCTGGACGAAGATCGAGACGTCTGTGCCGGGTAATCCCAACGCATGGTTGCGTGAGGCTGTTCGTCATCCAGGGAGGGGGCCCCAGCCTGAGGGCTACTTCAAGCTGACTTATGACGAGGTGGCCCGCTATCTGCGCAAGCACGGAACGGAAAAGGAAAAGAAGGTACTTTTCTATCTAAGTAAGCACGTCGATACCAGGAATCTCGCCATCCACGTCGTCGAGGACGTCGATGTTGCGAAGCAGAATGAATTCTTCATGTCTGTGTTCGGCACGGTGGTAGACGAACTCGAGTCGGGCCGGATAGGGGGCGCTCTACGCGGGAGTCGAGTACCGAAGGAGCTTCTGAGCGTCTTGCCGACTCACCGCAGCGGTGATCTGCTGCTCAACGCTACCGGCGGCGCATGGGCGTCTCCTCGCATATTTCTTCATGAGCTGGCCCACGCTGCCACGATGCAGGCGCTGGCGGCTCCTCGGACCAAGGAAGGTCGCCAGGCCGTCAAGACACTGGAAGGTTTGTACGAGACCGCCAAGAAGGAGCTTCCCGAAGCCACCTACGGACTGACCAACCTCGATGAGTTCGTTGCCGAAGCCTTTAGTAGCGCCGACTTCCAGGACATGCTGCGACAGCTGCCGGCTCGACGTGCACAGGGCCGGGTCAAGGCCATGTGGGACGAGTTTGTCGAAGCCGTAGCTGATGTGCTCGGCGTGGCCCAAAAAGATCGCAACGCCCTGGCCGAGGCCATCGACGCCACTGACCGCCTACTCCGTGCCGAGGATGCCACTGGCACGGCAAAGCGGGCTGACCTTATTGACCATCGGCGAAGGATGAAAGAGCAGGAAGCCGAGATCGGCGACGACATCCTCCCCAGTCGCGCTAGCGTCGTCCAGGACCTCGCTGCCGCTGACCCCGAGGACTTCGTGGCAGGTGTGCGCCGCATCCTCAACGCCCTGCCCGAAGACGCCGAGGAGGCGCGCGAGGCGCTGGAGGCAGGCTGGGATGAGCTGACGGGCAGTCGGGTGCGGTACACCCCAGGCTACGCGGGCAAGGCCCTGGCCTGGATCGATCCGGAGACGGGCAAGCTGGTGCGCGGGGACGGCTGGAAGGGCTTCGAGAAGTACCAGGCGGAGGCGCTGGGTGAGCTCGATGAGCTGGTCCGCACTGGCGGCTTGGCGCCTGCGCAGGCAGAAGCGATGCGGCACCTCTGGGGCAACCCCAAGGCGCTCGAGGCGCTGTTCCGTGTGGACTCGGACACAGATGCAGTTCACCTCAACAAGGCGGTGAGTGAGTACGCCGCCAGCAGAGCCGTCGATGCGGTGGCCTCGGCCACCAAGGCTGCTCGGAAGCTGGGCATCAAGGGTGTGCGCGTCGCAGACGTCCTCTCGGGCAAGGCCTTCGAGAAGGGCGGCCCCTTCGACGGCATCATCGACGCTGACGTACGGAGTGCCCGGCGGAGCTCCGAGGCTGCGCGCAGGAACCACGCGGATGGGCAGGCCGTGCTGGACAAGGCTGGCGTCGACTTCAAGGTTCCCTTCCCTGTGCCCACCCGAGCGATGCTGGTTCGCCAAGCACTGGAGGACTACGACACGGCGCTGTGGAAGGCCGCCCGCGATGGCACTGAGATGCCGCCCAGACCCAACCTCGACGCGCTGGGCAAGCCCAAGGCCAAGCCTCCCCAGAAGGGCGAGGGCTTCGACACCTTTGGCGCCGGCACGGCCAAGCGCTACGACACCGAGACGGCTGGGCCCACCTCCGACCTGACCCTCGATGAGCTCTACGAGGACGTCTTCGAGGGCTCGGCAGACCTGGCGCGGCCCAAGGACCTCCCCAAGAAGGACACGTCGGTCCCGGCGGGCGAACGCGACCCCTACTGGTACGAGGACGACCTTCCTCGAGGCCGCAGTGCCATCCTGGGCGAGGTCCGCAAGACTCGCGACAAGCTGGGTCGGGCCTGGAAAACTGACAGCGGTGTTGTTACCATCCCGGACCACGAGTACGAGGTCATCAAGACCTTCGTGAGCATGGTGGGCACTAACCGCCTCGCTGACGTCGCCCTGGCCATCAGGCCCAAGGTCTCCGAGGGCCTGCTCATGTTCGATGAGCCCCTGGGGCTCTACATGTTTGCCGACTCCATCGTCGGCATCAGCCACTCGGCCATCGTGTCTGGGCGCTTCGTCGACACCACGGTCCACGAGCTCTGGCACAGCCTCTCGCGGTTCCTGCCCGACGCCACCGTCGCGGACCTACACAAGCAGTTCGTGCGCGAGCGCGAGACCTTCATGCGGGCCAACCCCAAGGCCTTCGACCGCGAGGGCGCGCTCGCCAGCATTAGCATGGCCGAGGGCCAGGCCACCTACCGCTACGCCAACTTCGACGAGTGGGTCGTCGAGAAGATGAAGGACCTCAGCATCGAGGAGGCCACCCGCAAGGCCAGCCTCAAGATGAAGGCCGCTGGGGAGATCACCTTCGGCAGCCGTGCTGACCAAGCGCTGCGTGCTCTGCGCGCCCTGGTCATGGGCCACTTCAACCAGATCAAGGCCATCTTCGGCCGGGACGTGGCCCGCAAGACCTACATGGACTTCATGAAGGGCAAGCACACGGAGAAGGTCCGAGACGGCACGCTGGCCAGCGCCGTGAAGCTCAGCCCCGAGCAGGAGGCGGCCTCGGCTCAGCGCTGGCAGGCCTTCCTCAACTCGATAGAGGCGGGCGCCGACGCCAAGGCTGCCGGCCGGCGGATGACCCTGGAGACCGAGAAGTTCCTCGACGACCTGGTCACGGGCGTGGCGAAGGCGGGGGACGAGGCCATCTTGCCCAGCCGGGCCGACGACGAGGCCATTGAAGTCAAGAAGGGCAAGCTTCAGGCTGACCAAGGCCGCCTGATTGAGCTGCTCGGCGCGTCTATGTACGACCAGGACATCGTTGCGGTGTCTATCAAGGAACTCGTGCAGAACGCTTTCGACGGCGTCAAGTCGAACCCCGCCCCTCCGCCCGAGGGAAACCGCATCATCGTCACAGAGGACAGCAAGACCCACACCATCGAGATCGAGGATAACGGCATCGGCATGACCGCCGACACCGTGCAGGATGCGTTGTTCACCATTGGTGGTACTGACAAGAGTGCGCTCAAGCCCGGCCAGCGTAGCGGAGGACTGGGTCTCGCTAAGATGGCATTCCTCTTTGGCGGCGAAGAGATCACTGTCAGGACCGTGAAGAACGGCATCCGCACTGAGGTGCAAGCTACTCCACTGCAGATCAAGGGCAACGACTTCGAGATCCGCCAGTACCGCACGGACGAGCCCAATGGTACGTCGGTCAAGGTGAAGTTCCCCGAGCAGCGAATGAATCCTAAGACCGGCGAGCTGGAGGACGTCGACTTCGGCGGCAACTCGTACGGCCTTGCCGGTAAGATCATCGGTGACGTAGAGGTCGTGTACCGCAGCAACAAGTGGGGCGACTCGATGGACGAGCAGGTAATCGAGACCGGCAAGCACATTAAGCTGCCACCTGTGCTCACCAAGGTCAAGTTCTCGTGGGGCGAAGCTACCATCTACATGGGCACAAAGCGTAAGGAATACACTTGGGCCAACGTGTACTCAGCTGGGCTTCGTCAGTTCCAAAAGCGTTTCGATGATGTTCCCTTCGAAGTACACATTGACATCCGCCCTGACGTACCCTCCGAGCACCCTCACTACCCCTTCAACAACCAGAGAGAGGGGTGGCGAGGTACTGTCAAGGACGACGTCGAGGCCATCGTCCAGTACCTGCAGAAGCACTCCTCAGGCCTCTCTGCAGAGGAGACGGCCAACAAGTTTGCAGACGCTGTCACCATGGAGAAGCTCAGCCTGACTGAGCTCGGTGGCGACTACGAGTCGTCGCGCAAGGCCATGCTCGACAAGTTCGCCCCGGTGACGAAGGACATCGACAAGCAGAAGGTCGACGACCTCTTTGAGTACCTTGAGGTGGCCAAGGACGGTAGCGTTACCACCGATACTGGTCGCCAGGTAGTCAAGTCTACGAAGGAGCGTAAGTCTGAGCGGGCGGCTGCGCGGTCTATGAAGGCCGAGAAGGCGGCCAAGGACGCTCGCGACTACTTCAACACTGTGGGCGTTGACACCACCAAGCCGATCTTCCACAGCAATCTCAACACCGACATCTTGGCGGAGGTAGCCAAGGCCTCTCGCACGTCGCCGCACGAGATGATGGCCGAGTTTGGCAGCGCTGTGCACGAGTTTATGCGGTACGTGGCAGAGCACGGCGGGCCTGTATACAGGCGCTTCGACGACCCTGCCACACCCTACGCTGCAGGTATTTCGCTGGACAAGGGCTATCGCGGCGTACATGTGCGTGCGCCCTATAATGCCTTCTTCCTGAACCCGCTGGCCTTTGATGCGTCTACCCCAGTTGGCGCCGGTGGATCGTACCTACATACGCTGTTCCACGAGGCTGCCCACACTGCCAGGATGAGCCACGACGAGATGTTCACCGTGGCCCTGGGCAACCTCTACGAAAAAGCTAGCGATGCCGGCGGCGTACGTGCCCTCGAAGACGCTCTCATTCAGATCGCATCCAAGCACTGGGACACACTACAGGAGTTGAAGCGTGCCTACGAAAACCACAATGTCAAGAATCGGGGACGTTCTCTGGAGGACTCTGGCAGCAGATCAGCCTACGTTCGCGGCGAAGAAGGCCCGGGTGCTCCACGCGTTGAAGGACCACATGATGATGGCGCCCAACGCGGCGTCGAAGCAGGAGTTCCAGCAGGAGATCGCAAGGGTGGAGTCACTCTCGGAGACGTAGCCCTCGCAAACGCAGACGTCCTGCCTCCGCAGGTTCTACAGTCCTCTGGCGACGGTCCCAAGTACGCGGGTCGTCCTAAGTTGCCAGATATGCCGGAGTTCAAGAAGTTCCGCGAGCAGGTATTGGTCGGGCTCTCAGAGCACGATGATCTCGTCCTGGAGTGGAGCAAGGCAGAAGGCGCCAAGGCTGTCGATGAACTGCGGGATACCGTCAAGGGTATCGACGATGCTGTGCAGGCACTGGCGTGGCACCCGAAGCTCGTGGCAGACCTCAAGGTGCTGGAGAAGGCCAAGGGAGCGCTGCACTACAACGAGACCAACGCCGTAGAGAACGCAGGCGATCTACCTTGGCGCACCGTTAACCAGAACCTGTTCGAGTTGGTGGATGGCAAGCCTGGCCGGTGGGACGTCCTGAAGTCGGAAGACGGTAAGTGGTATCCGTACGGCACTGCTACTGAGACTAACGTCTCGAGTATGCACAAGCTCAGCAACAAGGGGTACGCTACGCCGCAGGCAGCGATGCGAGATCATAGCCTGCTGCCCGCTTATCAGAAGTACGGCATGGTGGATGCACACTACACCAACGCCATCAACGCGTCGCGAAAGCGTGTAGACGAGGCAGACCACTTCGGCACACTGGGCAGCGACCTTGAGTCCTCGCTATTTATGGGCTCCTACCGTAGTAGCGAGACTGACAAGAGCCAAAACCTCTCTGAGCTTCTCGGAGCGGTAGCCAGGCGTTCTCGCGAAATCAACATGAGCCTTGGTAGCTTCGACACTCGCGCGCTGGATTTCGACACAGTGCGACTCCTCGACGATGCAGCAGAATTCAACTATATGTCAGGCGAGCTTCGAGACCTAACGAGAGGCCTTGGGGGCCGCTATCCAGAGCTTGTCGAGAAGGTCAACAGGCTACTGGTCAAGATGCCAGAAGGGACTGTAGAGGTCTTCGAGGGTCTACCTAAGGTAAGGTCTGCCTATGCCGGCAGGGGGGATGCCCGGGACCTTGTCGAGCGCATCGTCGAAGCTTACAGCGGCAACATGGAGCCCAGGGAAGTAGCTTTTGCTACGCGCAAGTTTGTAGATAGGTACGAAGAAGTCCGCGACATCGAGTTGGAAGACTTCATACCAGTAGCTAAGGCTGCAGGCATGAACCAGGATCAGGCTGTAGATGCCTTTGGCCGCATTGAGCACATGTTCGGCAGTCGTCACGGCGGCAGCACCCTTGCTCGCGGGCCCAGCTCAGCTACCTTCGGAGCATACGGCATTGAGAGCCTTGGCCTGATACCCGCTACTACAGACGCAGCCAAGCTCAGCGAACTCAAGAAGTCGCGGGGGGTTGTGGCCGAAGGTTCACTGGTAGTCGCGCTGCACCGCGCAGCTCAGTATGAAGACCCTGCAAGGCGTAAGGCACTCAAGGCGCTGGCTGTGCACCTCGAGGATGCGTCTATGCTGGAGCAGCCTATGCTCCAGGTACGCGGCAGTAAGTGGGGCGATCACGTCAACCACATCACCAAGACCAAGGGTGTAGGCGGTCACTACGATCCACGTGGCCATGAAGTTGTCCTGCCGCTACGCTCAGGCCACCTTAGCGGTGACGTGCTGTTTCACGAGGCAGCCCATGCCGTCACCTCTCGCCTGATCTACGCAGCGCAGCAGTTCCAGCGGATGCCGCCGTATGTGCTAAAACAGAATGCAGAGGCTAAGCGCCTCGTAGCGGCGCACAAGGACCTCAACGATACACTGCATAAGGCTCGCATGGCCTTCGAGAAGGACTTCCCTGACGCCGAGAAGATGTTCTACGCCCTCGCCGACGTCGAGGAGTTCATCGCTGAGATCTTCTCCAACCAGCGCTTCCGCATGTGGCTGTCGACTGTTCCTGCTCCAGGCAAGCGTCAGACGCTACTGAGCAAGGTAGCAGAGACACTCAAGCGCATGTTCAAGGTCGAGGGCACCGACGCCATCGGCTCTCTCCTTGACGAGTCCCTGGGTGTCATTGATGATCTCATCTACGGCAGTCGCCTTGACGAAGCCATGGCCGGCAAGGGCCGCACCCGTGACGTCCTGCTCCAATCGGCAGATGATGCTGCCGATGCCGCACCTACGCCCAAGAACCTCGTGGTCACGCACGGTACTGACCTTGACGGGCTTAAGATGATGCTTGAGTCTGGTAAAGTGCCAGCTCCGTCTCTCGGCGTGTCGCGCATTGAGCACCCAGCGGGCAGAAGCTTTGGCGATATCACACTCCTCGCCCGCTCGGACATGGTCGATCCTGCCAAGGGCTCTGAGACCTTCAGCAGCGACGCATGGACGCCTCGCGCAGTCGACGCTGTCCGCAACCTGCCTGTGAAGACTGTGCTCGACGAAGACGCAGCCAAGGCGGCGGGCCTCGACCTCGACGTCCTGCGACGCATTAACGAGGCTGACGGCTTTGCCAATGAGCATCATATGCCCATCGAACTTACACGCGGATGGCCGCATCTTCTGGGGGAAGCGGACGACAGTGATGCCATAAGCAAGACCGTGAACAAAATGCCTGAGGTGCTGCAAGACGTCATCACGTCTAACCAGGACATCCTCAACAACATGGACCTGCTGATTGCTGCTGGAGAGGCCGCTGCCCTATCTCAAGCCCTTGACCGTGCCGAAGCTATCCTGGAAAACACCCTCCGCAGTTACTCAGATGCAGGGGTTAGTGCCTCCCCTGCAAACATCCGGAGCGCAGCCAACACTGCTATAGAGTCGGTCAGAGTTCGTCCAGCCTTCGTCTCTACGCACAGTTCCTCTTTTAGCGCAGGGCTTCGCGACAGAGTCGCTGCAAGAAGTACGCTTAACAGCGCACTGCGCATGCGTACGCAGGAATTGAAGAGCCAGGGCGTTGTCAAGGACATTGGTCCGACGCCCGAAGACATCGCCGAGTTCATGAAGGAGATGCCACATCGTGGCGGCGAGATGGGCAGTACCACTGAAGAAGTCATCGACTCGCTGAGCGAGTACGGCGGCAGCGGCATGTCTTCGCTGCGGGCAGCCGGCGCTGAGCGCTTCGACGATCTGGACGCCATCAAGGGTGCGCGCGACCGACTGCGTGTCTCTGGCAAGAAGCCTGAGTTCTACAATGAGACTAAGCGAAGACTCGCAGAACTCAACGCCAAGGCGGAGAGCAATGTCAAGGGCGTGCTGGCGCGCTACTACGTGATGCGCAGTGCGCTATTGGAAGGCGGCAAGGTGCCCAAGGATGCCGGCCCCCTACAGGTCTACGTAGACGCGGCTCGAAGCATCCGGGGCTTCATGGATGATCCGGCTATTCGTAAGAACGCCGAGAGCTTCCTTATGGACCGCGCCATCGCAGACCGCCTTGACGCCTCCCTTGACACAGGGATTCTCGCCGAGAACTACGCGAACATCAAGGACGAGCTTATTGAATTCGCAGAGTTCCTGCAGAAGGGCGGAGTGTCCGACTACTTCGAGGCCAAGCCCTTCCGTCCAGTGGCTCTCAGTGAGTTCGAAGCGGCCGTAATCCCGTACCACCTGCGAGACGATCTGTCGGTAAAGGAGCTCGAGAAGTTCGGCATCAAGGTTCACGTGCACGGAGGGCCCTCTCCTGAAGAGTGGGACCTTATGGGCACGGGTCTCAACTTTGGGCATATCGACAGACTACGTATGTGGGCACAGGTGCCTCTCGCCAAGGAGATGCCTGCAGGGTTCTGGGGGCACATTCAGCGAGACTATATTGCGCGGAACTTGTCTGAGGAAACTGCCTTTGTCATGGATCGGGTCTCTGCCAAGTTGTTCCCGTCAAGAGTTCACACGGGCAGGGCTACCTTTGACGAGCTGAATGATGGCCAGCTGGCCATGCTGCAACAGTATATCGCCACCCTTCCGAGAGGTAAGACGCGCAAGCAGGCCATCGACGCTGCCTCCAGAGAGCGCGACATCCTCTTCCAGGAAGGTGCTCGCGCTGTCGACCAGACGCAGACTCCTGAGTTCAAGAACTTCTTTGGAGACTGGGAGGCCGATCCGGCGAATGCATCGAAGGTGGTCGACGAACAGGGGCGACCACGGGTGGTGCATCACGGCGGAATGGGGGACTTCGACGTATTTACGGACACTACCGACATCGGCTTTCACTTCGGTACGGCAAAGGCCGCAAGTAACTTTGCAGGTGACCAGGGCAGCGTCATGCCCGTGTAC